CAGGACGACTCATACGTCCTCTTTTACGTGTAAAAGATAATAAAATACATGTTACCAAATTCATTATGGATGGACTTATGGATAAAACGATATGTTGGGATGATTTATTAACCAACATGACCTTAGAACAATCGGTCATAGAATACATTGACCCAGCAGAACAAAACGCTAGTTTGATTGCGATGAAACCAAAACAACTATTACAAGACGACGATTACAAAGTGTATAATTATACACATTGTGAAATTCATCCAAGTACCATTTTTGGTATCCTTGCTTCTTGTATTCCATTTCCTGAACATAATCAATCCCCGCGTAACACGTATCAATGTGCTATGGGTAAACAAGCCATGGGCGTCTATGTTACGAATTATGATAAACGTATGGATAAAACCGCCTATGTATTATCCTATCCAATGCGACCACTTGTAGATACCCGTATCATGAATTTGATTAAATTAAACCGTTTACCTTCGGGTTGTCAGGTCATCGTTGCGATTATCAGTCATACTGGATATAATCAAGAAGACTCTATATTGTTCAACGAAGGGTCCATAAAACGCGGATTGTTTCAAACCACCATTTTCACAACTATCAAAGAAGAAGATAAAAAGGTTCAAGGAGATGAAGAAATTAGAGGCAAACACGATTCGTCTAAAACCAAAGGAATGAAATTTGCAAATTACGATAAAGTCAATGAACAAGGGGTTATTCCAGACAATACACTTGTAATGAATAGAGATATTATCATATCTAAAATGTCTCCGATTCGAGACGCACGGAACGACCATACGAAACATATCAAATATGAGGATAGAAGTGTAATGTATAGGACCGCAGAAGAAAGTTATGTAGATAAAAGTGTTATTGATAGAAATGGGGATGGATACACGTTTTGTAAAGTTAGAATGCGTACCGTGAGACAACCTATCATTGGAGATAAATTTAGTTCTAGACACGGTCAAAAAGGAACCATTGGTAATATTATACCTGAGTGTGATATGCCATTTACATCCAAGGGTCTAGTACCAGACATTATTATTAACCCACATGCTATTCCTAGTCGTATGACCATTGCACAATTAAAAGAAACCCTTTTAGGGAAAGTACTATTAGAATTGGGATTGTTTGGAGATGGAACTAGTTTTGGGGATTTAGACGTGAAAGATATTTGTAAGCACTTACAAAAAGCAGGTTATGAATCCAACGGAAATCAGCGAATGTACAATGGTCTTACAGGAGAATTATTCGAAACCAGTGTTTTCATTGGTCCTGCCTTTTATCAACGATTAAAACACATGGTAAAAGATAAAATGCATAGTCGTAGTTTTGGACCAAAAGTTACTTTAACCAGACAACCCGCCGAAGGACGACGACGAGACGGAGGTCATCGTTTTGGTGAAATGGAAAGGGATTGTATGTGTTCACACGGTGCAAGTAGTTTTACAAAAGACCGTATGATGTTTGCGTCAGATGCATTTGGTACGCACGTGTGTAGAAAATGTGGTACCATTGCTGCCTACAATGACAAGAAGCATATCCATTTATGCAAGCAATGTGATAATCGTACCGATTTTGCCTATATTGAACTTCCATATGCTTGTAAATTATTGTTCCAAGAATTAATCACTATGAATATTGCGCCACGCATTATGACAGTATAAATAATTATTACCTAATACTATAATATGGATAAAGAAACGCTTCGTAAGGCAACGGGCGGTGGAAGAAAAGGGATTCAACCTGCATTATTAGGAGGTGGTGCAAATTCAAATAGCGGAACTGGTATGATTGGTGGAAGTGAACGAAGTCAAGCCCGTCTTACCTTGCGCGAAGCATGGGGACACTATGGGTTTTTAGTAAGGTTGAATATTCTGGATAATCCATACCGAAGCGGTTTAACCCCCTTTCGTCAAGCGATGAATGCCGGTGATATGAAACAAGCCTCTCCGTATTATAGTGGCGTTGGACCCGATAAACGCTTACCCAAAATCAATCAAGTCAATGGTATAGGACCTTCTAAATTATTTGCAAATGGTGGTAGTATTCAATCCGGGACTGCCGCTTATAGCGGTAACCCACATTACGTCTACGACTCGTCCGATTATATCCGTTATAAACGACTTAAATCTGTTTTAAATACTTATAACGACGAAAGTTTTGGAGGTTCTAACAATGGGTCCTATACATTTTTAATGAACGTTCGTTAATTAATTTTCTAATTAGATATATATGATACAAAAAGTATTTGTAGAATATATTGGTACATTGTTTTTTCTTTATGTAATTATAGCTACATCTGGGAATGCCTTGGCGTGTGGGACTGCCTTGACGATTGCTATATTAGTGGGTGGTGCAATCTCGGGTGGAAATTATAATCCAGCTGTAACCATTATGATGGCATTTGCTAAAAAGATGCCAATGTCAGAAGTAGCTCCTTATATCATTGCACAAGTTGCTGGCGGTATTACAGCCTTTGAACTATGGAAAAGAATAAAAATGTAATGTGGTGTTAGATAATATCTACGAATAACTTATATGCAAGAAGTATATAAGTTGTGTCATTTAAAGAATAATTATATTACAACCGTATTGGTATTTATAGGAAAAGATATGCAAAAGGTAGACCTTAACGAGCTATATCGTAAAGACCCTAACCATGCATTCTTTACCGGTATATTTACCGAACAAGAACGCACGGATTATAAAGAGGCTGATATAAAATTTGTATATAGGCGTATACATTTAGACGATACTATAGAGACAATTAAAAAAAAATATATATTGTCATATCCAGAAGTTAAATCTACCTACTATGGTTTATATTTATTTGCAAAAACCAAAAGTCAATTGTCTACTGTTTCTGTATATCGTTCTCTCGTACAAAACGTTCAATCTACCATTGAACGAAAACGTTTGATACAATTTTTATTAAATATAGATGATTTTGACGTACAATCCTTGACCTATAAAGAAGAATATGATTATGAAGATGTATTGTCCTTGGATTTCACATCAAGAGAAACATGGCTAACCACAACTCCGGTCGGACAGACGTTGCATGCCTCGGAAGGTACCTATCCATATACGTATAATCCTTTTAACGTGATTGAATTAGAGACCTTTTTAGTAGAACACGCAAACGAACTATTGACAACGACGAATCAAAGATTATTAATGCATACTGCAAATATATACAACCGTACCTTATATGTATGTCATGTAGAAGATGTATTGGATTATGCAACTACCCATTCTATAGATGCCACTCCCATGATTTCTATATACTATCCATATTTAAGGGATAAAGAGATATTGTCCCTAAAGTCGTATCAGTCCAACTTAGAACAAATGAGATTAGACACACAAACCATGATAGATGACCGTGTATGGCTTCATAATATAGAGACGATTGATTTATTATCTCAAATTAGTTCTTCTTATTCAGGTGAAGATTTTATTATATACGCTGGCATTAAAAGTGGTACAATCATACTAAATCCAGATATTATATATAATCTACCGTTAGACGTTGTCTTTAAATTAATCCATTCCAATATAGAGGCTCCTTTGATAAAATTTAACCCTTCCCGTAAACAAGAAAATATATATCGTCTATATGCAAATAAAATTGCTACTGATGGTAGACGTATACCATATCTACCCAAAAGTACAATTTTTAAATTAATGAAACAAATGGCTGGAGAAAAACAAGTATCGGTCTTTATTCAATCCGGCGAAGATACCTTGATATTAAGTTTTTTTGATACAGGACGACTTGAAATTACGGTGGATTTCAATCATGTAAAACCGTTGGATGAGATGAATACCATTATAGCGACGCAATGTAATCCAATCATTGAAATGGTAAGCAATTATTTACAACAACGTGGTTATACCATGCGTATGTTTGAAGATGTGTATAAATCTTATGTCGGTATTGAAAAGGTTCAGTATAGGATTGAAACTACATTGACCAAAAAAATGCGATTAAAACCATTCATTTCATGTATATCCAGTGTATTTAATGTCATGGGTGAAGATGAACACGGTACAGTGCTTCGTTTAAAAAAAGTGGAACATTATAATGAAATGGATAGCAAAGAAGCTTACATTGTAGAATCCTTAAATGCGGGTGTAAGAGACGTTGAATTAATAAAAGGATTGATAGATAATTTCCAAATTAAAAATGAAGAAGATGCCCGCAGATTACTTGTGGATTTTGTATCCAGACAACAAGTGGTTCAAGAAGCTTTTAAAAATAAACGGTTTAAAATAAAAAATAACCCTGGGTTTTTAACACGTATGAACGTTGAAAAATATACAACCCGTTTGATTACCAACGTAGACGGCATAAATCATATTGGATATTTAAACACTATACCAGAATACATCCAAGCCTTGATAATCATGTCGCAAGGAATACAATCTCCAGAATTAACCTCTTCTATAGATACTTTATGTAAAGAGAAACCATCTACAAGTGAATCCAGAACCGAAGATTTAATAGCACCTGTAGAAGAACCCAACTTTGTGTCTGCTATTGTATTTAATCCAACCTATGACGATTCTACTGAATCAAACTCCAATGGTTTATTACAAATGTTATTAGGAGATAGTGACGATGAGAATACGTCGGACGAAGAAGACACTGGAGGTGTACATCCTCCTGAAACGGAGGATTTAATGAAAGATATCACTGGTATGAATTTATCCAATCCAAATCCATTTTCAGACCGGTTATCTAAACGTGACCCAAAATTATTTTTAACTTCGGTTGGTCCTGGATATTCCTCCTATTCACGCAGTTGTCCGTCCAGTAATCGTCGGCAACCCGTCATTTTAACCCAAGGTGAAAAAGATAGAATTGATAAAGAACATCCTGGATCCTATAAACACGTTGTATCGTATCAGTCTTCTAAAGATACTCCAAAGTACTATTATATATGTCCAAGATATTGGAGTTTAAAAGATGGGGTAAGCCTGACTCGTTCCGAGGTGGATAGTGGAAAATATGGAGAGGTTATACCTAAAAAGGCAAAAGAAATTATTGGAAACAAACACATTTATGAATTTGATAGCAGTTACCATCGGAATGAAAAGGGAGAGTACGAAGATACAAATCCTGGGTTTATGAAACCTTCTAAACATCCAGATGGTAAATGTATGCCATGTTGTTTTAAAGGATGGGATGTTCCAGCACAAGTTAAACTACGACAAACCTGTGAAGGAGACGACCAACCTCCTGTAAAAGAAGTTAAAAAAAAACTTAAACTGAAAGCGATTGAACCAGACCTTGAAAAATTTGATGAATATGTAAAAGGTCCTGAAAAGTTTCCATTGGAAAATGGTAGAATTGGTTATTTACCCGTCAAGATACAACAATTTTTACACATTGATAATAAACAATGTCAAATCAGTCAAATCAATACAAATGTAAAACCGAATACACCGTGTATCGTTCGTTTAGGTGTTGAAAAAAGTGTAAATCAATCCTTTATTGCTGCAATTGCTTGTATTTATTCCGAGAGATTACCCAATACACCAGTTCCAACGATACTTCAAATGAAAGTCATTTTAATGGATGCGTTGGACTTGGATCTATTCCTTACATTACAAAATGGGAATTTAATCACTATATTCAACGATGATAAAGAAGTCAACCTTGATAATTATAAATATAGTTCCATTTATAAAAAAATAAATACACATATACCAGAAGAGTTATCTTTGTTAAAAAAAATAATATGTTCTTATGAAAATTTTAAACGATATTTAAACGACCCTGACATTGAAATGGGGTACGAATATCTATGGGATTTAATATGTTTTAACAATGATAAATTATTTGAAAAAGGATTAAATATGGTAATTTTGGAGACCAAGGACGACGATTTAACCGGCAATGTGGGTGTGATTTGTCCAACGAATCACTATAGCATGTCTTTTTTTGACGTAAATAAAAAAACGATTATACTTATTAAACGTGAGAATATATATGAACCCATTGTCACCTATGAAGACAAAATTAAACAATATGTAATCATTCGTAGATTTAGTATAAAATACAAAGGAATCTTACCAGAATTAAAAATATTTTTAGATACGATTAAAACCTCGTTACAAGATAAATGTACTCCTTTACCTAGCAGACCACGCGTATATAAATTTAAAAGAAACATTTTGTTTCATGAAATGGTACATATTCTAAAATTAAAAAAATATATTATTCATTTTCAGATATTGAACTATAATGGAAAGGTAATTGGACTGGATATATCAAAAGGTGATTTACGAGGAATGATACCGGTGTTTCCTTCCGCGATGGATTTGTCTATGAGTGATATTCAATGGATTGACCAATACAAAGGTTATTCTTATAAACATACTTTAAATCTATTGAATTCCGTATATAAAGAAACCAAAGGACATATACCAAGTACTCCAGTTATAAAGGTCATAGAGGATGATTTAATTGTTGGTATAATAACACAAACCAATCAATTTGTTCCAATTAATCCTCCGACCCAAGACGTGTATGGGAAGGATTTAGAAATTTTACGTGATATAGATTATTTAGATACAGATAAGATTGTAGCGCAAGACAATACCATGGACGACGAACGGATACGATATATGCATCGTATTCAATTAGAAACTGGATTTTTTAATACGTTTAGAAATATGGTTCGCGTGCAACTAGGTAGACCAAACCATTATAAAATTAGAAATGAAATTGAAGGGATTGTGACCGATGAAGATAAATCCTATTACACGAAATTACGTGAAATAGAAACAAAATTACATTCCATGACCGATGAGCTCGTTCAATTCATTGACATGGATGAAACCTTACTACAAGATGTGGATACAGTCATTCATTGTAATACATTATCTAAATCCAAGTGTTCTTCACAACCCTATTGTTTAAGCAAAGAAAATTCGTGTGTTTTGTTGATACCAAAACAAAATTTAATTACAGATATTGACAATTCAATCATGTATTTTGGACGCATGACCGATGAAATTGTAAGATACAGTCGTATTCGGTCTTTTTTATTTGAGCCTACCGTTTTTTTGAATTTTTCAGAGGTCAAATACAATTTGAGAGAAGATGAAGTTATATTAGTACAATCTTTACTCACACAAGAATATTTTGATGATTTAATCCCACGCATTCATAATCCATATATACAAATGACTACGTATGACACAGCGGAACCACTTCACAGTGAAAGGTACAGTAATGTTATTATGCCAACGGTTAAATCCAATCTCGTAACGTGTCCTCCTCCAAAATTAACGGCCGTGTCAAGTAAATGGAAAAGTAAATTTCCAAATGAAAGTATGGAATTAAAATTTTCAAACGATTCCAATCTATGTAGTTTTGATATAATATTGACTATACTACAAGATTATGATAAGGAGGTTCTATTAACTGTATCGGATTTACGAAATGTTCTTGCCGATGAATATTCTATCTTATTTGAAAAGTATTCAAAACCAATATTGAGTATTATGAGAGCACAGGGTAAATCCTTAATGGCACATCAATTGAATATTGGAAGAGTCACCATAACGGATTTGGTTGTAAGCGAACATTACTTTATTACCCCATTGGATATATGGGTGATTTCAAGACGTTTTCTTCTTCCAATCGTACTTTATACGTCCACAATGTTTATTGAAAATAAAAAAAATATACTTTTGTATAATGTATCCAAAACGAATCATTATTATTTTATTAAAGTACCCGCGATGAAACAAGGATATATTCTAGGACATAAATTATTAGTGTATAAATCAAAATCACTTATAAATGTAGCCTCCTTACCTGACCTTTTTCAAGAGATAACTTTACAGAACACCTCGGAAGATTTACTCGTACATTATTTAGAACATTATAAACCTAAACGAAAGACTATCTTGGTGATAGATCGTCCATAAATTACATTTAAAACTCCATTGTATACTTGGCATCCATTCCGCCCATATCGATTGGCTTCATATGATGGGCATTCGTATGGATCGCAATCGTATCGGTTGAACACGGGTCATTCGTTTGTCCTAATCCTGTAAAGGCGGCACGAATTTCATCTTCTGGATTGGAATGCGTTTGTTTTTCCGATTGAAGTTGTGTCATGGCACCTAAATCCATTACGCATTCAAATGAACTGGTCCCGAAGAAACCTTCCTGTCCGCACATTACATTGGCTGAAATGCCACGCATAATATCTAACTCGCCATGTCTTGCCGCTTTTAAAAACATTTCAGGAGTTTCTTCAAACGATGCCTTTGCAATTGGACCAATGTTATCATTGTTAATCCCATGACGAAACATGGAAACCATATTGTCGTTACACGTCATTCTATCGCATAGCACACTCAAATGATGGTAATTGATATAGGTATTATCAAATTCAATTACTTCTGAAATTTCATTATATATCGCAAGTCTAGCCGCTTCAATCCCTAATACAGTATATATTTCTTGAATATCATTCGTATACGTTCGTTTGTTATCAATATAGTCCAGTGCCAACAAATCTATTAAGTTTGTGCCAACCGTATCTAGAACCCATGTTTCTTTGCGTTCATATTTCCCATCTTCATATACTAAACTATCTGTAATTTTTCTTGGAATGATTTTAACAATATTTTTTACGCCACGTAAAACCATATGATCCAATAGTTGTTCTTGAAAATTTTTCAACATGTATATTTCATCTTGCTGGTCCAAGGTAGCCGTCATTTTCACTTTCTTTTTCAAAATATGATTTAATCGTATGCGAAAGATTAGATTGTCGTCGTTGTAATCGCTAAATATACACGAGACTTCGTCGTTGTAAGAATTTTTGATTGCGAAATGGATATCATCCATGGTTAAGTTTTTATCTAGCATGGTTTCTTTATCTAATACGATACGAATGACCCATTTTGATTTATGCATGGACGATTCCTCTTCCTGTCCTATACATTCTTTTAAAATTTCTTCAAATGCATTGAATTGTTTCATAACTACATCGTCGGAAGAAAGAAGCGGTTGTTCATCGTCTGGGTCAAAACAAATGGATATGGAATTTACAACTTCACGTAGTTTTGTATGTTCAATCCGATGTATAATACGCTGGGCGTTGCTTTGGTCGGTTTCTTCATTTGGAAGTAAATGAATCGTACAAGAAGGATTCTTTGGATGTTTAGACAACGATAAAATTTCTTCTATTCTTGGAACCCCGCGTGTAACATTTGACTTGGACGCTACACCTGCAAAATGAAACGTATTCAATGTCATTTGAGTCGTCGGCTCACCAATACTTTGTGCTGCAATAATTCCAACCATTTCACCCGGAGCAATAATCGCCTGTTTAAATGATAAAATAATTTGTTCCATCAAAACCACTAATGCTTTACGGTTGAACCGTTTTACCATGAGTAGAATTTTTGGTGATAAATTATAATAAAAGGCAAGTTTGAATAGTTCCGTCGGTTGTACATATTTAAATTGTAAGAGACGTTGATAAGTTTCATCTAATAATTGAAACGTTTCTAACGGTGTAATATCTACCATGGAATATGCATTCAGATAGTGTTGTCCTTGAACGTTATTTATAATGGGTTGAAACGCCACCGGCATATTTATACCATCTTCGTCCCGTCCATTGAATACATTATTCAAGACAATTTTACGCATTTGAACGACGGAATCAATGAGTTGCTTACATCTTTGATTCAATTCTTTTTGTTGTTGTTTGTATCTTGTAAGTGTATCTTTGGTATAAGAGGTTGTGTATATTTTTGAACCAAGGTCATCCCCTGGCATTTGATAGTGCGTGTAAATATCTTCTAACGACATTTTAACAATGGGTAATTTTTGATTTTCTACTTTCACTGTGTCAAAACCATCTTCCCCATATGAGAATTGAATGATTTTTTGTTTATTGTTTCGTACCGTCATGTCGTATTCTACTTTTAAATCTTCAAGACCCTTGACAAGCCTACGTTGAATATAACCAGTTTGACTTGTCTTTACCGCGGTATCAATCAAACCAATTCTACCACCCATTGCATGAAAGAATAATTCTTGTGGAGTAAGACCCGAAATAAAGGAATGCTCTACGAATCCTCGGGCATGGGGAGAATCGTCGTATTTATTGTAATGCGGAAGGGTTCTGTCTTCAAACCCATAGGGTACACGTTTACCATCCACTTGTTGTTGACCCAAACAAGATATCATTTGTGATATATTAATTTCAGACCCCTTTGAACCTGCTTTAACCATGATGACAAAACGGTTGTCTTGTTGCAAACTTTGAAGACCAATCCGTCCAGATTGACTCAATGCTTGACCTAAAATATCATTCACCTGTGTCTCAAATTCTGTTTGATTATCTTTACCGCTTTTATTTTCAAATATACCCAAATGAGTTTGGTCTATCAAGGCACGTACTTCATTCTTTTTACTTGTAATCACATCTATAATTTGTTGATTGGTGATATCGTTGGCAATTAAATCGCTTATACCAACACTATAGGCGCTGGATTTCATATATTCCGTTATAATATTTTGCAAATCATCAATGAATTTGGAGGCACGCATATTTCCAAAATCATTACATATTCTATGCAATATACCCTTTGTCCCAGCTCCTAAAACACTTTTGTCCATTTGCCCACGAAGGTAACGCCCATTCTCAATATGTAACACATGATTGGACGTTTTGGAGTCTTCCGTGTCTTTAAACTGTTTTGTTTTATATTTCAAGGACAAGGGTGGCAAGATTTGTGAAAGGATGTCAAAATTACTAACGTCCATGTCTGGTATCAGTGAAATATCCACAGTATTACACGACATTAATAAATTCATGGCATCCCGAACTGTAAATCGTATATTTTCACGTGTAAATAGGTAGGACCCTAACAACGAGTCTTGAAATATTCCAACAATCGTTTGATTGTTGGCTGGAGAAATAATTTGCCATGGTACCGCTGCTAAATTCACCAATTCGCTTATGGACTCAATGTCTTGAGGCATGTGCATATTCATTTCATCCCCATCAAAATCGGCATTGTAAGGTTTCGTATCGGCTACATTCATTCGGAAAGTATCCCCGACTTGCATAATTCTAGCAATATGACACATCATAGACATTCTATGCAAGGTAGGTTGACGATTGAATAAAACAGCGTCTCCATCTAACATGTGACGATGCACACAATCTCCGTTCACCAACTGTATAGAGTTACGGTCCATGTTTTCTAAATAAATATTTTCACCATTCTTGCGAACAAGTATTTTAGCTCCTGGATATACATTTGGTCCATTCTGCACCAAAGTGGTCAAATACGACTTATTTCGTTTGTTTACCTTGACAGGATAAGTTAAATTCATTGCGATTTTTTTGGGAACCCCTAACTCACGAATAGATAAGTTTGGGTCTGGTGTAATGACCGAACGTGAGGAATAATCTACACGCTTACCCATAAGATTTCCTCTTACCCGTCCATGTTTTCCATTGATACGGTCTTTGATGGACTTTAAGGGACGTCCTGACCTTTGGGCAAAGGCGGCTACACCTTGTATGTTATTGTCTACCAAGGTTGAAATATAATACTGTAGCAATGTAGTCCAATCTTGTATTACATTTCCAGAAGCATTGCTTTGCATTTTTTCTTGTAAGGTTTTATTTGTTTTTATAATACTCACCATGATATGGCTTAAATCATCTTCACTTCGTTGCTGTGCATCGTGTTTTACGGACGGACGTGTTGCAGGTGGCGGTACGGCCAATACTTGACAAATCATCCATTCGGGACGAGACCAAATTGGATTAAATCCAAGAAACGTTACATCTTCATCGGTGATTCTTCTTAATATTTTTAAACATATCTCCGCCGTTAATACCAGTTTCATTTCTTCTTTGTTATCTTCATCTAATCCTTTGATATTCGTCCATTCGGCAATCAACGTTGCAAATCCTTCTTTACGTATACGTTTGGGTTGTTTACATCCACAACCATCTGAGGTAGATTCACCACATCGTTCCGCCTTACTTGCCACTTCAAATACATAATCCCATCTTGCGTCAGCAGACATTGTCAGTGCGGATTTATAGGTTTCTTTAGACACAAGCAGTTTACTACATTTGAAACATACACATCGTAATATTTTGGTGACAACCGATAAATATTGAAGGTAAAATAAAGGTCTTGCTAATTCAATATGTCCAAAATATCCAGGGGTTTGCATATAATCCAATCCATCCGTAGGACAAATCATACCTGGTTCTAAAATACCCATCCTTGGATCAAATAATCCTCCTATAACTGGTTTATTATTGATATAAGTATCACGGCTTGTAATTTCAGCAACGGAACCATTACGAATTTCATCTGGAGATAAGATTGAAAATTGTATTCCAATGATTTTGGATGCCTTTTTGGTTGGAATCGTTCCGTTTGTACGCTGGGTCATCTTATTATAATCTACACATATTATTTAGATGGTTATTCAATTTTATCAATTAATCGTTAGACCACGCATTAGGCATACGTTTAAACATCAGGGAATGAAACCTGATGTTTAAACCTTTATTATATACGCCAATACATAATACGGTTGATAATAGTTCGTATGTCCAGTCCAACCCACGATGCACCCCGCCTTGAAAACCATGGATGTGTTGAGGAACTGAAAATCGTGTGAGTCTGTATATTCTGATTATCCTCGGATTCAGTTGTTGTCGGACCATACGCGTGTGATTGTTGTGTGTTCATACCGCCTATTACCAATATTAAAAATACACTATTTATATATTAAAATTATTTACAATGATCTCACTTTTAGATTGCTTGTTTTTAGATGTTTTAAGTTTTAATTTACTTCCAGTTCTCTCCAATAAACATTCATCATTATCAATGTGTAATTCAGGCAATGACCGTATAAGTGGTTTTTCAACCATCAGCAACAAACGTTCACACTTTAAAAGTTGTCTATATTCTTGAATATTTAGTGTTCCGTAAAATTTATCAAGAATATAATGAGGTTTTGGAGCTGGTTTTATATTTCTGTCGTAATTGTATATTTTACAATATAAATGGTTTAAATGTGAATATCGTTCAAATTTTACAGATGAATCAATATCAGATTGGTCGAATAAATATCCAGTAGCACATTCTGGACTACAAAAACAACCATACACATGATATGCGTTATCTATGATATATTTAGGTATATAAATGGAAGGATTATCATAGTCACACGTGCACCAAAAACAAGCTGACCTCTTGTCTGGAATATTATTGGTATGTAGATTTTGCGCCAATATTTTTAATCTTGCATTCAAAGATAATGTATCATTCTCTTTTGTAATAGGGTCTTCATGACGTATGTTTGTATATTCAAAATCTTTTACTAACCCAAATTTATCGTCTTTATTGAATGGATGTGGGTCTACGGATTCACCATTCGTTATATTATTTTGTATTGACCCGTTAAATTCATGAATTTTAATATCACATAATTTACATTTTAGATGAAGAATAATATTTGGTTCTGACGGTTGTATCGTATCTTCTAATGGAGTATGCATAATAATTTCTCCACCCTTGGGTTTTCTTCCTCGTTTCTTTGGTTGTTTTTGGGAAGCGTCACGCATTGGGACTACTTGTTCAGACATAATTAGATATAGGTTGTTCAATTTAAATATATTTAATTAATGTTTAATTCTGAGTATCCGTTCGCAAGAATAATGTACCTGTTTTTTTTGGTAAAAACATATATAACAATAGCATTGCAAGTATAAAGAATACATAATTACCATATACGTCTAAACCTATTCCAAAAAAAGAAAAGATGGCCGAAGATACATATACTATGCATATAGAGAATACAATTATATATAACAGTTGACGGATACTCATATGTTAAGTATATACTTTTTTTATTGCATTTTAATATCATTTACGTTATAAAACCCAGTGTCTGTATTTTTTGTAATATGATTTGTATCATAATAAGCATATTCCGTTACAATTTGTTGTTCAAATTGTTTAATTACATATTGCGGTTCTAAGGTACGATTGTATTTTAGGTCACTATCATATATAATCAATTGAGGTTGAATGACTGAATTGTAGTCCTTCGTCCATTTACCATTTGTATCACGCAATTTAAGTGTATCTTTTATAAAGTTACGTTTAGATGCTAATAATTTAGATTCGTAGGAATCGTCTTCTGGGTCGGTCTTTAAATTTAATAATACCTTTGTATTTCCCAAAAATAATGCATACTTTACAATTCCGCCTTTTGTATATACCGGAGTATCTCCTATTGTAATTTCAATACCGTCTATCACGAATGGCTTACCATTCATAGTTATTGCAGCATACCTTAACGACCTACTGTAACTTCCAAAATAATAATATGGTCCAAGGGAGGCATAGGTATCTTCACGACGCATACCCATTCCTGCAATAAGACTAACCTTTTTATAATAATCCCCCCTGTAAGCGGTGGCGGGGGTTTCAAATATGGCATCGTTTTCATTGACTACGCGTATAAATTTAGGATGGATTGTAAAAAAACGTGTTACTTGTTCTAATACACCAATGTCAAAATATTGTTTTAGATTCACAATATCATCTACCGTTAACCAATACGATTTGTCTTGTTTAGTAATTTGGGTTACCTCTTGATGGGTACTATCGTTTTTATAAAATAAATATTGTAGATTCTCATATTCATATAATCCGCAATAGGTTTCGTGTTCAACCGTTGGTACATGTTTATGGGTTAGTTTAAACGTTTCAAAATCAAGTAACCCTTTGTTGATATTTAGTTTAAATCGTAAATAAGGTAACACTCCGTTTTCAATCAATTGATAATGTATTCTAACACAAGTATGAATACGTATAGAACTTGTTCTTAAATCCATGTCTTCGTCTCCTAACATACGACATTCTATAGATTCCATATGGTTCAAATTCACTATATTTAAATTATCCATGCCAGCAACCTCTGTGAAATCAAAGTCACACGGCGTTGACGTATCTATCCGTGTAGGAGAACCAGAAAGCATAGTATTAGTATATATTCTAAATTAGGTCGCTGGATGTATATCTTTCAGCCTGATTTTATCGGTTGTCTTGACCTCTCTAGATTCTAATATAAAGTTGGTTAATTCTTGTGCGGTTTCATTATTCGTATCTTTAAAATAGTTTGTAATGGATGACATTAAATGGGTTTTACTAATTGGGATACGGACCTTGTTTTTAGTATATATAATTTTTCCATTGGTCGTATCAAAACAATCAATCTCATTCGTCTTCATGGTCTCAATCAATACCTTTGTAAGGTTTTTTTTACTTTCACGACGTTGTTTTAATTCTTTCTGTAATACTTTAATTTCTTGTTCTATTTGCATCCATTCTTTTACGGTATGTACTAATTGTTCTTTTGTATTCATTATCATATTATTCAAGACATGTTTATATCTATTTTACATATTACAATTTATAGTTCATTACATAAATACTTATTAATTTAAATAGTCTTCAAGTAAAATAGAGATTGAGCATGTTGAAGTTAACCCATTATAAAGAGCCATACTACCAAATGCAACTAAAACAATGAATGGTAAAATAATTTTGTTCAATGATTTTTCTTTCCGTAATTGTGTATAAATGTATATTCCTACGGATAACATTATGATTCCCAGAATTGTCTGAGTAATTCTCATAACATTATAAAAATTAAACGAATTGCTTCCAACAATATTTATTCTCATATCAGTATTTAAATAAACATTATTTGAACCATAATTTAAATTAGAAAACTGAAGTTTATCATTGACTTTAATTCTTTTATAGTCATTAAAATATTTATTTTTAATAAATTGGGACCTATTTGCCGTCTGGCATACAATATATATTTCATCAAAATATTCTAAATGGTTAATAATTTGTTCAGCATTAAATCTTATCATATTCATCGGAATGTTATAAAAACTATATTCTTGTGATTGGTCAAAATGTTTAGAATACACTTCATCACTTTTACGTATATCAATAAACAAATATTTCATACTATATATCTATAAAATATTGAAGATACATTAATGTATATTCAGTATTTTATAAATACATATTGAAAACGACGTTATGAATAGGCATAACCGTTATAACTATGATTTAAGGATTCCTTAATATGTGTAAGAAAATCCAATGACCTTGTACAAAACAACTAAAAGGGTTGTCTATAACTATAGATAAACATATTTGGAAACAATATTACCACCGATATGCCATATGTGACTTTAATAAAAAAGGTACCAAACATATATTCATCCTATCAAATGAGGCGTAGGTTAGGATACTTCCGTTTACAACCAGAATTTAAAATAGAATGAGTGTTATGTACGATAGTTAGGAACGGGTTGTTATATTGACTGTATAATTGTTTCATTAAAACAGTATACGATTTCTTAGATGATAATTCATGATTAAAGTATTGTTGTATTAATGATTTGATATTCAATCCAATATAAATGTAATCCTCGTACATACGATTCGTCCTTACGTCTGAAGACGGCAGAGAGATTACATCACAACCACACGACAATGCTTTATGAATACGATGCGTTTCAAGTGTATTGTTTGTATAAAAAGGTATATTCAAAACAACCTTTGTATTTTTTAAAAGATGCGTCAATGTATTTGGGTTGGAATATTTCCAATTAAAATCATAGATTATATTTAAATGCGGAAACATTAATTCTATTTCCTGTAGAAGTTTAACCCTATATGGATGTCTAGAACCCACAAACGCAATGTCATAGGCACGTATTTCGTTCGGTTCACTCGGTATAAACTCAAACCAGTATAAAGTTGGACTATAAATGTTATATACCTCTTTTAAATAATATGTACCTTTAAGACTAAAATCCAATACTATATTTTGTTTCATAAGTTGAATGTAGTTGGTTTCATTTAAATAGATAGAATTAGATTGTTCGCTATTTAATAGGATGTAATGAATTCGGTTTAAAAGACGTTTTTGTGATTCTAATAACATGTTAAATAATATATGACCGCCAAATACAATATAGATTGTATTGATTACAGGTTTGAATTGTTTTTCAAACGTCCATTTATATCTTATAGATAAAGCAATCGCATTTTCTATAAATATATCATGACCGCATATTATTTTAATCGTCATACTATATCCTTATACAAATTTAAGGTATCTGTATACATATAATAGATGATTATATATTTCAAAATTCAGGAATGTTTATGAATATTAACTAAAAATGGTTAAAATTAATTATTTAAAAAATTGATTTAAAAATATAATATTATACTGTATAACAACGAAAAATGGTTAAATATAGTTGCGAAAAATGCGGAAAAGAATTTACCCAAAAGGGACATTATACCAAACATACTACTAAAAAAAATCCTTGTGTTTTTGAAAGTAAAATTGAAGAAATGATTGAAAAGGTTGTTGCTAAAAAAATAAACGAAATAAAAACAACCGAAGTTATTTTAAATGAAGAAATACCAGAAAATATTATTGAAAATATAAAATTTATAGATTTATTTTGTGGAATAGGAAGTTTCCATTATTCATTCAAAAAACTTGGTTGGGATTGTGTTATGTCTTGTGATATAGATAAAGCCGTAAAAGAAACATATAAAAGCAACTATGGTATTTTACCTCTTGGTGATATTACAGAAATAGAACCAAAAAATATTACCAACTATGATATTTTATGTGCTGGATTTCCTTGTCAGCCGTTTAGTCAATGCGGACAACATAAAGGATTTGATGATAAACGAGGAACATTATTCTTTAATATTATGAAATTTGTGGATTATCATAAACCAAAAGTTATAATTCTTGAAAATGTAATGGGTTTATTAAATCACGATGGTGGTAAAACTTTTGAAAAAATTAAATGTGATATTGAAACATCAAATTATTCAATTACATATAAAGTTATAAAATGTAGTGATTATGGTTTGCCTCAAATGAGAAAAAGATTAATTATAGTTGGTGTGAGAAATGATACTGCACTTATTAATCATATTGATAAATTACTTGATTTAGATGAATATAAAAAAGAAACAACATTAACAGAACTTCTTGGTAAAAATTTTGAAAAAAAAATAGCATATACTATTAGATGTGGTGGTAAGAATTCTCCTATTGATGATAAGCATAATTGGGATGGGTATATGGTTGATGGAAAAGAATACCGATTAACTAAAGAAGATTGTTTGAAAATACAAGGGTTTAGTTCAGATTTTAAATTATGTGGAAATAATAAAGACCAATGGAAACAATTAGGAAATACAATTCCTACTATATTTACTGAAATAATTGGATTAAACCTAAAGAAATATTTATAATTGTTCTAATTCTTCTATTAAATTTTCAAACTTTAACTTATATATTCTATCGTCTTTTCTTTTTGGAATACAAGTTATTATTTTTCTCTGTACATCTTCTCTAAATCTTGTAGATGGTGGGTAATCATCTGATATTGTTAATAAAATATATAATTTTGGTATAAATGTATAACTCCAATCGTCTTGTGTCCATCTTTCCCTACAAGTAGTTTTACAGCTAATAACCTTGTATTCTGTTATTGATTTACCTACTTCTATATTTTCTCCAATTACAAAATCTATAATATGATAACATTTACCCTTTTTTTCATTAAAACCTACAATTATTCCTGACTTGTTTATGGTGACTTGTTTTTTATAAGGGATATTATGTAAATCTAACATTCCTACTAAAATATCATTTTCAAGAAATTTTCCGTTCCCTTGAATTTTACCTTGATGTATGGATATTGATTTATTATATAATTGTAATAATTCATTCTCATTTAATGAAGGTGCTATTTGTTTAAGATCTTGAAGTATTAATGTTTCTTTATTAATTTTATTTTCCTCCATTCTTGATAATACATATTGATTATTAAATTTAATTTCACTTGTAATTTTAAGTTTTTTATTATTTATTTTTAATTTTGTTGGTTGGTTATCAATTCCTTGCACAGAAGACATACTTGTTTCTTTAAAGTATAAATAAGTATTTTTAAATCAATTTTATATTTAAATAAATTTATAATACCCATAAAGTAGTTATTATAAATTATCAGCAGTTAAATACTATTTATCCCATTTTAAAAATCATGTGCAACCTAAAAATATTTGAATTAGGTAGGTTTAAAAGAACTTCAGCAATATATTTTATCATACAGTTTAATTACATCTGGGATAAATAACAGATATTATTATAAGTATAAGGATTAATGAATACACTTGACCTGAATATTTCTAATTATTCCTTGGAGGAATTATTAAATATATTTAAACTTCCATTGTATTATACGTCAGAGGACTTACGTAAAGCAAAACAAATCGTATTACGTATGCATCCGGATAAATGTCGGCATAAAAAAGAATATTTTTTATTTTTTTCAGCAGCGTATAAACTATTATTTAAAGTATATGAATTTAGGCATCGCACACAACAGGATACAACCACTCCAACCAAATATCATACGCAACCTATTGACGAGGATCGTGAACACTCTATGATTTGGGAAACATTTGCTAAACAATCCGATTTTAATAAAAAGTTTAATCAATTGTTTGAAGAAACTATTGAAACCTCCCTTGTAGAAGATGGTTATGGGGAATGGTTTAAACAGATGGAGGATTTGCCTCCAGATACCATTCATACGGTACATGATATGAATGAACATATCTACCATAAAAAACAAACCCTACGAGATGTAACGGTTTATAAAGGCGTGAGTGAAGTGTCCTATGGGAATGTAGGTACGAATATTGATAATCATAACGATACCTATCAGTCCGAATTGTTTTCAGGATTACCGTACAATGACTTAAAACAAGTATATACCGAAACCGTTATACCTGTGACCGACGATGATTTTACAGAAGAAAAAAAACGAATGTCACGCCTCAGTATGTTTGATATAAATAGAGAAAGAGATTTACAACATCAACACGATTTTGATAATGCAAATCACGAAACACAATTAAAGCAAATCTATGAACGTGATATGGAAAACAATACACAACGAGCATTTACATTATTAAAACAAGATGAATACATGCGGAATAAAATGTCTAAAGTCGTTTCTAAATTATTAAACATTCGTTTATAAAAAAAACATTTGTATCCATATACTATGATAGACTATACAAAATACGTATGGAGGATTGGAATGTTTTTTGGGCTTGCCTATGCCTACAATCAATTTCATAAATATACAGATGAAACGGAAGAGGGTAAGACGTATCGGATTGTGAAACAGTATCTTATAAAACAATCTTCCATCGCAACGAGTAAATTGCCGATATTATGGATATATATGGAATATCCACAAAACGCACGACATTGGAAAGACTTTTATAGTAGAAATACAACCGATTTAAATCAACCTTATTTATATTTAACCCTTAAAACAATTATAGACAAGTGTAGTAATACATTTAACGTTTGCCTCATAGACGACACTACGCTATTTAACATTATACCCGGATGGAATATATATATACATGAAGCAGCAGAACCCATTCAGTCTAAATTAAGAGATTTAGCCAAGGCCTATATATTAAAATATTATGGCGGAATGTTTGTACCTTCTTCTTTTCTTTGTTTAAAAAACTTGGGCGAACTTTATTATTCTAGTACATGTGGACATAGCATGTTTGTTGGCGAATTACAAAACTACAATAGTAGTAGTGTTACGAGTAGTGTTTGTGCGAATAAATCCTTTATAGGTGCACATAAAGGTACGCCATTATTAGATGAATATATTTCTTATTTACAAGAATTAATTTCAACCGATTACACGTCAGAAAGTATATTTAAAGGAAATGCAGACTTATGGTTGCAAGATAAAGTGGACCATAACCAAATTCATAGGATACACGCAAAACATTTAGGTGCAAAGGATAATAAAGGGAAAGATGTGAAAATAGATGATTTAATTGGAAGTAGTTATATTGACTTTGACCCCTTATGTGTAGGCATTTATTTTCCACAAAATGATATATTAGAACGAAGTTCATATCAATGGTTTGCACGTCTTAATGCAAAACAAGTATTGGACAGTGATACCATCATGGGTAAATTATTGCTAACGAAATGTAACATCATTCTAAATTGAATATAGTAATCACATTATTTGTGAAGAAAAACAATTCAATTTCATCTTCATGAACGGTATAAAATATAGTTATATATTTACATATACAAGGCACTAACTTAGATTTATGGTATTCGGATATATCTTTGGTATGTTTTAAAAATACAAAGTAATTATCTAATATGTCAATACCAGAATACCCGTTCTTTAACCAAGAGACTATACACTGAACCGCCTCTGGTATGTTGGAGTTTTGACACGCACGAGTATAGGCAGATAATGTATGGAAAGATATATTCGTACATAATTGTACCGCCAAATCTATATCTATGGGTGCTCCAAACAACTTTATTTTTTCAAGATAATTTAATAATATACGCAAAGAACCGTTACTGATATCCAATAAAAATTGTATCACCTCTTTGGACAATGACATTTGTTCCTTCTCCGTTACATTTTGTATAATAGATTTAAGATCCGTGGAATTCTTTTCAGGTATACACAAAATGGTTAGTCTAGACTGAATACTATCAATGACATTGTATATATCTTTACAAGACATTACAAACATTACATTGTTACGATAAGTATCTATATAACGACGAAGTATTTGCTGACTTTGTTCATTAATCATATCTATATCATCTATCACCAACATTTTTTGCTTACCGTGTATGGTACTTGTCGTTTGACAAAAATTACGAATATCACTACGAAAATAGGTGAGACTGTACTCTTTTAATATACTGATTTTTAATATATTTGGATGGGTTATAGGTATATCAAATCCATAATATTCTTTTAATAATGCATAAATTATAGAAGTTTTACCCGAACCAGATGATCCATACAATATAACGTTTAAACTATCCGTTTGAACTAAACCAGATAATACAGAATATAAATCTGGGTCTATATGAAATTCGGATAAACGTTTAGGTCTATACTTATTTGCAAATATTTCTAATACCATATTCGTAATCAACACGATAAGTTTATATCGTTTTAATTTATTATGGATGCTAAAATGTTTACTATTTTGGGATTAGACTTAACGGCCTCCAACCAAGACATCAAACAAGCGTATCGTAGACTTTCGTTAGAACACCATCCAGACCGTAACGGAAATAGCGTTGAATCCAAAAAACGATTTCAAACGATATACGATGCTTATATGTATTTAACGAATCTTACACCAAACACAACCGAATGTACTTTATATACAAAGGATAGTTTTCATCCAACCGAAGACACTACAAGTTTTACAGACAAACCCTTGAGTTTAACTACAACGCTTGAAATCACTTTAGAACAAGCCTATCGTGGTTGTATGGTACCAATCATGATTGAACGCACTATACAAGAGAGAAACACCTCCCGATTAGAAACCGAAACCTTTTATGTAAAAGTACCAAAGGGTATAGACCATAACGAAATATTGACGTTTGCCAATAAAGGCAATGTCTCCTCTCATCATTATGGTAACCTTAAGGTCGTCGTTGTCATACATCCTCATTCCTTCTTTACACGTAAAGGGTTAGATTTAATCTATATGAAACGAATTTCATTGCGCGAGGCATTGTGCGGATTATCCTGTTCCATTCTTCATATATCTGGATATAAACTAAATTTATCCAATCAATCGGGTGAAGTCATTACTCCTAATTTTATTCAAACGATACAAGGATTTGGGTTAGAACGTGAAGACCATAAAGGTAATTTAATTATACATTTTATAATTGATTTCCCAACCCATTTAACAGATGAGGTCGTGCATACCTTACATACAATTTTATAATAATGGTTCACGTGGATTGGCCTAAAATTTAGAACAGCGACGGTTAAAATATTCAGGATGGTCATTTAGAAGATTACAATGAAAAGGGTAAGCGCTATGAACTATCCATTTGTATTAAAATATGTTATATATATATGGAAGATGAAATGCGTCAAGTGTGGATATGGTATAATGACCAATTGAAAAAATTAAATCATACCGCTACCATGAATATTCGTTCTATACATAGAGCCTATAGAATCTCGTGGAAGAATAAACAATTCATGTATACACGTATTAGAAAATGGTATCACGATCGTAAATTACAACTAGACCATATAAAAGATACACGTATATCCAATATTCGTAATACAGTATCCGGTATACCTACCACAAATAAAAAAGCGCTTTTAGTTGGTATTAATTATGAAGGTACAAGTTCAGAATTAAAAGGATGCGTGAACGATGTGTATGATTTAAGGGATATGCTTATTTCCAAATACAACTATAATCCAAAAAACATTCAGTTGCTAATCAATACAAACGCAACGCGTAAAAACATATTGGATTCGTTTATCACCTTGTTACAATCGGCAAATGAAGGAGACCATATTTGTTTTACATTTAGTGGGCACGGGTATTATACTACCGATATGTCTGGTGATGAAGTGGATGGTTGCGACGAATTGATAGTAACGGCAGACCATCAAAATATTGTAGATGATGAATTTAAACATTTGATACAAACCCATCTTAAAGAAAAAGTCACTTTGTTTTCATTATTTGATAATTGTCACAGTGGTACTATATACGATTTGCGTTATCAATATTTGGATAGTTCTATCCAAACCCAAGAGAGTATGACCGTACCAAAACCGAATGTGTCTGATACGCAAGGACAAGTGATAATGTTAAGCGGATGTATGGATAAACAAGTGAGTCTAGATGCTAGAATCAACGGTAAATTCAACGGGGTGATGACGTGGTGTTTTCTACAAGCATTGCGACAGTCTAATTATCAAGATACTTGGGAAACATTATTACAACGTATAAGAACTATTTTGAATGTGAATAAGTTTCAACAAATTCCTCAAATGTCTTCGGGTATACCTTTGGACACAAAACAAACCGTAAATATTTAAGTATAACTGTATAGTATAAATGATAGAACCCAATTGTTCTAGTTGTGAAACATCTAAATGGCCGTCTGGTCCTATACCACCAAATACAGGGTATCGCACGAATGTACCTTGTTTAAATATAGACAGAACCTTTTCAGATATGCGTCTAAAAGCGGAAGTATTACAACACAAACATAATTCTAATCCATGGACAAAACAACAACGAAATGCCTATTTATCCAAACGACCTATTGGTGCAAGAAAATTAAATATTATGTCAGAAGTTCAACAAGAACAATTCAATGCAGGTATATATACTCCAACCTTAAATTCTTCGGATTTTAAGGATTACAAAGGTATTCATATGTTACATTCTGGAAAGGATGGTACAGTATTCTCTTCCACGAGTTCATCTGGAATACCTTATAATCCATCGTTATTATTGTATTATAACGAAACACATCCGCTTAAGAATTTGAACGTACAACGACAATACACCAATGTGAATAATAAGGGTTTACCTGTAAATAAGTTATCTTGTGATACAGACGTAATACTGGGTCCAACTGGTGCTACAGGTGCTACTGGTGCTACTGGTGCTACAGGTGCTACTGGTGCTACTGGTGCTACAGGACCAACAGGTGCTACTGGTGCTACTGGTGCTGATGGATCACAAGGGATACAAGGGGAACAAGGGGAACAAGGTCCTGCTGGTGCTGATGGATCACAAGGGATACAAGGGGAACAAGGGGAACAAGGTCCTGCTGGTGCTGATGGATCACAAGGGATACAAGGGGAACAAGGGGAACAAGGTCCTGCTGGTGCTAACACTACGACTAATGTTTTTAATCCTTCTATTCTAATTGAACAATATGACAATACACTATCCTCGACGGTTGTATGGACGATAGGAGTGGATGCAACTAATAACTATTACTTAACATTTTCGGAGGCAATAACAGGAACATACGCGCAACCTGTAGAGAAAATGGCACATATTATCGGCAATGGTGGTGGTAACACCCAACTGAATTTTACAGGTCAACATCGTAGTTTCATCAAAGACGTTCCATTCACAATGACAAGTCAATTCATAGGTCTCATCGTATGTGCGGACCAAAATGTCTACATTTCTATGTCTGGGTCTGTCAAAAAGGGAAATCAGGCCATTACTCAAAATGAATCATTACCTTATTGTTCCATCGCGTGTAAAGCGTATGACAAATCGTGTTTTGGAGTTATTTCAGCAGCGGAAGACCCAACTCAGCGTGTAGATAAATACGGTTCATTTTGTACGCCATATGAAAAAGAAAATGGAGATACACGCCTCTATATCAATTCCGTTGGTGAAGGGGCAATATGGGTTACCAATAAAAATGGACCTCTTGAATCAGGTGATTACATAACCACTTCTGATGTATCTGGTTATGGTATGAAGCAAGATGACGATGTATTACATAATTATACGGTAGCTAAAATAACCATGCATTGTGATTTTAATCCGGAATATCAAGCCGTGTCTACTATATTGAAAGACGTGTATAATGAAAATATTTTAAACGAATATAAAGAAATACAATGGTCCGATTTAGTGGATGTAACTGGTAACATCGTATATGAATATGAATACATTATTCGTTATTTAAGTTATAGTGGAAAAAATATAGATAAAGAAGAATATGATACACAAGGTGGATACATTGCCGCTTATGTAGGTTGTACATACCATTGTGGCTAACTTATCCTCTTCAATGTTACTATAATGTATGTTTGTTTTCATAATCCATTCAGCAAGATTTCTTACACATAACATTTCAAGTTCATTTTTTTGTGATGTTGGATTTTTATGACAAATCACTATAATTTATTTTCTTCTTCGTCCGTTCATATTTGTCCTAGATTGGTAGGATAAACTGTATCTGGATTATGTTTAACATAGGACTATCCATTATAATTTATAAAATTATGTAGTCTAAATACATTTAATATATAATTGTATACTATGAAACCTACGTGTAGTCCAGCAAATCAAGAAAAAAATGAGACTACTTGTTACACGACAAAATCGCTATTAAAATTAAAACAATTATGGAATGCACGACACTCGGACGATAAAATTACGACAAATGAGCCATTAGAGATATGGAATGAGTTACGTCAACGATTCACGGGTGTATGTCAACACGAAAAATGTTGGTTACGACATACATTCATTTCAAATAAGATTGGTCACGATATACTTCATTATACTTTTGCACCAGATGCACCTAAATCGTGGAAAAAAAATCCAAACGAATGGCTCTCCAATTATGATATCACTTCTGTCATGCAACAGTATGAATATAAATATAACCATTTTGCATTTATAGGTCCAAGTCCAATTGATTTTGATAAACGTATCGTAAATGATAAATGTGTGTGGGACGATTTATGTGAGTTTAATCTATCTAAATGTTTAAAAAAAGGAAAACGAAAAATAGGGGTGATTTTTAATACGGACCCACATAACAAAGGAGGAGAACATTGGGTATCTTTATTCATTGATACTACACATGACAATCCGTATATTTTTTATTTTGATAGTGCAGGCGATCCGATTTTACCTGAGATATTACTATTTGCTCAACGTGTCATACAACAAGCCTCCAAATTAAATATTCATAAACAATTATATGAGAATCATCCATTGCAACATCAAAAAAGTACAACAGAATGTGGAATGTATTCGTTATATATGATAATACAATTACTTACGAATACAAAAACGTATACAGATTTTATGACAAAAAGAATCCCAGACAAAGAGATTGAACACTATAGATATACCTATTTCAACCATGTTTAATCCAAAATACTTATAAAAAATGAAATGTTATAATAATAATATTGTTAATATATAATAATGTCAAATCAAATCAACGAATTAACACAACGTGTAATAAATTTACAAAATCAACAATATATTTTTGTTCCGGATAGTTGTCCGGATGGAATCACGTTTGAGATGCTAACAGAAGAAATAAGTCCCGAAACAGAATATAAAAAGTCGGAAGAAAGCCGAGGTAGCTTATGGAAAACCTATTTTATTGCAGTTCTTTCACCAGATCCATTTGGATTATATATAGATAAACAACAAGCCACGGAAATGAAAAAAATGAAAAGTGATACAAAGATTCCATGGTATACCATGCAATCCGAAGAAAACTCAACCTTTGGATTATATATAGATAAACAACAAGCCGCGGAAATGAAAAAAATGAAAAGTGATACAAATATTCCACGGCATACCATGGAATCCGAAGAAAACTCAAATTAAGGAAAAAACAATATTATAGTATTATATGGTACAGATAAGTAAACGCAAACAAAGTAAACGCAAACAAAGTAAACGCAAACAAAGTAAACGCAAACAAAGTAAACGCAAACAGAATAGACGATACTTAAAAGGTGGTTCTTTACTACCTTTGGATGTAATTTATCCAGCGAATGAAGTCCGAACACCAAGGTGGAGGATTGAGAATGAGCAATGGTCAACCCTCGTAAGGGTACAAGGGTTAAATTTATTCGGTACTTCACTTCCGCATTGGAATCAAGCGCAAATGGAGAATATATTTAGATTTTACTTATTTCGTAAAGGTATTAAGAGAGTAATTAGTTTACAGGGGTGTGGTTCCTTAGACCAGCCTCCTCCGTGGAATAATGTTCAATCATGCGGTAGTGGTTTTGACCTTATGCTAGAGGATAGAGTGTTTCATGAAACAAAAAACATGTCCCCAGTTACACAACATGATCCACATGTTGAGATCGTATACCATACGATAGCAGACATGGCCGCTGGTTCGATAGTCACGTGGGCGGGGTTAACGCAACATTATGTGGATGCGTGTGATGAAATGACGATTGTTCATTGTTATGCAGGGTTTGGGCGTAGCGGATCAGTTTTATTATATTTTATATTGAATAAATATGGTCCGGGGGCGGCGATGTGGGGTGGTGCGAATGGGACCCAGCCTTGGATTGGACTAGCCGACAGCAACGCAATGCTCGTTTTTTTGAGGGATATATTAAGGACTAATTTAGTAATAGATGATAATGTAAGAGAAAATAGTCTGGCGATCAATCAAGCGATTGCCTTATTTAACCCTACCGAGATTGTCGATGAAGTTTTTAAGTATAATACTCTCTTCAACGTTAATCTCATGATATCACGTATTAACCTAATCATTATATGTTTGGCGGCCAGAAACCAAGTAGCTGAAGGTGCAATTATAGTTTTATACCAAAAATATACTCCTGCGGATTGGCTGCCGCCGCGACGACCGATGTTTGTTCCACGCCAGTGTGTATTCCGATACCTTACCGATGAATTTTTAAATACTGAGTTCACGGTCCCCACAATATAAATTTTTATATTATTGTAACATTATATTTTCATAAACGGGTTGTATGCTTTTCATATAAGATCCGTTCGGTTTATAATAAACGTCTTTATACAATTGTAGAACAGCGCCATACACTTGAAACGTATAAAACAACTTTCGTAACATTTTTTTTGCCTTTTCACGTAATTTTATTTTGTTTAATATTCTAGGTTTTAGAAACATCCATCCAGTATACGAACCTAAACCTCCATAGGTGTCAATTTCTTCTTTAAGACATTTTTCTATATATTGTTCTAATCCATTTGAATATTCGGGTTTACATAACTCATCCCTTGCTTGTGTGAAAGAAGGTCCTGGAAATTGCGAATAATAGTCGTTCATAGTAACATGATTATACGGATTGTTTTTAATTGATTTCCTTTACTATTCTCTATACTTTTGGAGATGGATGCTCTGCCTCTATTTATTAGATACCTTGTATGGTTTAGATATAAGGTATATAATAATTTATTTTATTTAAATGCTTATACTTAAATAAAATCAAAATGTCTAAACATACAAGGACAAATGAAGATAGTAAACTATGGGAAACGGTCTTCGGTATAAGCAATTCTTGAAAATATAGCATAACCCATCGTAATTATTCCTTTAATTTATTCGTATGAAATAACGGAAATACTTTTTTATCAAACGCATTTAAGTCAAGAATACATTGTTTCGTTTCTATCTTGGTGTCAGACTCTATTGTATTTGGTAATCTATCAAACGTAACCTTTTTACATTGTTTAGAGAATGATTTAATTTTTTCTTGGACTTTAATATATTCAATCATTAAATTCACCATATCCATATGAGCTTCTTTAATTATATCCGTTACATATATACCTTTAAACATATCTTGCGTCATTTCATCTACCTGTTTAGAATATAAATTATATTCCTCTAGTGTTCTAGATTGAACTTGTTTTTTTTTTAAAATTTCTTGATATACCGAATTCGCTAAACATTTCAAGGTTACTTCAATCGCATTAAATTCGTTTTCGGGCAAACTATCTTTCATTATGGAATAGAGAGAATTATCTTTGGTTACATATTAAATTTAATCGTTGTTCTCTAGTCGGATTGTGAAAAATGTCTTTTCCAACATTACATGTATTTGGGTTGAACGATTGAAAGGAGGTCTGTTGAAACAAACCTGGAAAAGGTTGTTGTTCTGGTCTACCATCCACTGTATTCTCATACATATCACTATCCGAAGAAGGTATATATACCGATTGTTCGTTTCGTTGCAATGCCATGAATTGACTGCGAAGCGTGGATTCAACGTCTATGTTGGTTGCGAATCCACTCCAAGGGGCCATATTGTTTCCTGGATTAAATACTTGTCCTGGTTGATAAATTGGATATGTATCCAAAGGTACAGAACTAGGAATCACTGTATCTACAACGGGTAATAACGCGTATTTTGTAGACACTGGACGAAGACTAAATTGCGGTTGTAATGGACGCGAGGGTTCATTCCTTTCACATAATCGTAGATTCAATTCATTATCATACTCTATGTTGCAAACACTCAACGTTTCAAATACATTTGACATTACTATACTATATTTGGAATAAAAAAAATTACAACTCTGCGTCAATCCGAGATTTTAATATTTCATTTGAAGATATATTCAAAGCAATATCTTTATTATAGATATATTTTGGTGTTATATCATCCTCTTCGGAATTAGCGTCACTCGTTGAACTAGATATAGGTTCATTGTTATTTATCTTTTCAATGGTCTCAAAGTACTTTTGTTCTTGTTTCATAATACTGATAAGATTTTTATGGGACTGAATTAAAAATACTTTACGAATGTCTGGATATAAACTCGTTTCTAACTTCTCTAAACTATCGTTATATTCTTTTAACAATACAGGAGTTAATTCATTTTCGTTACGTGCATTGGTCAATGTATGGGTTAATAGACTTTGGCTTTGTAGTATAATTTCCATCTGTCTTGGAAAATCCCTGAACTTGATGAGTGCAGAAATAGAGGCAATAATAGAGGATAATGCGATAGGTACAAGAGCCACAATGTTGTTACTCCATCCCATCTGGATTTTCATAGATTCAAACATACCCGTGGCAAGGGATATAATAATAATCCCTTTATTCCAACTATCGCTATCTTTTTTTAGTTGTTCATGTGCCAGCGATAAGGCATCCCTTCGGCTTCTAAGGTCCTGAATAACCATCTTTAAGTTTGTTTTTTCCATATAATATAATCATATATTATTATAATGCATTAACGATGGATATGTTCAAGTGCGTAAAGTAAAGTAAGTTCTTGTTCTTTTAATTTACGAAATATCAAATGTTCATGCATGACGATTTGAAAAAAACGGTTCAATCTATTTTTACATAGAATAACGATTCCTTTGTCTTCTACTTTAATCTCACATACAAATCCTCCCGATGATAATTTTATATGGTCAGGGTCAATCATATGTATGGTTCTGATATAAGATCCATATTTCATGTCAGGCATTTCATCTACGAACATATACTGGTCTAATTTTAGGAACAACTCGCTTGTTTCTTGTTTAGACAAGTGTAATTGACGCAATATATTCATTTTGTGTGTTTTGACGCGTGTCAAATCCAATTCCATGAGTGACTTATTTTTTGTATCTTCTAAAGCTAGTAATAGTGTATCTATATTCAACAAGTTCATGCTTTATATACAGAATTAACTTTATTACACTTTGAAATTGTTTATGCGTAATATTTAGGAATAATTTTTTTTTCTTATACTAGTTTATATATGTCGTATCCTTCGCAAAGCAATGGTTCATATGGTAGTAATCCCTCATCTAAATATCGTAATGGCATGTACGGTCAGCAACCCTACGGTAATGGGATGAGCGGACAGCAATCCTACGGTAATGGGATGAGCGGTCAGTCTTCCAACAGCAATGGTATGGACGGACAGCCTTCCAACAGCAATGGTATGGACGGTCAGTCTTCCAACAGCAATGGGATGAGCGGACAGCAATCCTACGGTAATGGGATGGACGGTCAGTCTTCCAACAGCAATGGTATGGACGGTCAGTCTTCCACTAAAAAAAGTGGTTTGATGAGTTTGTTTAGTGGGGGGAGATATAAAAAAAGACGTTCCAATAAACGTTTAACCCATATTAAACGTAAACGTTCCAATAAACGTTTAACTCGTATTAAACGTAAACGTTCCAATAAACGTAAAAACTAAAGTATACATTAATACTAATTTACAGTAAATATGTAATCTACCGTGTTGATTACCATTAAAAATGTATACATTCTACCCTGTCGTGGCGGATATGACGCATAATTTGGCGAACAAAACTACCGACCCCCCGTCAATTCCCAAGGGCTGACCATATCGTACACGATATTGTGAGCGACTAGTCCGCCGTGACATACCCTGTAACCAAAGTAAAAAACATTTTACTGATTCTAAACGAATAGACCTATGTCAACGATAGGCCTCGTCCATATGATAGTGTATGACCGATTATCTTCCACCCAGAAACGTCTACCATCCACTAAATCCGGAACCTACTTCATTTGCAGCCAAGGGTTCATTCAAGACCGTATTTTGCATACCATTTTGTTCTTGATACATATGGTTAAAGTTTGGACTCGTATCTGTGGGCAATTGTGTCATTTGAGAGTTTGTTGGAAGCAATTGTTTTGTGTCGTACGACGTATCGGTCGGTTTATGTCCTGAGAATGGTTGCGTTACACGTACTGTCGTTTGTGTATTGGTCATAGGTTCCATTGTACTTCTTCCATTCCATAGGTCAAGTCCTCTCTCGTATAGTAAATTTACTTTAGACCCAATTTTAGATTGCATCGTTAATAATAATAATAAAAAGGGTAAATAAAAATTAAAATCATTACCCCCCGAATAGGGAGTTCCACTATAAGTAGGAATATAACGAATGGCTTTGTTTGAAAAATACATTGCTACTACCATGAAAGCAAGTTGAATTAATATTTCTGCTAATATTTCCAACGAACCCTTGGATTCGTCGTCTTCTGGCACAGTATATCTTACAACTTTTAAAATAAAAACACAAGGTAATATGGCTAAAAATGTATATTGAATTATATTCATCATATCGGATGTACTGTTTTCATCAAAATTAAAGACGGTTTTAAAAAATCCGGTTGAACCTCCTATAATTGTATTTTCGGTTTCATCACTCATATGTGTATAAAAAGAAATTAAAATTATATTAAAGATTATTCTTTATAGAGGTTTCCTTAATTCATTTCAACTTGTCTAATATACATTCTTTATTCATAAAACAATTTCTCAATAACTGAATAAACCCTCCTTTAGAATTTGATAATATTTCTCTACTATTTGTTGTAATATATCCACGATTACATCTTGTATTTTTATATCCTTTGGAACAGTACTACAATGTAAATTAACGGTCTTTATCTTTGGAAATGTAGTAAAACAATATACATTTAATCATCCTTTTATAGTAATATTATAAAGATTTAACCAGATATGCTAAAATACTAGGTTGCGGTAAATAATAATAATAATAATAAATAATATTAGTATATGAATAATTCTGCGACAAAACGATATCGCGCGGTCGTTCAAGACAAAACACCTACCTTTCAAAGAGGACAACCTTCTAAGGCACAACAAGCACCTAAAAAATTACCAACCGCAAATGAATTAATACTATTGCATGAAGTATGCATACGCGACATTAATGTTAAATTAGAAAAAATGGAAAATGAAATCAAACTGTTAAAAAATGAAAGTAATAAAATAGAGTAAAGAAAAGACTTTACCTTTTAGGTTTGAATGGTTTTAATTTTCTACTTTTTATTTTTTGTTTTTCTTTTATCTGTGCTTTTAGATTGGTTGGATTGATTTCATCCATAGTTAAAGGGGTATCTTTGTTTATCTTCTTAAAAGGACGATATACAGGATACTGTTTATTACTTGCAACATTACGCCAATCTTCTTTAAACCATGCGGATAACCCTTTTTTGGTTTTTTTACCTTTGTATCTACCACCACGTTCTTTATACGTTTTTACAATCCAACCGCTTTTATATGCTCCATGTGTTTTATATTTCTGGTTGGCTTCACGTTTTACTTTATTATACAAGGTTATATCCAAGGGTTTATTCATAATATATGTATATATATTATGAAAGCAAGTCAAGATTATACGATATCTTTGACATGGATGGATTTATCATCTATCCATCCATCATAATGAGGTTTTCCAATATTCACTGAATCATATTTACAATTCCACGATTTTAATTGTTGAAGAGTTAATGTATCCCAATTCTTTCCGGATACGGAACCTCTAGCCGTCCAATAATGAATTTCATTTCCTTCGTCGTATAATTGATTCACATAACGAATTATATTCATTTTTGGTGTGGATATATAATAATCTTTTTTATAATTTTCACAAATGGTTCCGTCTATATCCACAAAAAATATTTTTTTAGGAGTATCAAACGGTCTTGGTATAAAATCCAAACGTCTTAAACTAGGGGACTGAGGTGTAAGGTTTCCGTACGGTCTCGGATATACTTTTCCAATATTTTTATTTAAAAAGTCAGTTTCAAAGGATAGAATAGAATAAAACATACTTATCCACACTATAATATGTAAATTCATTAAATACTATATTATGTATCATTTAAATCCTATTGGATAAGTTTATATAAAGCATATAACGTATATAAAAACACCGATGAATTTTTAGGTGTAACATGAAAACACGCGTGAGAAATCAAAAAAATGAAATACAAACCTCTATAAATGAAACGTTATCTTAACCCATGGCAATCTCTCTACCTATCGCTACGGTCGTCGGAGGCGACCTTATCGTGGACTCGTTGAAACACGAACAATGTGTATTGCTGGAAAGCATCAAAGTCCAACGCGAAAACTATGGTGGGTTTTGTGAAGACGAAGATGAACTCAACGAAACTCTTATGCCGATTGAACAAGACCCCGAACCTTACGCCAATGGTTCCATCAAAACGCGCCCGATTCTCAAGAAATATGCGTTGTCTCTATGCGAGAAGTTGGATTTGGAATTGCGTATGGATGCCTCCGCTGAGGCGTTACGTGATGTGGGTTTGACACCGCAACAAGTGAAGGCAGACATGAAGCATTATGTCTCCCTATGTGAAAAGAAAATTGCGTCTCAGCAAGCACTTTGCGAACAACTACAAGAACAAGTGAAACAACTGACTGATGTTGTCAAGTGTATCGTGACTCACCCCACATTTGATAATGATTACGTAAGGGATGGTGGGGCTTCAACAAATAATTTAGGTGAAATGGTTGTTATTCCTAAGCGCAGTCCAATGTCATTATTAACAAATTCTATAGATAAAAATATGCCAAATGTACAAGACTTCCTCCTGGAACGAGGATTACTTTGTGAGGGGCGAATTCTACTTGAGGCGCGCCTTAGTTCAGGTTGGAATGAAAAAATTAAAGTAATATCGTCTCTTCATTATGCTTGTTATAAAAACAATATGACAAGTGTTAAAAAGATGTTGAACTATTGTTCTGATATTAATGTCAAGTCGGTTGTAATTCCGCCACATATGAACTATACATCAGCTGAAATTAATAAAATTTGTACTCCCATTTCACTTCTTGAAATTGCTACAAAGAATGGTTCCCTCGAAATGGTCAAGTTCCTTCATGAAAAAGGTGCCAAAATTGGAGACACAAAATACCACGTCCCCAACGGGTCAGAAGGCGATTTGGTTGCTGGATATTTACAAACGCATGGGTCGGCACCGGTCGTCCGTTTTTAAATAGAAATACGATTGTAGTTTACAACACTTCTTAAATCTTGTAGGTTATTCAACGATGCGATCTAATTCACACACATTGGTAATTACAAATTATAGATAATAGACATGTTCAAATCATTGGATACATCTTTTTTCATTGATATATAATCACAATCTAAACTGTAGGGTTTATCTATGATATGTTTAATTTCAAACGTATCGTTTATTTTATTTCCAAGAATCATATAACAGGCATGTCCATACGTAGAAGAATGTTTTGACCATAACAAGGTATCCTTTAAATGTGAATAGGAATTCTTATTGTATTTGTAACAAGAGTCATAAGTATTAGACCATTTGTCTAATATTGTATTGCGTAAAGGTATTTGAATAGATATAACATGTTTATTGAAAAACATGTAATCCGAACTTGGAAACACTAAAAACAGGGATGAGAACCTCATTTATATGAATAAAATATATATCTTTATATTATGTTATTGATACTTAGAGGACATATACGGAATTCATTTAAAAATGACAAATTATACCATTGATTGAAACTATATATAAACATATACCAAATTTATCTATATATATATACATACTTGGAATCTATATGCCAATACGATTAGTTGGAGACGTATAGAAGGGAATGATTCCTCTGTAAGTGATATAGATATTTATAATTACTTTAAAGATTTAAAACATTTAATCAAACATATTATCATCGAGGATGATTCTAACATAAATTTAATAGGTAAAACCGACGGATTGATTGGTAAGAGTCGAACCCCCTTATTGGGTTGGAAAAATTATTGGTATGGTAAATATAAAATAATAAATTATATGAAGGAACGTCTTGACCCTTTATCCACGAATGAGAACATTATCAATTGTAGATTTGATGTCATGGAAAATAGTAATAGTATCACCATGAATACACTTCTTCCATTTATACTAACCCATCATGATAAATCCTTGCATAAAAATATGTTTTTATATGATCATGAACATACTGGAATTGATAATATATATATAGGTAATATAAATACAATGTATATGTTAATACGTACATTCTTTTATGAATTAGACAATATTCTATGTAATTCTCCAGATATTCGTAATCCAGAAAATTTAGTATTTAGACAAAGTGAACTTCTGGATTAGCAATAGAATACTTTATACATTAGAAGTAACAAAATTGAAACATAAAAATACGTTATATATATATTATTATACAATGTCAAACTTATCTATACGTTTGTTAACGTTTAACGATTACGACCAAGAGAATTCATCCGAGGAATTTATACCATGTAAAGAACGTTCGTATGTGATTCAAATGTTTGGTTTAAATCACATCGGTGAAACGTATGCCGTGACGGTTACAGGTTATTATCCATTCTTTTATGTGAAAGTGGGAGAAGACTGGACCACCTCTAACAAATTGTCTTTTACACAATATTTATATAGATTAGTCGGTTCTAAATATTTTGAAAATACGATTATAAAAACAACACTAGTAAAAAAAAATAAATTATATGGATTTAATGCAGGTAAACAATGTAAATTTGTAAAAGTTGAGTTTGTAAATTTACAATCGTTTAAAAAATTTAAAAATTTATGGTACGATTATGAAAGTAAAACACCAAAGATAAAGACACTTGACTGTTGTGGTTATCCTACCGAATTGTATGAAGCACAAATACCTCCACTCCTGCGCATGTTTCATATTAAAAACATCAAACCTTCTGGATGGATACTATTACCGCATAAATATTGTAGTATACTACAAGGTAAACATACGGGTCAAACCTCATGTTCGTTTGAAGTTTCCATAGATTATAAACGAATCATTACGGACCCAGAAAATGAAACACGGGTTCCTTATACGATTGCAAGTTTTGACATTGAGGCATCCAGTAGTCATGGTGATTTTCCGGTTGCAACCAAGGATTATATTAAATTAGCACAAGAAATGGTAGATGCGTGGGACGGACAAGATTCCACCCATACAGCTGACTTTATTCGGGATATTATATTGACTTCGTTTGGATATGCCTACGAACCCGTATGGAATATCAGTCGTGTATATATAAAATCAACGATAACTGAACCGGACGTAAGACAATCTATAAAGATGTTTATGCAATGTAAGAATTCAGAAGAAGTGTACATTAGTAAAGAAATCTCAGACACGTATAACACAGAAGAGGAATGTATGATGGAAGGTGTATCCAACCATATCATTGAAGAATATACACCCTTGTTTCGTAAAAAAATTCAGGTTGTAAAATCTGGACAATCTGTATTGAGTATATTGGATAATACCACATTTACACGTGAAACACGTATTCAAATGTTAAATGTATTATTATGTGCATCGTTTCCAGAGGTAAAAGGAGATGAAGTTACTTTTATTGGTACTACATTTTGGAGATATGGTGAGACGGAACCTTATTTAAACCATTGTATTGTGGTAGGTAGTTGTGAGGACTTACAAGAAGTACAACATACATGCATAGAAACTTATACTCGTGAGGAAGACGCGATGCTTGCATGGAGTAAATTGATACGAACGGAAGACCCCGACATCGTAACCGGATATAATATATTTGGATTTGATTATCCATTTATGTACACTCGTACAAAGGAACTAGGTATATCTTCAGAGTTTTTAAAACTTTCTAGAAATCATAATGAGATTTGTTGGAAAAAGGATTGGAAGACCAATACTTATAATATTGAAGAAAATACAATCATCATTGCCTCTGGACAACATAATTTAAAATTTATCAAAATGAATGGTAGATTAAATATTGACATGTATAATTACTTTAGGAGGGATTATACCCTAATGAGTTATAAATTAGATTATGTGTCTGGTTATTTTATTGGAGATAAAGTGATATCTTATGAACACGTCGGTACAAATACAAAAATTGTTAGTAAAAATTTAATTGGATTAGAGAAAGGGTCTTATGTTATCTTGGAAGAAGAATCTTATACGGTAGATAAATATAAAGACGGCGAAAAATTTAAGGTCGTACAAATCGTACCCCATGAAAGTATATTTTATATTCAAGGTCTCGTTGAACCAGATAGGAAGAAAAAAATTAGATGGGGGTTAGCCAAAGACGATGTAACCCCTCAAGACATTTTTAGAATGACCAAAGAAGGACCAAAAGAACGATATATCATTGCAAAATATTGTATTCAAGATTGTAATCTGGTGCACCATTTAATGAATAAGATTGATGTCATTACAGGTTACATTGAAATGTCTGGGTTATGTAGTGTCCCTATGGATTATTTGGTTATGCGTGGTCAAGGTATAAAATTAACAAGTTATATCGCAAAAAAATGTAGGGAGAAAGGATACTTGATGCCAGTTTTAGATAAAACATTAACGAATGAAGGATACGAAGGTGCCATTGTTCTTCCCCCGAAACGGAATTTATATCTAGATGATCCGGTTGCATGTGTAGATTATGGTTCTTTGTATCCTTCTTCCATGATTAGTGAAAATATTTCATCCGACAGTAAGGTTTGGACCAAAGAATATGACTTGGACGGAAATATCATAAAAGTGTTTGGAGAACAAGACGAAACGGGTACATTTATATATGATAATTTAAAGGAATATAAATATGTAGATATCACGTATGATACTTATCAATGGCGTAATAAAACAAAGGATGAAACCTCCGCACGAATAAAAGTGAAAGTAGGTTATAAAACGTGTAGATTTGCACAGTTTCCAAAAGGGGATTTGGGTATATTACCAGCCATTTTAAAAGAATGTTTAGCGGCACGGAAACATACCCGAAAACAAATCATACGTGAAAAAGATGAATTTATGAAGAACGTCTTAGATAAACGACAGCTTTCAATTAAAATTACTGCAAATTCTATATACGGTCAGACTGGTGCAAAAACAAGTACTTTTTATGACCAAGATGTTGCTGCGTCTACAACTGCAACTGGACGAAAACTATTATTATATGGACAGCGTGTTATAGAAGAGGCGTATAAAGACCGAATCGTAACTACGGTATCCTATGGTCCTGTACGAACCAATGCGGAATATGTATATGGCGATACAGACTCTATCTTCTTTAAGTTTAATTTACAAGAAATAGATGGAACTCCAATCCAGGGTCAACCTGCTCTTAAAATTACAATTGAAATTGCGAAACAAGCAGGAGAACTTGCAAGTAAATTTTTAAAACAACCTCATGATTTAGAGTATGAAAAGACCTTCTTACCGTTTTGTTTACTATCCAAAAAGCGGTATGTTGGTATGATGTATACGGACGACGACAACCATTGCAAGCGAACTTCTATGGGTATAGTATTAAAACGACGTGACAATGCGCCAATAGTGAAAGACATATATGGTGGAATTATAGATATATTAATGAAAAATAAAAATATAGATAAAGCAGTTGAATTTCTGAAATCTAGTTTAAATCATTTAATGCATGGAAATATTCCAATGGATAAATTGGTAATTACAAAATCATTGAGGGGTAATTATAAAAATCCAAATCAAATTGCACATAAAGTATTAGCGGATAGAATTGCAAGAAGAGACCCTGGTAATAAACCAAACATAGGGGATAGAATCGCATTTGCTTATTTTAAACACGAAAATGCACGTGCATTACAAGGTGAAAAAATAGAAACGCCTCACTACATACAAACGAACAAGTTAGTAATAGATTATGCGCATTATATCACGAATCAAATCATGATACCCGTTCAACAAGTATTTGCATTGGTGCTTGAACAGATGACCATATTCAAAAAAAAAAAAGGTATAACCTTAAGACAATGGAATAGACAAATCGCCGAATTAAAACTTAAATATCCAAATCAAGAAGTATATGAGGACCAATTAGATAAATTGCGTAACCGTGAAGTGAAAACAGTATTGTTTGATGACTATTTACGCCGTATTATAAATAAATCCAACGGAGTACGTCCTATTTCGGAATATTTTTCGGTATCTTAATGTTTACATAGTATTATAACCTTTGAAACTTATATAAAACTATACATCTGTTCATATATATGTCTGTGAATTCATATCAAAAATATAATGGTTTCGGTAAAACCGGACTTTCAAACGTTGGTAATAGTTGTTATATCAATTCATGTATTCAATGTTTATCCCATACCTATGAATTAAATGAACTTTTAGATTCTTTGGACGTGGGTTTGTTTAAACCCAGTCCAGATACCACAATGTTGTATGAATGGGATAATTTAAGAAGAATGATGTGGAAACAGAATTGTAGCATAACGCCCGGAGGTTTTATAAGTGCTATACACGCCGTTGCATCTGCCAAACAGAATACTACGTTTACTGGATATCAGCAAAACGATATTCAAGAATTTCTATTATTTTTAATGGATTGCATACACAACTCCATTGCACGAAAAGTAGATATGACGGTAAAAGGAAATGCCTCTTCGGACATGGACGACCTTGCAAAAAAATGTTATAATATGATGTCTCAAATGTATTCCAACGATTACTCTGAAATCATTAAATTGTTTTATGGAATTCAGGTAACCGTACTTCATTCGGTTACAGATGATGCTATATTATCTATAAAACCAGAACCCTTTTTTATATTAAGTTTATATTTACCCCCTACCAAAGATACTCCAACCCTATACGATTGTATAGATGAAATGTGTAAAGTAGAACGACTAGAAGGAGAGAATGCCTGGTGGAACGATTCTATCCACCAAAAACAAAATGTGAATAAAGGATTACTGTTTTGGAGCTTTCCAGATATATTCATCATTCATTTAAACCGGTTGACAAACGATGGAAATAAAGATACACGTAAAATGATATTCCCATTGAACGATTTAAATCTTACACCTTATGTAAAAGGATATAATAAACAATCCTACGTATACGATTTATATGGAGTATGTGAGCATTCGGGTGATTTGTTTCACGGACACTATATTTCTAAAATACGTATCTCGGATGGACAATGGTATATATTCAATGACCTTATAATTACACCACTTGCTGATAGTAACGTAATAGATTCAAATGCCTATTGTTTATTTTATAGAAAAAAAAATAATGCATTATGATATGGATATAAATACTTTAACGAATGGGTCTATAGACATCAACCATGTTATATTAGTTGCGTTTACTTGTATAATTGTAGTTTATACGGTACTGTTTCGTAAGGAGGACCCTTCCAGTACGAGAATATGGATTACCTATATACTATGGGGGATGTTTATATTCGTCTTGTTCGTAAATATAATTAATTATTTATTTAATATGGATTTAATAACATCCCTCAATACGGAGGATAATCTAATTTTAGACCCAGACGACAAATCCGATTACAATGTAGAAGAAACCACTGTGCCTGAAATAAAACTAGAAAAACAAATTTTTCACATTCCAAACAATAAATACAACTATGAAGATGCCAAAGCAGTATGCAAAGCCTATGGAGGGCGTTTAGCGACTTGGAAGGAATTAGACAAAGCCTATGATAAAAATGCAGATTGGTGTAGCATGGGTTGGTCCGATGGACAAATGGCGTTGTTTCCAACCCAATATGAGAAATGGGCCAATTTACAAACTATACCTGGACATGAACAGGACTGCGGAAGACCTGGTATAAACGGCGGATATATAGCCAATCCAAACGTTCAATTTGGGATCAACTGCTATGGATATAAACCGGTTATTACGCCAGAAGAATCCGATGCTATGAAACTAGCCCCGTTGTATCCATCTACGGTTAGAGAACGTGCGTTTGATAAACGAGTAGATTATTGGAAATCTAAACTACCCGACGTTCAAGTTTCACCGTTCAACCATAACAATTGGAGTATGTTATGATTTTTTTCTACGCGTTGATTTCACGGATTTATGTGATTTTTTCTTACTTTGGTTACGAGTACTAGGCACTACTTCTATAGTTGCAATTAAACGTTCGTATAGTTGATTATCTACGACTTGATCTGTAGGATTCATACTGTAGGTAGATGGAAAGGGAGTTTGTATTAAATATAAACCTGCAGGTACTGCAAGTCCGTCTTCATTTTGTGATACATTACCACCAGACATGTATTTAGCATTCAACTTAAATGCGCCAGCAGCAGGACCTTCGGGGGTAGAACGTATTACCATATCTTCGTTCATCATACTATTATACTATCTTATAAAATAGTCATCCAAACACAACTCTAGTAAGGGTGAACCAACGGAGTTAGTGATGTTCCTGGTGGGGGTTGAACCCACGACCTATGGCTCATAAGACCATCGCTCTAACCACTGAGCTACAGGAACATTATCGTCTTTAACTCTAGCAAGGGTGAATCGAACACCCGACCAACGGAATACATTCATCTACAGTCCGTCGCTCTACCAACTGAGCTATTGCTAGCGATGTTCCTGGTGGGGATTGAACCCACGACCTATGGCTCATAAGACCATCGCTCTAACCACTGAGCTACAGGAACATTACATTATTTACGCAATTGTCTTTAAGTAATATAGGTAACTATATATTACAGGATTAGTTCTTGTTAAACATCACTTCACCTTACCGTAATCAGACCATTCCTCTTTTGTTAAATCGTAGGTTAGAAGGATACGTCATAATCTGATTTCATCTGAATGCACGGTTTATAATGTACACCTTTGAACATTTAAAACGCCGAATCTGGATATTTTAGATTTTCTAGTGGTCTTTTTATTTTCAGATTTCCTGTCGGAACTACTCAAATGTATTTATCTACCAGTCCAACATTTTATTAATGATAGATGGTTAAAATTATCAGTTTCTTCAAAAGATATTCCCCATATACAATAGTTATGTATATTCCCTAATAATGTTTCTTTTATCCCTTCTTCTTTTTGTAATAAACAACCAAGGACTCGTTCAAAACTACAACGATTAAATCTACATAATACAAGGTCTAATAATTTGCGAATATCATATTTTTTATTAATATACGTTAAATAATCATGCGTAATTATAGACATGCCTCCAAAACAACCTTTCCATAAATCTTTATCTTCATAAAATTTATTCAATTCTAAATCATTAAACATATTTATCATTTTTGTTTCATCGTTAATTTGATCCCAATAATGTTCAAATTCCCATAACATTTTATATTTTTCTACATTCATATCTATATATGTATTTATATATACAGAATCATGAATTATCATAGCAACATCAAATAGTTTATTATGTAAATAGTAATAATAGGGTAATAATTCACCTCTCTTAGGATATTCACTATTTATAATGGTCGTTTTATATAAAGTTTCATTGGTTATAAAATTATAATCACTATTATCATCTATTATAAGAATGTTATTTTCTGGATAATATTTTCTAATAGAATTAACACATTTAATCCAATATTTATTTGTTAATTCATTATTTACATGCCTTAATACAATAAATCCAAATGTCATATATATACTAATTATGACTAAACGGTATGAAATACGTATTCTTTCAACCAAAGCAATTCTTGTATATTTAAATTTCTAAACGGTTTGTCAAATTGACTCCTACATATCATGTTCCTCTCATGCCTATTTAGATTTGACTTGATAAAATTAACCAACAACGGATTACTTAATGTTTCATAGTAAAACCAAAGCAACCGATGATTTCTCTCTACGACAACGTCAAAATTATCTCCTGTGACTGACATCTCCTTTGTTATATACCTATGTTTATAATCAAGGAAATAGTTAAACCTATCTTTTAACGGGTTGAAACAAATTAAAACGTTTTGACTACCAGAAATCATATCACAACTAAATTGTCGTTGATTTTCAAATACTAAGGATTGTTTATGCGGACTACATAAGGCATACCATGTAATGATTCGCTGTAACTCTTCGGGCAAACTGACATATATCTCCATATTTGTAAATAAATCAAATAGGATATTATCTTTAAACTTTTTACGGAAATCTAAACACGATGTCTACCGTTCAACGAAAGGGTTGCCTTTTACACCCATTTTTTGGTCAACCTTTTCCAAAGATTGAACGATTCGTTGAAAATCAATAACGAGATAATATGGAACGATTTACGTGACCGAATGTATTGAACTTCAATCCAAGGATACTTACTAAAAGGGTGGTATGATTGGTCTTAAATATAAATATTTAATACATTCTTCTTTATCTTCCATCAAGGGTTTGATGACTTCGATAGAAATCCTAAATTTTATAGACAATTCTCTTGGTGTCCATGAAACCAAAGGATAATCCTTTTCAAACTTTGTCTCCCAATAACTCTTTCGTTTCTTCGTGATAGGACACGCTGGAATCCAGTGTGACTTACTGAACCATTTTTGTTTCATTGTATATAGACCATGATTTTTTTTTAAATAGGTTCTATGAGGATTAAACTTCTACATTCATATGGATATAAGAGAACTTACCAATGATATAGATACTAAAGCATATACGTGTTTAGAGTCTTCCTCTTCGTTTTACGTTTCGTTTAAGTAGGTTGTGTATTTTATATTAGAATATTATTACATATTAATGAAGATAGAATTACTAGTGTTTGCAATCACAGGTTTTTTTATAATGAATATATATCACGATGGAAAATATACAAACATATTAAAATCGTGGGAAAAATATTATAAAATGACTGGTATCGCTTTTGCAGGATTATCTGCATATTTATTTTTTAAAAAGTATCCTTCGGATACACATACATTGCTGTCCTCTGCCAGCGGTGTAATCCGTCATTTACCCGTGGATAAAAGTGTAGGGAACTTATTTGAGCCTTTGTTGAAACTATCCAAACAAGTCTATCCTGAACCCGTACAGGAAAGAGGAACTACTCCACGTCCTACGAAACGTTGTGTTAGTGAAACCAAGAAAAAATATGTTGCCGCACGACAAGGATGGATATGTGGACGTTGTCAAATACAATTACCGGCATGGTTTGAGATAGATCATACGACTAGATTAGAACATGGAGGTACCAATCATATAGATAATTTAGTGGCACTTTGTCGCAATTGTCATGGAGAGAAAACAGCACTTGAAAACCTATAAACATACTTTATTTTTTCCTCTTCTATATCTAAATGTTAACTTCTATAAAACAGTATTATCATGATGGAATGGCCGTTGTAATCACGAATCCAAATTATTATGCACTTGCAAGTATTATAGAGTTGATACTATTAGCACTGATTATCTATAAATGGTCTCCTTTGGGTGTATCGGATAAATATCCAGCCTTATCCATAATATTTTTATTGTTTATTTTGTGTATTCAATCCTTGACGTATATGTTCGTTAAACAAAAAGATATTTTAAGAACACGAGGCGTTGTGATACAACCCACCGTATGGGACATGACCATTAAAGTTGGATATACTCTTTTTACAATATGCGCCGTCGTACTATTTATATATGTAATGGGTTGGTTGTTAACCGTGTCAAACTCTACTGGTTCAGCGATGATGTATATTCTAGATATATTATTATTGGTTGGATTGATTACATGTATTTATTTGGTTATAAAACCTGCACGTAATACAGAGAATACAACGCGGGTATATACCTTCATGTCGTTAGCGAGTGCATTTATATTGTACTTACCTTGTTTATTAATTGATTTTACAGAAAGGGTTAAACACGAATATAATATTACTACAAAAACAATATGGCTTATATTAGCAGGAGAATTTATATTTATAACCCTCCGTATATTGTTACCTAAATTAATTTTATTTGCAGTCAATTCCAATGGAACCCAGTTGTTAAGAGACCCTGTTTACTTAGATACGAGGAATGAATTAGGCACATATGATATTATACATTCGGGCGTCGTAGATAAAGGTGCCTACAAGTATTCTATTTCAGCATGGTTTTGGATAAATCCACAACCATTAAATACACGCTCCTCTTATTCTAAATATACGAATATTTTAGAATTTGGACGAAAACCAGCCATTGAATACAATGGATTAGAGAATAGTTTAAGGGTAAATTGTCAAATCATAGGAAACAAAGAAGTCACTCTATATGAAACGAATGATGTAAAGTATCAAACCTGGAACAACATTGTAATTAACTATGACGGTTCAACGATGGATGTATTTTTAAATGGAGTGTTGGTAGGTTCAAAACCGAATATAGCACCTTACATGACTATGGAAAATGTGGTTGTGGGTTCCATAAAAGGTATAGAAGGTGGAATATGTAATGTTATGTTTCATCGTGAGATTATGAAACAAGGACATATTCGGATTGGATATAAAACATTAAAAAGTTTGCCATTACCGTCTCTTTAATACTTTTGTTAATTTTATATTTATAATATATATATGTCCATTGGAATGATAATCGTTACTGTAATTGTATTACTCGTGCTATTGTATTTAATTATTAATTATTTTTCTAAATCCTCTACGGGTCTAACGACCTTGCAAAATGGTAACGAACAGCAAACGATAGATGCGAGTACTTTACCAAACAATAATAATACAAGCAATTATACGTATTCCACGTGGTTTTACGTACAAGATTGGAACTATAGATTTGGTGAACCCAAAGTCCTCTTGCAACGGTTGGACGAAGAAGCACACCCAAGTCCTAAAATCGTATTAGGAGCCATTGAAAATAATATTGAAATTTCCATAGCGTGTTATCCCGATACTTCATCCCAATCTTCGTCACAATCCACAATACCAAAGGCTATTATTCACAAGTGTGCTATCTCTAATTTTCCACTGCAAGCATGGGTGAATTTGATTATTAGTCTGTATGGGCGAACTTTAGATGTATATGTGGATGGTAAATTAGTACGAACATGTGTGTTACCCGGGGTTGCTATGGTGGGAACAAAAACAAACATTCAAGTAACCCCGAATGGAGGATTTAATGGTTGGACGTCCAATTTTGAATATTGGGACGATGCAACCAATCCTCAACAAGCTTATAATATATATAAATCGGGGTATGGTGGTAGCGCGGTTGGAAGTATATTCAATAAATATAGACTTAAATTCAGTTTCATGGAAGACAATCAAGAACAAGCTAGTTTTGAGATATAAGAATATATATATACAATTATCTTATCGTATTATATAAGTCATGTCACAAATGAATAATTCAGGAGATATGTTTAATAATTTTAGTTCAACACGGTATTTAGAAGGTTCCAAAGAATTTTTACAGTCCAATAGTATAGTTGCAAAATTTGCATTTTTGTTACTTGTGCTTATATTATTTATAATTGCAATACGTTTAGGAACAACCATTTTATCTAAACTATTTACACCTTCCGGTAACCCGATCCTTATCAATGGAATGATAGATTCTAAACAATTTATGCGCATCCCACAAGACCCTTCTGTAAGCGGGGCTATTCCGTTATTACGGTCAAATAATTCAGAAGATGGTCTTGTATTTACGTGGTCTGTATGGATATATATTAACGATTTAACCTATAAACAAAATGAGTATCGTCATATTTTCAATAAAGGAAACGATGATGTGAATATAACCAAACGACCCTATGGCATGGTGCAACCTAACAATGCGCCTGGGTTATACATTGCACCCGATACAAATGCGTTGGTTGTAGTGATGAACACCTTTGAACACATCAAGGAAGAAATGATCATTCCAGACATACCATTGAATAAATGGATAAATGTAATTATTCGTGTGGATGAACAACATAAATTAGACGCTTATGTAAATGGTAATTTAATACGAAGACATATCATGAAAAGCATTCCACGACAAAATTATGGTGACGTGTATGTATCGATGAACGGTGGGTTCTCTGGATACACCTCTAGCTTACAATATTTTAATACTGCCCTTGGCGTGAACGAGATACAAACCATCGTTGAAAAAGGACCGAACCTGAACCAGATTGGGAATAGTTCAAGTAGTATGACAGATACAAACGCAGATTATTTATCATTAAGATGGTTTTTTTCAGGTAACAAGGACATGTACAATTAACCCATCGTTTGGTGATACTAGGCAAATTGATTATAATCCTTCGCAATGTAGTTAAACCTATAGATGTTTGCAGGTTTTACGAATATATTTTTACTTGATCTGTACCTTGTTTTGCGTTTACCTCCTCCTTTAATTCGGTAATCGCCACAAAAATCATTTATACAACGATTGTATCATGTACGAATCGTTGTATACATGCCTGTTCGGACTAGTTTACTCATTTCATTCTAAGCGGAATTCTTTGTAAATCAAAGGCATACAATCATAGGTATTTTTTACGCGTTTTATTTTTTGTTTTCTTACGTTTTTTACGAATATAGGTTTGACTTGTTCCGCGTCGTGATTTATGTCTTCCACCCCTGGTACTTATAAAGTGTGTTATATAATCATCTAAACATTGACAGATACTATTTAATATGTCTTGACAATATTTATATTCATTACCTCTAATCGTTCTACTTTTCGTTTTATCCATCTTAATATGTCGTCCATTAAAAATATTTTCATTCACAACTGGATTCTCTTGTGATGTGTCATACACATCTATAAGAAAATTCATAGTATCTTGATTCGCCGTATTTTGTTGATATACATATTTAATATGAATTGCTCCTTCATGTGTTTGCGAACCGCCATAATGTAAAGATAGATGAACCTTATCATCACTAGTAAACCAATAAATGTCATTATTATGACCCTGTCTCGATCGCCCACGCCAATGTTGTAAGCACGTGTTTAAATGTTGCATGAATCTTTTTTGTTCGGAGTCGGTGGATGTAATCATATGAAGAATTTTATCAGAATCACTGCGTTGCCGAACAAGTTGTCCTCGCGGGTCCCTCTCAAATGTACTAAACAATTTTGCTCTTTGTCCGGGTGTCATCTTAGGTGTCATCTTAGGTGTCATCTTAGGTGTCTCTTCCGCACTAGCCGACAAGGACGACGATGAATGTGGAGTTATTCCTGCTTTCTTAGGTATCCTTAACATATTCATATATATATATATATATTTTAATGTCAAACTATTAACAACTTGTAATTTACCTGAATATATAATATTATAAGTATATTTTATGGGTAATTCAAAACCAAGACTCGTTCAAACGGGTGAGTTATGGACAAACGGTCCAGCAACCTATAAAGTGATTCGTAGTAGTAATAAAGGATATTATATCACAATGTTCGTGTGGTTCGTTTTATTTATATTGACCTTAATCTTTTTTATAGGCGTTCTTGCTAAATTACTATCAAGGACAGAGGGATTTGAGGTTTCTCCAAGCATTCATACACTTCCTTCTGTTCATAACAATGATATGAAAAAGTTACATGACACTTGTACAGGGTTAAGTCACAAATCGTGTCAACACGCAAGTTTTTGCACACTTTTGAATGGAACCCAATGTGTTGGAGGAAACCGACATGGTCCTACTTATTCTACAGACAATGGTAAAAAAGTAGACGTTAAATATTATCATCATAAAGATAAATGTTATGGTAAATGCAATTAAAGGATAAATTGATTTAAAATAATTGTATCGTTCTATATATAAAGAATGATTATACCCGTAAAATGTTTTACGTGTGGAAAAGTGATTGCCAATAAATATAACTATTATCAGCGCGAAGTGCGTAAACGTAAATATGAAAAAGGTGAAGCGATGGATAGGGTTCGTTATTTAACCACGGAATATGCAGAAAAAACAGTAGAGGGCGAAGTATTGGATATGCTTCACCTTAAAAAAATGTGTTGCAGACGTCATATTCTAACGCATGTAGATATTGAATAATGTATTTCCATATAGTATGAGACATATAAGGCGAAAAAAAGGTGGGATGGTATCTTCTCCCGCGGCCTATCCACAAGGTAAACCATGGAGTGGAACTATGTTACCAGGTGTAAATGGTAATGTATCTGAAGGAGGTACATTTTTTTCTTTGAATACGATTGGAGGGTTAGATCCACCCATGAATACTTCTTTAAAAGGTGGAAAAAAAACGAAACGCGTATACAAACGCAAACGTAAATCGCGTAAAAAAAAACGGATAGGAGGTTCGCGTAATGTAACGGTTGGACCACTTGTAAATGTTATGAGAAACGTAACGTTTCATACCAATTCCTTGGCGAACCAATGGAACGGACGTGTACAAGGATTATCCCCTATTCCCACCATTCAAGCCTTGAATAGTACAATGCCCATACTTCAACCTCCGAATGTAATGAAAATTCATAATAATGCTGGTATGGTTGTCTCAAATATTTAATATATATATACTATAATGTCTATGATGTATAAAATACGAAAACTATGTAGTCCTGCCTATGTATATTTAGTCATATCCGCGATATCCGTCATATTAATGATGTTTCAAAATGCAGGAAATCAAACCAAGTATTGTGTAGGAGAGTATGAATGTGAAGTATACAGTACGGCGTCCATCTTTGTAGGACACGGTATTTACATTGTCCTTTGGACGATTATATTGGATTCTTTGTGTAAATCTGGATATAAACAATTGTCATGGTTCTTGGTTCTTTTGCCCTTTATACTTTTATCTATATTTATTGGTCTTTTTATGATATCTAGCATTTAACTAAATTATCAATTAAATAAATACTAATGTAATTATATATATGAGCCACGATCTATCACAAATCGTCATTGATAAATTGTTTGATGACAATCCATCTATTCTCATCAATCATCATTTAGATTCATTCAATGAATTTTTTAGAGATGGAATAAAAAGAATATTTAAGGAAAAAAACCCAATACGAATTATGAAAGAACAAGATAGGGATACTGGAAGGTTTCATTCACGTTGTAATATTTTTTTAGCAGGAAAAGACGGTGATAAATTATACTACGGTAAACCGATTATATTTGACGAACAACGAGAACATTTCATGTATCCAAATGAAGCAAGACTTAGAAACATGACCTATGGTATTACCATCCATTATGATGTTCTATTAGAATTTTATATTACACCACCAGACGGTGATTATCCAGTGGAACCAACTTACGTAACTACATTGCCCAAAATATTTCTTGGCAGATTTCCAATCATGTTGGGTTCAGATTTATGTATTTTAAAAAACATGGTGCCTGATATGCGTTATGAATTAGGAGAATGTAAAAATGAATATGGCGGTTATTTTATAATTGATGGTAAAGAAAAAGTTATAGTTTCACAAGAAAAGTTTGCAGATAACATGTTGTATGTACGTGATAAAGTGAACGAAATCTATAGTCATTCTGCCGACATTCGTTCTGTATCCGAAGATGCCTCTAAACCGATACGAACCCTCTCTGTAAGAATACTTGCTCCGTCGGATAAATATACAAATCAACAAATCGTAGTGCTTCTCCCCAACGTGAGAAAGCCTGTTCCATTGTTTATAGTGATGAGAGCACTTGGGATAGTCTCGGATAAAAGCATCCTAGAATATTGTGTATTAGATATGAATAAATATAAAAGTTATTTACCATTGTTTATTCCTTGTATTCATGATTCTGGTATGATATTTAGTCAAGACCAAGCCCTAAAATATATTGCCACCTTTACAAAACATAAAACCGTTTCACATGCATTAGAAATTCTTACGAATTATTTTTTACCCCATATAGGAGAAATGAATTTTATTGCAAAAGCATATTATTTAGGACATATGGTAAGAGAATTATTACGTGTTTACACCAAGGATACGAAAGCAACCGATCGTGATAATTATAAATACAAACGGGTAGAATTGCCAGGGTCACTTTTATATGACTTATTTAAAGAATATATGAATTTACAACAAAAAAATATTTATCAACGAATTGACAAAGAATATACTTACAAACAGAGTTTATATAAAACCAATTTCACAGGATTGATTGAACAAAATTATCGGGATATTTTCTCGGAGCGTATGATTGAAACTGGATTTCGTAAAGGGTTTAAAGGAAATTGGGGGTCAGACAATCAAACAAGTCGTTTGGGTATCGTACAAACCTTGAACCGTCTAAGTTATAATTCAGCCTTGTCTCATTTACGAAAAATCAATTTACCCTTGGATGCGAGTGCAAAAGTAGTTGGACCTAGATTGTTACATGGAACTCAATGGGGTGTGATAGACCCGTTTGATACCCCCGATGGAGCAAACGTTGGATTACATAAGCACCTTTCATTGGCGACAAGCATTACAACCAATGTGTCTTCTAAAGCATTGATTGAATGGTTGATGCAGTTTGGTATTCATAAGTTAGAGGAACATTCTCCATTCTACAATGGAACCATGACTAAAATTATAGTCAATGGGAATTGGATAGGGGTCTACGATAAAGCTAAATCCTTTGTAGATACCATGAAACAATATAGACGTAATGGATTGATACCTTATTTTACGTCGGTACAATGGGACATATCCAATCAAACTATATATATATACACGGATGCAGGACGTTTATGTCGTCCATTGTTTTATGTCACCGACGGTCAAGCTAGTTTTGAGAATGCCTCTATACTTGAAAAAATAGAAAGCAATCAATTTACATGGGAAGAATTGAAAATTGGATTTGCTAAACGTAAATTACCTTACAATCCAACCAAAGTATATACGTTAAACGAAATGTATAATACCGAAGATATTACCAAATTGGACGGTTCAAAAGGTGTCGTGGAATACATGGATACGGCAGAAGCAGAATGCGCGCTCATTGCATTTCTAGATGACGATTATAAGAGCAAACCCTATACACATATTGAGATACATCCCTCTCTCCTCCTTGGTATCATGGGTAACCAAATTGTATTTCCTGAAAACAATCCACTTCCTCGTAATGTATTTGCGTGCGGGCAAATGCGTCAAGCCGTTTCCTTGTATCATTCCAATTATCACACACGTATTGATAAAATGGGGGTTGTTCTGAATTATGGACAGATACCTTTGGTAAAAAGTAGATATCTTGACAAAATCAATCGCGAAGAGCATCCCTATGGAGAGAATGTAATTGTAGCTATAATGTGTTATAATGGTTACAATGTGGAAGATTCTATATTATTCAATCAATCCTCCATTGATAGGGGATTGTTCCGAACGACCTATTATAATATGTACGAGTCACATGAAGAAAGTTCAAGCACGGCTTCTTCTACGATAGATTCACATTTTACAAAAATAGATTTAAATTCGGTCGTTGGAGTCCGGAATGGGTTCGACTATTCTAAATTGGATACATCTGGATTAATTCATGAAAATACTCCTCTGGATGATAAAACCATCTTAATTGGAAAAGTTATAACGAGTCAAGATAAGAAGGGTGAATACATGGACGCCTCCGTTGTACCTAAAAAAGGACAAAATGGGTATGTGGACAAATCGTTCATGACCGAAGGAAACAATGGTTTTCGTATTGCAAAAATTAGAGTGCGTGACGAACGTATCCCGAATATAGGTGATAAATTTTGTTCTAGATGTGGACAAAAAGGTACGATTGGTCTTGTGATACCAGAAGCCAATATGCCTTTTACAAAAGAAGGGATTCGTCCAGATATCATTATCAACCCACATGCTCTTCCAAGTCGCATGACGATAGGTCAATTGATAGAAACTTTAATGGGAAAAGCGTGTGTAATGTACGGGGGATTTGGAGACTGTACTGCCTTTATGAATAAAGGCGAAAAGGCGTCTCGTTTCGGGAACATGCTAACCCATGTTGGGTTTCATTCGTCTGGAAATCAATATTTATACAATGGAGAAACGGGGGAACGAATGTCCTCGGAAATATTCATGGGTCCAACCTATTATATGCGCTTAAAACACATGGTAAAAGATAAAATCAATTATAGATCCAAAGGACCTCGGACCATATTGACGCGTCAAACCGTTCAAGGTCGTGCAAACGATGGTGGATTGCGTATAGGTGAGATGGAACGGGATGGAGTCATCGCCCACGGTGCAATGCATTTTTTACAAGAATCCATGTTAGTGCGTGGGGACCAATTTTATATGGCCGTTTGTAATAAAACGGGTATGACTGCCATTTATAACGAAAGCCGTAATCTATTTTTAAGTCCGATATCCGATGGTCCTATACGCTTTTCTGGAACATTGGACGGTGGTATGAACGTTGAAAATATTAGTAAATTTGGGAAATCCTTTAGCATCATTCGTGTTCCATATGCGTTTAAATTGTTGATGCAAGAATTATCTACCATTAATGTTCAATTGAGATTGATAACAGACGATAACATTGACCAGTTGATGTCAATGTCCTTTTCAGATAATATTGTGAAAATAAGTGGTACGGATAATCCAGAGTCAGTTTCACAAGAAATAAAGCGTAATCAACGAAAAGAACTATTACAGCTACCCACGGAAGAACCATTGCAAGTGGGTACCCATAAACCACCCATGGAACTAGGATGGCAATTTGATACATCGGATCCTCAGACCGGCGACATTTATCGTTCACTCCTTATAAATAAAGAGGGTAAACCAACGGCAAGATGGTGGGTGGATGACAATGATTATTTACCACCCCTTGAGCATCCATTAGGGTGGATAGACTCCGATTTAGTATTACCGGACGGTACAGTCTTATCCGACCAGACGGTCATTGCAAATCTAATCGGTGATCAGTCCCCTGATAATTGGAATAGAATCATTGAAAAATTAAATCCAGAAAGGGATTTAACCTATATACCCAACTCACCTTTAAACGTAACCTCTGATTCTCCCCCTTATATCGTGGGTCAAGATACCCCTATAGATACATTACCTTTGACAGAACCTTTAAATGTAACCCCAGATTCTCCAATCTATAGACCGGCCTCACCTTTAAACGTAAACCCAGATTCTCCAATCTATAGACCGGCCTCACCTTTAAACGTAAACCCAGATTCTCCAGTCTATAGACCGGCCTCACCTTTAAACGTAACCCCAGATTCTCCCCCTTATATCGTGGGTCAAGATACCCCTATAGATACATTACCTTTGACAGAACCCGCGGAAAGTATTCAACTGGATATAACAGAGTTGCCAACCACCAACCCTGTAGAACCTTCCTTATTGTTTAACACGCAAGTGACTTCATCCTCGGAACCAGACGCGTCCGAGATAAAGACTGTCACAATTAAGCCTTAATTTTAAAGAAAAATGAATGAGTTTAAATATTACTATCGTTATATTAATATATGTCTCAAAGCGGGTTTATTATTCAGATTGCAAAAAGTCGTAATAATATACTATCCATATTGAAATCAAGAGGATTTAATGTAGAAGATTATGAAAACCAATCCATATCACAAGTGCATATTATGATACAACATGACCAACTGGATATGATTGTAAACCATTCCAGTTTAGATAAAAAAGTGTATGTAAAATATCATTTATCCAAAACGTTACGTCATACTACGATTCTGGAATATATAGACGATTTATTTACAATTGAATCTGTATTGACAAAAAAAGATGACTTGATTATTATAAGTAAAGACTCGGCGAATGCAACCATTGAAAAACATTTATCACGGGTATGGAACCAATACAACTATTTGGTCAACATTATGAGTATTAAATCATTGCAATTTAATATTTTAGAACATGAACTTGTTCCTCCGCATCGTGTATTGAACCAAGACGAGTCACAACAGATACGATTCAAGTATAATATTATGAATGATACACAAGTTCCAGATATATCCAGATTTAGTTCGGTGGCGATTGCTATAGGGTTACGTCCAGGAGATATGTGTGAAATCATTCGTCCGAGTAAAACATCTATTTCATCGCCCTTTTATAGAATATGTTCTCAATCTTAATATAATGAATACACGTCATACGGTTAACTATTATAAACATGAATTAAAATCTATCAATCATAGTTTTTTTTTAATATTAGATGAACTGACGAATGCATTTCCTTATACAAAAACGTATCCATCCATTCAGTCCTATAGTGATAGGTATGCCAAAGATACTGGAAACATGGATCATGTAAGAAGTGACCTCTATATAGTAAAGGATACACTTCAACAGGATATTACAACTGCTTCTAATCGTGTAAAAGTAATGGTTGCTCGTATTTCCAAAATTGAAAAGGATAACGCTAAATTACAAGTACAGTTACGCATTCTTGAAAATAAACGTGAAGGTGCCATTGGGTTTTACGACGATACTGTAAAATTATATAATTTACAGTTGTTAGAAAATGTAATCTTGTCAATATGTATAGCCGGTCTTGGATATAAAATATATAAACCATAATGTTCTTTTATTGACCTATAATATGTTTAATCGTGTATGGAATAGACGTGAAGAGAATACAGATAACTTAGAACAAGGAAGACGTTTCAATCAATATACGGCGGAACAGGTTCAAGAGACTCTTCCATATATATCTGCTTTACAAAAGACTCATTTACCAAGTATAGTAGAAAATATGGATACAAAACGGACGACCGTTTCATATAAGCAAGGGACGCCTGACGATATAAGTCGTTTGGAAAATGAATTCAATCAAACGCTGGTTCAATACAATACAGTCTATAAATTATTTAATGAATCCATCGTTCAACCCAATACTATAAAGGATTTGACTCCTTATTTAGGAAAAAATATAAAAACCAACGATGGTAATTATTCATATATAAACGATTATGGATATACTCATAAATATTCTACGGACGCATGGGCGAATAAAGACATTTCGTGTAATTTAGATACAGCCGTCTTAGATACGGATTCGTCTTTTCAGCTTGGTCCTGACATGGGTCTTCAACAACCTTGTGGTATTGCTGGAAAAAATATTCAAAATACACAAACGAATGAATATGCGTGGGTGGATATAAAGGGCTATAAACATATATATTCTAGCGATGTATGGAATACTAAAAACAGTGGGTGTGATGCCGATGTAATCACGTTAAGCAACGATACGTATAATGCCATTCCGTCTGGTACCAACATGACGTCTACGGATACATGCATTCAGTCCGACATTGACCCTAATATATGGACACAATTGGTTCAATTGAACGATACCCTTTATCAAATTGCTAAACAAATTAGTGTAAACCTAGACACGGTTGTTGTAGAAGACACGCAATTAAAAACGTCTTTAAATAAGAGTCAAAAAGATATTATGGATATTACAAACGGCATTCATCAAGACCGAAGACAATTACAACAATATTCCAATTCGTTGGCAAGTACAGAAGCCAATGAAACAGATAGTTATTTAAAACAAACCATGTATTATCAAGAGAGATTGATATGGTTCATTCTACTTTTAACGTTTCTATCCTTAATGGTGTATGCTTTAGTATCTAGTTCATCCAAATACGATGACATTATTGTATTAATCGTAAGTCTTTTTGTATTGTTTGCATTCAGTCGGTGGTTATGGTCTAAAATGGTATAATAATCCCATTACTATATATAGATGACTTCATTAAAACTTAAAACGGTGGAGTATGAAATCAACCTTCTTGTATATGCTTATGAAACAACTCAAAATATGTATATACAATACATTCAATCCAAACAATATGGGGATGCTTCCATTGCTTTACGCGAATTAGAAGAAATCAATTCTAAACTATTATCGCTATCTACGCAAGGCATTCAACTATTAACTAAAGATGTATCGTATGGAACTCAATATCAAGAATCTGTCCATGAGAATAAGAGTCGTTTATATTCCGTTCTTCGGAAAGCCAAACGAGAATCCTATAAATTAACTAAACTTGAAAAACAACTGGCAGATATAGATGGTGAACTTGTATCTTCACAAAGTTTATATTCCTCCTATTATTTACAATATATCATCCTATCTTTCGTTGGTTTAGCTGTAATGGTACTGACACTTAAGACGGTCCTTATGCAAGAAGATAGTGCCTTAGATACGATAATATTAGTCATTGTAATGGGTATATTCGCATATTTTATTATAAAAAAATATATTATTAACTAATTCTATAATGAATGTATCCAATACAAGCATTCAACAAGGACAAATGTATAATAGTTATTCCAACTATACCATTCCGGTTGATACTGAAGATATAATTGAAGGGTTTTCGGGTGCATTTGGTCCTTCTAACGTGCTGGCTACGAATATACAAGAAGATAAAGAGACACAAACCATACGCAAGCAATTTGACAAAGCACTAAGTGCCTATGGTAAATCACAAAAACAACTTATGGAGGATACTTCAACTTATATCAACAATGCAACCTCTTCTGGTCAAAGTACGTCCCTTAAAAATAATTTGATACGAATGAACAATGGGGCCATTGGTTATGTTACGGATAAAAATAAATACCTGTACGTACCTTCCACGGATGTATTACAATCTATACAGGGTAAGAATGGTTGTCCAAGTTCTATTACGTCGGTTGACTTTGTAACGGATAATTACACCCAAGTTGGAAGTACTTTAGGAACAAGAACAGATATACAAGTTGGAAATCCCATGCAAATGAATCAAAGTTGTGCTCCTACTTCAGTGAATTTACAAGTGTTAGGGGCAAGTGACCCTACGTTCAATAAAGCAGATTGGTTAGGTTGTTATAAGAGTGACAACACTTATTTTGATAGTCAAAGTGACTTGACTGGTATTACCTCTGCCGATGATGCGATACAACAATGTCATCTTAGGTCTTCCGACATTGGTTCAAGTACATTTTACATTGATACAAATACAGACAATTCATATTCTTGTTTTACATCCAAACCCGGTATGACCACCGTGCAAATACAAAACACGATGAAACCTGGTTATGTTAAACAAATTAGTGGCGTCATTCATACGAAAAGTGCATTTCCATACAAGACCAATTATAAACCAAGTGCGGGAATTATGAACAATGGACAAATTGCCATTGGTAACATAACTATGGGGGCAAGTGATTATGGAAAATACGTTCAGGATGTATCTTTTTTAGCCAATGTGGCTGGATTGAATACGTGTGACCCTGTATATGGCGCCATTCTTCGTACACAAACCGCAAACTATGGTTCAAATTGTAATGGACTACAAGACGTACATAATTCATCCGCTGTATATAATGTTCCACCTAACAATTGGATAGGTGTAGTCAATTCAGCCATTCAAGCCTCTAACGGTGCGTCCAGTGTGTCTGTACCTATTTATGCTTCACCTGACCCGGCTCAAGGTTGTGCAAAGGTATTTGCATCTACCTATACGTGTGGTTCAAATCCTTCTGTGAAATCCATTTCCATAGACAAAGAAGCCTCTGGACACTCTGCGATATATGATTGCACGAATGAGTCGGCTCAATGCAATTCGGGGGCATTGACTATAGGTGACGACGGGAATGTGGTATTGACCATCAATGGTAAAATATTGTATCAAAGTGAAACGCAACAAGTAGGATTATCGTTAGAGGAATATAAAGCATCCAATGGTAAATATGGACGTAATTCTTTAAATACGGGTGAATATTTGCTCCCAAATGAATTTATAGGTTCTCCGTCTGGAAAATGTGCGTTAATGTGTGTGGACGATGGAAAGGGCAATGTGTCTTTGAAAATCCTATATTTTGTATTGGGATGTAATCAGGATATTTCTAGTTCTTCGGGTGAAAATGGAACTGTGGCAACCAAACCAAATATAAGTGCAATGTATAGTTTACCGTATGGACCTTTGTCCAACGACAATAAAGGCAAAGTAGTATATTCGGATGACAATATGAATCGTAAAGAGTATCCATCTTCCATGTTAAATCAGGGTAATACCTATATAAACATTGGAAATTATGATCAACCGACCGAATCTATACGGATTATAGATAATTCTAATTTAGAGGATTGTAAAACCAAATGCAATGACATTTCAGATTGTTATGGATTTGTCTACTATGAACAGGAAGGAAAATGTAATTTAAGGAATGTAACGGATATGTTTCCAATGAATACACAACGTATTTTAAACGAGGATGCTCAAATGTTTGTCCGTCAATTTAAAATTGCAAATCCATCCACTTGTTCAAGTGAAATCATAAATACGACTGGTAACATTTTTAACAATATGGTACAGGGTACAGATATGGACTCAAATACATTATGTGACTTGGGAAAAGCGATGAATACCCAGTTGAACGATGTATCCGCGAAAGAAGTGCAATTATTGAATGCTATGCAAGGAGTGAGTCAAGGAGTACAGTCGTTCAACCGTGAAAATAAAACACTATTAAACGAAACCAAACAATCTATAGACCGAATGAATCAGAATTCTCTTGCATACAAACAAACCATACATAACATGAAGGATACCACCAATCAAATAGATTCTGTGACTGCCATGGATGAGACCACTCAAGAAAAAATGCAGACACAAAACATACAATTTATTGTATGGACGACCATTGCCTCTTTAGCCTTAATTGTTTTAATAAAAATAGCCAAATAACAATAATGTTTATATATATATAATGAGTTCAAATGCAAATTTATCAGACTATACTTCAAAACAAGCAGAAACTAGACAAGGTGCACTATTAAACAATATTTCTCAATTACAACAAACCGAAACGGATTTATATACACAACTTGAGAATGCCTCGGCCGTAAATGATACGGATAAACAAGAATCCATTGTAAATGAAATCAATGAAATGTCAACCATAAGAATGTCCATGTTTAAAGAACTGGATGCCATGTATAAAAGCTTACAAGGAAGAGTTTCACAGAGCAGAATTGATTTAGTAGACCAATTGACGGTTACGGGTGTAATGGAAAAAGAATTGAATAATGCTAAAGTCACCTTAAATGCTTTACGCAAGGATAAAGATAATAAAATGAGAATGGTTGAAATCAACACTTATTATGCAAGTAAATACAAGGCACAAAGCAATTTAATGAAACTTGTAGTTCTATTATGTATTCCTTTGTTGGTGATAGCTATATTAACAAAAAAACAAATGATTCCATCTAAAATTGGTTTGTCGTTGGCAGGTATTATCATCGTGGTAGGACTTGTACTTATAATCAAACGTCTATACGACCTATTACGACGTAACAATATGAATTATGATGAATATGAATGGATATGGGATCCCGATGCGCTTGACCCTACCGTATACGAATACGACAAAGAGCAATTACAAGGGATTACAGCGGATATAGATACATCCTTGAATATAGGTTGTATTGGTTCAGAATGTTGTTCGGTGGGTACCAAATATGATAGTAACACACAACGATGTGTTTTATCCAAAGAATCGTTTACGGGTTTAAAGGATGCTTCTTACATGGAAGTAGCAGGCGTTCCTTTTCCAAATCGTTCCTCTTCTGTGATTCAACCCTATGAAACACAGACTTCTTACGTTAGGGTCTCATAATACAATGGATTACTTTGTATTTTTATTATCATTATAAATCAACGATGACCTCTACCAATCCTCAAGATATATCTAAGAGTATCCAAGATACATTACAACAAATGTCTGGACAAACCTCACAAGGTATGGATGCCATTTATACCAATCTTCTAAATCAAATGACGTGTGATTCCGAATGTCAAAAACGAAAAAAATTGGATGCACTAAAACAATCGTGGCTAGATGCAAAAACCAATGAACAAACTGCACCTAGCAAAACCTTTGAAGCCAATAAAGATTATTTGATTGCGTATGAAGGACAATTAGGGTATGAAAATAGCATGTTACAAAAATACTCTAAGATAGCGACGGATGCAAAACATAAGGCAATACAGGAACATACACGTATCCATGAAGAATTGCAAACGTTGATACGAGATTATGACGGTGAAATCATAAGTTTAAATAAACTTAGGGAGATGCTGAATATACGATTACGTGAGAATAAACAACTGAAACAATCCATAGATGAAGATATTGCAGCCGTAGAAACCAATGACCGAAGGGTCGTGTACGGAGATTGGGCCAAGGATGATATACATTCTATATATACCTTGTTAAAATGGATATATATATTTTTTATATTTGTATTTATCTATACAAGTGGTTTCATCACAAACTCTGGTTGGAAAAATAAACGCGCCTGGTTCGTTTTAATTGGAATTATACTTATTCCTTTTATCATTTATTATATTGCGATTGCGTTAATCTATCTATACAATCGGTTCTTATGGTATAGTGACCATAGAGTCCCTAAGGACGTTTATATGCAACAAGCAGACAATGTAAAACAGGCCGAGATATATTAACCTGGGATTTTACCACCTGATAGTATAAAACTACGTATATAAAATTTACGTATCATCTTGTTTTCAATCAGTTGGTTCATTATATTAAAATCTTCTTGGGTTGGAAATTCGGGTTGGTTCAGATATTTTAATAGACTCCATTTGTGTACAAAATTAACCAATTCTTCTTTTTGGAAAGGAAGATTGCTGTGAAACAGCATGATTTTTGAAACGATCTCGTGTGGAACGTTCATACTGGATTCGTATTTTCTTACAAACATTTATTATAAAACTTATTTCAATTTATTACTATAAACACCTAATCCAGATATTTAAAGTTTCTCGTGTGGATGCTCGTTTTACATCTGTATAGGTTGAATTCTATGACTCGCCAAATGCTTAAATTATTTTGTATTTTCCATCTCATTAAACTTCTTTCAGTACCGAATCTTTTACAAGTTTAGAATGAGATAGTATAACTGTAGATAATTTATAAGTATTTTATATCTTGTTTTTGAATTATCAACTATTTATTCTAAACTTATATATGTTCCAAAAACAAGATATAAAAGCCTATTATAATTTAAAGAGCTCTATAATAATTTCCTGAGTGTAGTTTTCAATATTTTGTTAGATGTTAACTTATAATTTTTTACATATTACACGAATACATATAGGATCTTCATTTTTATATTTGGCAAAGTTATTATTTTCTTCGATAAATAATATGTCAAAATTATGTTGTTTAAGCATATCTATAAGGTCGTCTTTATTTGTATAATTACGATAATGATTATCGCCGTATACTTTTTCTATGTGTTTCGTTTTAATACTTCGCGTTTCTATACATAAAAAACTATTGGGTATTATGGAAGATAAAAATAATTGTTGTTGTTCATTAGTAATACTATGAAAGGTAAATCTAGAATAAATTAAATTATAATTAGATTTATTATATCTACAAAAATCAGTCAATTCAAATGTAACATTTTTATTATCTTCTGGTTTATTCGAAGTATCAATACCATGAACATTAATGTGATTATGTCCAAAAAAATAACTATCTCGTCCATTTCCACACCCACAATCTAAACAGTTTAAAGACAAATTCTTGAAATAATCACCTACAAACAATGCGAACCCAGAAGGATTGTCTGGAACACCTTTTTCTTTATATATAGAATTCCAATAATCGCGTTCTTGTATATTCATTATAATATTATAATATTAGAATGACGGGAAACAAAGAAACTGCAACCAAACTAAATCATACTTTGGCATTTTTAGTTCAATTGTTGTATAATAATAATATAGACAATTGGTTCATTAGTTATGGAACTCTTTTGGGTATAACACGCAATAATAGTTGCATTGAAAATGACGATGATATAGATATCATAATTGATATAAAATATTACAATTTAGTTTTGAACATATTCAAATCAAATAATATAAAGATAGAACTTGAAAAAAAGCATATCCTTAAAACAATATCAACCAATACATTCGCTAGTGCGGATTTTTATTTTTCAAATTATGATTCCACTACACACAATTTTAATGATGTATGGAATAATGTCGTTTGGACATGTTGTAAAGACGATAAACATAACTTTATTCAAAAAGAATGGAATGAACTATTATTGAACATACCCTTGAATTATGAAGAAAAACTAATTAAAAGATATGGAAATGACTGGAAAACACCAAAAAATTATAAAGGAGTTCATACCCTTGAATTATGAAGAAAAACTAATTAAAAGATATGGAAATGAAAGAGTTATAATAATGTATCCTCTATAAGTATATGAAATATAGTCGTTGTATAGGGGGTATTTTATGTTTATATATAACATTGTATTGGATAGAAGTGAAGGAAGACGTAAATACAAGTATCATAACGCGTTCTTTAGATGTAGATGGGTTTTGTTGTATGTATAATCATGAATATATAAAAACACAAAATACGCCTTGTGTAAATTTACAAAGAGATATTTACAGAAACTACCAACTGGATATATATTTATAGATTATATATATAAAATTGAGAACACCTCTCTATCTACCTTTCATAGAGACGTGACCTCTTCAAAAAAAATATACAAGACACAATATCCTGTATACACGGCTATATTATATAAATACGACGGAGATTTTTTATCCGTATGTCCTGCTTCCAATACAACTTATCCATTTGTAATCTCTACGATTGTAAATATATCTGGTTCTTCTGGAAGTGTATTTTTATTTGATTGTGAATTGTTACATGCTGGTATGATAAACCAATGTAAAAAAAGAGAAGTGATACACTACAAACTATGTCATAAGGATGATTTACATTTACTATCCCATTTACAAAATACAAGAGCTTATAAAACAGATACGTGTGTTTTAGGTATAACGCAAGATATGTCTAGAAGTATGATTAGAAAAATGTCTTATTATTTTCAATTACCTGTAAATACTTTTTTGTATCCACTTATGATAAAAAAAGAAGAGAATGATACAATCCTTGGAAAAATACAATCCTTTATTCCACTTCAATATTACAATAATGTATAAAATTGAATCTTTTTTCAAATAAGTAATTGTTTTATAACAACATGACGTATTTTGATGAACTCGTGATGGATAATATCTTATCGTATTGTGGTTTGAACCCGGCTGAGACCCATCTTACGGCGGGTGTCTATTTGGTAATGGAGCGACTTTGTTATCCAGAAGCGAATTATAGCTTTATCAACGAACAACGTTATTTTATTCAACGACGTACTGAAAAATACGCGTGGGTTTCTAACTTGTATTTCGGTGAATGGTCCCTTCCTAAACGTATAAAAATTCGTACTACAAAAGAGGGTATAGAAACTTTACGACGTGGTAAACAAAAAGGTTTGCCTATAATTCCAAGATGTAAACTGGATACTATATTCAATCATCGCCAATGGTTAACGCTTACCGAAGAAGAAAGGTTACATCACTACACAAAACTTATTCCTCTAGAAATATGTATTGGTTCTAACATGTATTCGGACAATGAACGGTTCCTACACGTATAAAAATCGTACCAAGAGGTAATCTTGATACTTGTAATACAGACGATTTTAGGCGTTTGTTTTTCAAAATCCTTGGTTGAACCGACGTAATATGTTCCATGGTAAGTATATATAAAAAATATATGATTTTTTATATGTTGTGGTTCTTATCCAACTCCTTTATATTAATTTGGGAAATGATTTATATAGAGTAATACCGACCTCTATAGACGCCGGTTACTACCCACCCAGCTGGGTCCGTTCCGAGGTGTGAAAAGTAACAGTAGTTAAGTTCTCCGCAGGAGTTAACTTCTCCGCACGTAACGTATCGTGATTTCATTGGGTTACTGCATTCTACCAAAGAAACATACATGTTTTGAATGTAATGGTATTTCCGTTTATTTTCAGTTAATAGGGATTGTTTATGCGGACTGCATAATGCATACCGCTTGACGATACATTGTAGTTCATACGGTAAATTAGGATAAATCTCCATCGTTTTGTAATAGGAACAAGTTGTGAAATTAGCATTTCATTTTTTGGATTAACCTAAAAATCCGTGTAGGCTATATAAATAGTGACCTTTACAACTCCTCGGCAATGGTTACACAAATTTATCCCTCTATAAACTAGCAATGACCTTTGTATGTCCAGTATGTAAAGCATTGCCGTTTAGTCATTCCCTTGTAAAACTAGGAGAGACCAAAGGTATAGTATACTATTATACTTGTCCGTCACAAGCGTTATTATATTATGATGTGGAAGGTATAATTCATCATTATAATGGTGTATTAAGTGAAATACCCAAAGAGATGGATTGGATTTGGATCGTGGATAGTGAAGGGTTTAACCTTATTCACGCATTACAAATCAAAGTTGCCGTGGAATTAGCAAAATTGATTTCAAATAAATTTAGTGTAAATTTAAAAAAAATTATCATCCTTCATCCCACCATGTATATTCGGATGATACACACAGTCCTATTGCCGTTTTTAAATGAAACCCTTCAAAGTCGTATTGACATCCATTATGAAGAAACAACTCCACAAGAAATAATGTGTAAATCTACTATATATGAATAACAAATACTTTTTTTATGTTACATTAATTTTATCCATACTCGTTCAGTTCATTACAGGTGTTATAGAAATTGCCGCCATGTTTATAAAAGTTCCAAGTGCTTATAATCTGATAAGACAGTTGTTATTGTTAGAAGTCTCCGTTCAAGTCATTGAAGGTTTATTTTACGGTTGGTTAGCATTTAATTTTAATACAATAAAAAATATAACTCCAAAACGGTATATAGATTGGGCTATTACAACGCCAACCATGTTAATCGTATTGATTGGATATTTGATTTATTTAGATAAACGAAGTACGGATGAAACAGACGGATTAGAGTTTTTCTCTCTTTTAAAAGAGAATGCCTCTGTGATAATACCAGTTCTCTTATTGAATTGGCTCATGTTATTTTTTGGTTATTTAGGTGAAATGAATATCCTAACGCCTTTGGTGGGTATTCTTGTTGGATTTATACCATTCTTACTGTATTATTATAAGATTTTTATAAATTATGTTTCTATACAAGGACAATACTTATTTTGGTATTTTTTCATATTTTGGTCTTTCTATGGGATTGTAGCTATTTTACCTTATTATATTAAAAATGCATTTTATAATATATTGGATTTATTTGCAAAGAACTTCTTTGGATTATTTTTGAGTTATATTATATTTACTGGTCGTTATTAAACGATACCAGTATAATTGTATTCGTGGTACATCCAGTTATAAACGAATGTGGTCCTTTGTGCCACAAGTTGTCCAGTATGAGACGCTTTAACTCATAGATGAAGTTCATCCTTTTTTCTGGAACGTTTACACTTTCTGGAACGTTTACACTTTCTGGAACGTTTACATGTTCTAACCCGCATACCTTTTTTAGAACGTTTACACTTTCTGGAACGTTTACATGTTCTAACCCGCATACCTTTTTTAGAACGTTTTGTTCTGTTACCCGCGTTTTGTTGATAATGAATCCATTTATTAAAATTACCCGTTTTAACCCACGTTGCAAGCAAATCGTCTTCTGCACGGAATGCATAAATCATATCCCCGTCTTGTACTTCTTTATCTTCGGCGGATACGTCATATATGCTTACGTCAAATTGTTTACCCTTTATGGGGGCAATCCTTAACTTTAATTCTTTGGGGTTATCCTTATACCCTGGTAATTGTCTCCTTAATTCAGATTGAATCCCTTCGATGATTTCATGATACGTGGTATTTTCTTCATAATAGACGGCATCTAATATCATCGGTGTAGGATGAACATCACTTAGGTGAACAAATACTTTAAATCTGGGTTCAACGTCGGGTTCAACGTCGGGTTCAACGTCGGGTTCAACGTCGGGTTCAACGTCGGGTTCAACGTCGGATTCCCAACCTTCGTTATCGGAACCAACCTTGGGTCTACTAAAGAGATTATCGTAATAATCAAGATCTTCAGATCTAGAACGTTTACGAGAATCCATACTATAGCTTGCTATTTTAAAACGGACCATAATTCATATGCCTCAATTCTAGGATGGTTGAATTGCCATCGTGTCTTTCTATGGAATGTAATGATTAAACGATAATATGGTGGTTGTGTTTTAACCATTCTTTTGCTTCTTGAATACTTTGCGGTATCGTAGAAATGGGGATGAATTTAGGTTTTTTCATACGTTTGGTTTTATAATATATGTAAGGACTATATTTACCTTGTCTTAATGTAGCTTCTTTACTAATTATGAGTAACACCTCGGTTGACACAAGGGTAGATACCGGGATGGATTTGTTTATTTCCTGTAGACAGGATTGACACGTTTCTTCCCAACCACATTCCCCCCTTGCAATTAAATCAAGTGTATCTTCCATACGTTTGGTGTAATCATATTGAAATATAGGACCAAAATGTTGGTTTATTACTTGTATAACGTCTCGCCCTAAAGGTTCAAGTATTAATTTACCACGTTCTACCCCATATTCTTTCGTAGTATCTATTTTATGAATAGTACAATGGTCCGCTTTAAATTCAACGCAAGATATAGATTTACCGGCAACATTGGTTTTCTTGACATAACCTCTCTCTTGTAATTTATCCACGATACCTGCATACGTGGATGGACGTCCAATCCCTTTTTTTTCCAATTGATGTACTAAATTGGCCTCTGTATAATGTGTCTTTAAATCTAAGATAGAGACTTTGGAATGTAGTGTATGGTACGATATAGGTCCCCGTTTTAGTACTTGTAAAAAAGAAATATTGGATGCTTTTGTATAACCCGTGACGATTTGCCATCCAGGAAATACTATTTGTTCGGCACAATGTGTATATACATAGGGGGTACAAGTTGTAACATGTGCTTGGATACAATTGTATTTGGCAGGAACCATACACGTTTCAATCGTGTGATTACGTATCATTGTATAAATCTTTTGCTCCCTAGGATTTAATTCAACGGTTTCCATTTCAATGTATATGGGTCGTATGGCTTCATGGGCGCCTGTATGGATGTCCAATCCATTCTCTCTGTTTGGTTTATTAAATTCTAAACCGTAGTGTTTAGAAATATAAACGGTCATAACGTCTAAAAATTCATTGCAATAGTGTGTATTGTCCGTTCGCATGTAAGTAATGTACCCCGCTTCATATAATAACTGACATGATTCCATGACGGATTTAGGCGAAATACTTAATTTAGAACTACAAGCTTGTTGTAAAGTACACGTAGTCCATGGTACCGGAGTTGGTTTATATTTGGTTTGAATGTCACTACAACTATATACATGTTCAAAGGTTAAGGACTGGGTTAAAAACTCTTCTACTTGGTCAGGTTCTTGAAAGGCATGATTTAAAACAAACTCTATACGTTTAGAAGTAAACATACCGATCGTAGTATATACAACTCGTCCAGAAGTACGTTCACACTCCAATTGATTCTCGTAGATTAGTTTAAGTGCGGGAGATTGACATCTTCCCGCAGATAAAGTTTTTTTTGTTTTTATATATCCGTGTAACAAGGGTGAAATTTTAAACCCAATGAGAAGGTCTAAGGCTTGTCGTGTGTGTTGTGCGTACACTACATCCATATGTATAAGGGTAGGATTTGTAATGGCATAGGTAATGGCAGAACGAGTTATTTCGTGAAATTTAATGCGTTTGGTCGTAAGGGGTAATTGAAATAGGTCACATACATGCCATGCAATGGATTCGCCTTCACGGTCATCGTCCAACGCTAATAGGACATCACTTGCTTCATGGATACCTTTACGTAAAAAGGAGATTTGTCGTGTTTTAGATGGAATATCACGAAATGTAATAGAATGATGTATGAAATCAATGCAATTCAAATCGTTCATGGTTCGTAAATGACCACAACTTGCAAAACATTTATATCCTACCCCTAAAAATTGTTCAATCGTTTTACATTTTGTAGGCGATTCAACAATTACTGCAATATAAGTCATACCTATATATGGGTCTTCCTATTAAATCCATTTTATTGTATAGTATGATGACGATATTGTCCCCACGTTATATTCAAGGGTACAACTGGGGGTTCATCTACATTTAAATTTTGCATATCCAATTTGTTACCTCGCTGTAAGGCACTATCTATATATATTTCTTTTAAATATTTACCAACTAAAAACGCACCTTCATGCTGGTCAATTTCGTTATGTTCTATTTGATGTAATATATGTATGAACTTGGACATTATCTCTAAACTCAATTCATCTTTTTTTAGACGATTAAAAATATCTGTATAGTATGTAAATAAAAAGGAACACTTTGTTTCTAACAAAGAATACAATTGCGACTCTTCCATAGAAGCATGTTTTGATTTTAATTGAATCATGGTATCCACGTCTGCTTGAATTTTGGAACTATGATTTCTTTCTCTAATGTTATTTGTGACATCCTCTACATTATTGGCATGTATCATTTTACCCAATTGTAGCCTATCGTGTTCGTTCATACTATAATAGTAGTATCCTTTTTAAATTATAAAAAAATATTACACTATATTATAATGCGTAGTTCAGGTTCAACCGTTGCACCCGTCTTGTCTTATCCGCTACAAGACGGAGCCACAAGCCAACGCGAAAGTGCTATTATGGCATCTTCTAATATGAATACAAAACAACAAGCACAAATTAACCAGCACGGTGGAAGTAATTGTCCTTATTGTAATCAAGCGATATCCAAACGTTCTAGACATTGTCCTTATTGTAATCACGCGATATCCAAACGTTCTAAACATTGTCCTTATTGTAATCACGCGATATCCAAACGTTCTACACGTCGCAAAACAAAATCTTCCAAAAGACGTTTCAAAAAGTATACAAGAGGAGGTAATGCAACCAATCGTGTTACGGTTCCCTCCTTCCCAACCAATACAGTAAGTCCAACGAATGCAAATTCTATATCGGTTTCAACCAATAGAGCTAGTTTACAATCCAATGCAAATGCAAGCGGAGATTGTTATGCTACAAACTCTTGTTAGGAATAGAGAAGATTTCATGATAATATTATCACAATATAGACTATGAAATCAAGTGATATTACATTGGCCATATTCATTATTATTGTATTCATTTCACTATTCCTAGTGAATATATTATCGGTTGGTATTAAGAATATTGAAGACAATTGGCCAACCTATCGGTGTAATCCTGTCGTTATGCCATTTGCAGGATTATTTGGACAAGACGCCACTCAAAATTTTACATATTGTATTCAAACCATGCAGTCCAATTATATGGATTTTTTGTTACAACCCATGAACTATAATCTAGACATTATTAGTAATTTAGGTGCATCTATAACGGGTGATATTGATTCTATACGAGCATTTATAAACAATTTGAGAAATGATATCACCTCTATGATTCAAGATGTATTTAGTGTATTTTTAAATATATTAATTGAATTCCAAACAATCATCATGTCTATCAAAGATATGGTAGGTAGAATAACGGCAATATTAACCACTCTTCTTTATACAGTGTCTGGTTCCATTACAACGATGGAGAGTGTATGGGCAGGTCCACCTGGTCAGCTTGTTAAAGCATTACAGGGATTATGTTTTCATCCAGATACTTTATTATGTTTGGAAGATGGACAAACCGTGAAAATAAAAGACATTGAATTGAACAGTGTATTAAAACACCCAAAGGGTTGTTCTGGTGCCGTAGTTCAAAGTGTTATGAAAATAAGTAATTTAAACAATGGACGACACCGCGAAACCTTGTACGATATGAAAGGAGAAGAGAATACTTCCTTTTTAGTATCTGGATGTCATTTGATATACGACCAAGATATCCAAGATTTTATTCCAGTACAAGAGTGGATACAAAGACACCCAACGGATGGAACCCAAAGCAATGAAAACCATGATGTCTTATATTGTTTAATTACATCCAATCATACCATTCCAATTGGTAATTGGTTATTCCACGATTGGGAAGATAACAATGGTTCTTATGCAAAAACATTAGGTTAGAATTATATAATACTATCATATGAATAACATTTATGACGATATATCCGACTTATATACTAAAAGTAGTTTTTCCGATAGATATGCTGGCGATATATGGATAACTATTATACTATGCATCCTTGTATTTTTAGTATTTAATTATTATACAATTATCAATAATACTCAACCCATCGTAGATGATTGGGCGAATCAACGATGTAATCCATCGGTTATTCCATTTGCAGGAATGATAAATGCACCAGAAGGAACGTCGTTGTTTGAATATACTGGTAAAAATTTTGAATATTGTATCCAAAATATATTAAGTGACCTTGCACAGTATATGCTTGCTCCTATCCAATATATATTAAGTATTCAAACCACGGTTATGAATGACTTGAGTTCAGCCATTCATGCTGTAAGAGGATTGTTTGACACTATACGTGGCAGTATAAAAGAACAGGGATCCGATTTATTCAATCGTTCTCTCAACATCACGTTGCCAATCTTATACATGATACGTAAAATGGAAGCCATGATGGGTAAAACCCAAGGTGCAATCGTAAATGGTATATATACACTGTATGGCGGATTTCTAACCATGGAAAGTGGATTTTTATTTATTTATGAATTCAGTGTAAATCTATTATGGATAATATTTACGTTTATATTGATTTGTTTTGCAGTCGGATGGCTTTTTCCACCCACTTTAGCTGCGGGTTTAGCAGCGTCCACTTTTTTGGCGTTATTGTTAATACCCATTGTAATCTTTGTAGTGATAATGAACAGTATGAACGATGTATTTGCTTCTTCCAATCCTTCTACGCCACCCTATGTTCCTGGTTATTGTTTTCTAGGAGACACTCCAATACATACCAAACAACGAGGTTTCATCCCTATGAAAGATTTAGAATTAGGTGAGGTATTGTACGATGATAATGTGGTAACTTCCATTATGAAATCTACTTCCAAAGGTACCGTATTTTATAAGATACATAATGTCATTGTATCAGGAGGTCATCCCGTATTGGAAGAGAACCGAGGATGGGTAATTGCCTCGTGTCATACCGAAAGTCGTCGTATAGATGAGATTAAGGAATCCTATATATATTGCATCGGTACACAACATAAAACAATCCGTATTCAAGATTTATTATTTACAGATTGGGATGAATTAGACGATGAAGACATGCAAGCCTTAAAACATCATCCAGACCTTGAACACTATTTACCTGCTTCCTTTACACTTTCGGACGTTCATACGTATTTAGACGGTGGTCTACACCCCAATACACGTATCCGTTTAAGCACGGGAGAGATTGTATGCATGAATGCGTTAATCGTCGGGGATATCTTATGGTACGGTGAGACGGTTGAAACTATTATTCGCGTAAAAACAGATGATATTTATGCATTTTATGATATATCCTATAAAGGAGAACCGATCGTGTCTGCCACTAAAAACATAGACATTGTTTTGCTAGATTCGTACCCCGATGCACTTACTTGGACTAAAATAGATGCTCCTCCTGAATGCATTCATATTATTACAAATAAGAACGGATTTCAAATGAAACACGTATTTATTGGAGATTATAATCGGGGTATAGATAGATATATGACCGATGAAATTTTAAATAAAGCTTATCGTAAATTATAATTTTATCTTTGTATTAACTATATGACCTTTATAAACATATTTGGCGAAAGATTATCTATAAGGAATTTGATTTTAATACTAGTGGTAGGTATGTTTATAGGTACGAATGTATGGTGTAGCTGTTCTGGAGGTTTACTTGAAGGTTTTCAATCGGGTATAAATATTACAATGGCCGCTCTTGATTATAGCATGAGTAAAGGGGTTCCCGTTTCATGGAAGGATAAAGGATTCGTTGGAACCGGTGTAAATACACCGAAAGATTTGTATAATCATTTAAAGAATAATGTGGGTGGAAGTGTTCCTTTACCTGAAGGAGAATTATTATTGTTTAAGGAGAATACCTTTGACCCAACGTGTTGCCCTTCTACTTATTCCAACTCTTCTGGTTGCCCGTGTATATCTATAGAACAAATGAAATATTTGAATGAACGAGGAGGAAACCGAACTTTAAATAGCCAGTATTAATTATTTATGATACAAATATAAAATTAACACGATCAAGAGAATCGTAAAACATAAGAATATATACTTTTCACGTCGTTTTAGTTTAGTTAAATCTTTTACTTGTTTTGGTTTATAATGTTCATAATAGTGTGCCATGGCTTCTTCAAACGTTAACGTTGGTTTCCGTAAAGAGGCATTCACTCTATTATGTATAAAATGCGTCCATCTCATCAAGGATTGTCTTGAGTCTAAATAAGGTGTAACTGGATAAGTATCTAACAACACACTGAATTGATTCCCAATCTCTTCTATAGGTAAAAACAATGGTAGATTTTGATAGAATTCATAATATTTTTTTTTAATGACCTCGTTTGGCGTATAGGGATAGGTCATTGCAATGGTATGTAATACAAACCAATAAGGTGGACCCCATATATCTGGTTCTAGCGTCATGTTAAAGGATATAAAGAAGTTTTAATTACAAGAATAGCGTAATGACAAATACGAATTCTTGTAATAACTGTTTAGAATACGGACATTCTTTTCATCAATGCAAAAAACCAATTACGAGTTTAGGTATTCTTGTCTTTAAATACGATAAAGATAATATACCTAATTATTTACTCATATGTAGAAAGGATTCTTTAGGATATGTAGATTTTATGCGAGGAAAATATAATCCAAATAATCCATTTTATCTTCAAAATATTATTAATGAGATGACTATCCACGAGAAAGAAAGATTGTTGACTAAACCGTTTGATACATTATGGAAAGAATTATGGGGTGGAAATATAGGCATTCAATATAAAGGTGAGGAACAATTGTCAAGGGATAAATACAATAAATTAGTTCAAGGAATACATAATAAACAAAGTCATTATACATTGCAATCTTTGATTGCCTCTTCCAGTACACAATGGACGGAACCCGAATGGGGGTTTCCAAAAGGACGCAGAAATTATCAAGAAAAAAATATAAATTGTGCGCTTAGAGAATTTGAAGAAGAAACTGGATATCCTTCAACCTCACTGAATATAATGCAAAATATAATGCCATTGGAAGAGGTATTTACAGGGTCAAACTATAAGTCATACAAACATTGTTATTATACTGCCCATATGGATTCCGATGTACCTACCGTAGGAATACAGAAAACCGAAGTGAGTGATATGAAATGGGTAGACTTCAACCATGCTATACAGATGATAAGGGAATATAATATTGAAAAAAAAAATATCATGGAACGTGTAAATAAAATAATATGTAAATATAGAATATATATATAATATTGATATGCAAACCTATAAGAAACCAATGATACGCAAAAAAAAGTTAGTAGAGCAAACCTATAAGAAACCAATGACACGCAAAAAAAAATTGGTAGACCAAACCTTAAACCTACAAAGACAAGACATAGAATTACAAAATAGAATACAAGCAACAAGTGGAGAATATTCTTATTTGTATCCATCTTTGGATGACCCCAACTTTAATGTGTCTATCGCTTCACGAAAAGAATTTTACGATACTAGATACGAAAGACCGAAGGATAAAGGTAATATAGAAGATATATCCGATGCATTATGTAATGCCTCCTTTGAACTTGCACCACATCAAATGTTTGTAAGAAACTTTTTATCTTTTCAAACCCCTTATAATGGTATGCTTTTGTTCCATGGATTAGGTAGCGGTAAAACATGTTCCGCCATTAGTGTTTCGGAAGAAATGAGGAATTATTTAAAACAAATGGGTCTTTCCCAACGAATCATTATTGTTGCTTCACCGAACGTACAACAAAATTTTTATTTACAAATGTTTGATGAACGAAAACTAGAATTGATTGATGGATTATGGAATATACGAGCATGTACAGGTAATAAATATTTAAGTGAAATTAACCCCATGCATATGAAAGGATTGACGAAAGATAAAGTCATCCGTCAAATCAAACGTATCATACAGTCTGCTTATTTATTTTTAGGATACATTGAATTTGCAAATTATATTAAAAAAAAATCGGAAGTATCCAGCGAACTAACCATTTCACAAAAAACAAAAGTTATAAAACAAAAATTGGTGAAAACGTTTCAAAATCGGTTGATTATAATTGATGAAATACATAATATTCGTATGACCGAAGATAATAAGGATAAACTCGTGTCGGCAGAACTGTTAAAACTAGTAAATAATGTACCTCATATGCGTTTGTTGTTATTGTCTGCAACTCCCATGTATAACACTTATAAAGAGATTATATGGATTTTGAATTTACTGAATATAAACGATGGACGGTCTACCTTTCAAGTCAATGACGTATTTCAAAGCGATGGTTCATTTAAAGTAGACGAGGAGGGCGAAGAAATAGGAAGGGAATTTTTAACTAGAAAAGCAACTGGATATGTATCTTTTGTGCGTGGCGATAATCCATACACATTTCCTTATAGACTATGGCCAAATGAGTTTGAACCAAGTAAAACATTGGGCCGTGTAACCATGCCCACCCAACAAATGAACGGAATGACGATTATGCAACCCATTGAAATGTTACATTTATATTTTACAGAAATTGGTACAGTACAAGAAAAGGGATACCAGTACATCATCAACCAATTTAAAGAAGACACAGGTAAACATATGCCGTCTTTTGAAAATATGGAAAAATTTGGGTATACCATGTTACAACGTCCGTTGGAAGCACTCAATATTGTATATCCGCATTCTAAATTAGAAGAAGACGGAAAACGGATAGATCCAAAAGAATTGGTTGGAAAGAATGGATTGAAACGAATTATGAAGTATAAAGAAACTACAAACCCTTTATCTAGAGGTGAATTTGAATATAGAACGAGGGAATACGGTCGTTTATTCTCTTTAAAAGAGATTGGAAAGTATAGTTGTAAAATTGAAAATATATGTAAAACCATTGCAAGGTCGGATGGAATCATCCTAATATACTCTCAGTATATTGATGGAGGATTGATTCCGATGGCCCTTGCCTTAGAAGAAATGGGGTTGCGTAGAGCGGGAGGGAAATCCTTATTTAAAACACAAGTCTCTGAACCCATAGACGCAAATACATTTCAACCTAAATCAAGTGGAATATTTTCACAAGCATCCTACGTTATGATAACAGGTGATAAAGCATTGTCCCCCGATAACGTATCTGACTTGAAACGATGCACGGATATAGACAACAAAGAAGGTGAGAAAGTAAAAGTGATATTGATATCTCAGGCGGGTTCAGAAGGATTAGATTTCAAATACATTCGTCAAGTCCATGTATTAGAGCCATGGTATAATATGAACCGGATCGAACAAATCATTGGAAGAGCGGTTAGACAATGTAGCCATAAAGATTTGCCATTTCAAAAACGAAACGTTCAGATATTTTTATACGGTACTTTATTATCCAATCCAAGGGAAGAAGCTGTGGATATATATGTATATCGTTTAGCAGAATTGAAAGCGATACAAATCGGGTTAGTGAGTCGTGCTCTGAAAGAAGTTTCTGTAGATTGTTTATTAAATTTTGAACAAACAGGGTTTAATGCAGACGATATGAAAATGGTAGTGAAACAAACGATGTCCACCCAACAAACGATTGATTATGTCGTTGGAGATAAACCATTTTCTTCTACATGTGATTATTTAAGTAAATGTACGTATGAATGTAAGCCAACCAAGGAAGGGAATCCCGTCATTTCAATGGATACTTATAATGAAACGTTTATCCAGATGAATATTGATAAAATTTTACAACGTATACGGGAATGTTATAAAGAACGTTTTTTTTATACAAAAGAACAATTAATTCACGAAATCAATGCAAATAAACATTATCCACTTATTCAAATCAATTCTGCCTTACATCAAATGGTAATAGATAACAACGAATATATAGTAGATATGTATGGACGAATTGGAAGATTAGTCAATATAGGAGAATTATATTTATTTCAACCGTTGGAAATAAACGATGTACGTATATCTAGGTATGATCGTTCCGTTCCGATTGAATATAAACGGAGAGATTTACAATTTGAGATACCGAAGGAAGAGTCTATACCGTTGTTTGAAAAAAAGACGACAAAAAATGATGTATGGTATTCCATGAAAGAACAGTTTGAAACCTCGTTGGTCGTTCAAACCATAGATACACACACGGACGACTGGTATAAAATATGTAGTGTGGTTATACCACATTTAAAGCAAGACGGGTGGAAACAAGAATTATTAGAGACGTTTATTGTGCATCATATTATAGAATCCTTATTGTTTGAAGACACCATTTCATTATTAAATTATATGGAAACCTTAACCGAACAAGACGATGTATTGTTAAACCATACGCGTGCATATTTTAAACATAAGTTTGTTCTTTCTAAAGATAGGATTGGAATACAACTTCAAAATTTAGGTAAACAACAGTTGATAGTATCCTCTCCTACATTACCACGTCAATGGAGCATTGCAAAGCCACAAGACTATGAAGATTTGTCTGAAGGGATTACCAAAAATATACAAAAGGTATTTCCTATTCAGGAACGGTTGAATAAATATATCGGGAGTATGGTGATATTTAAAAAGGATTATATGGTGTTTAAAATACGGGATATGTCTCAATCTAGAAACAGTGGGGCTAGATGTGACCAAGCCAGTAAAATCAAATCCATCAAAATATTAACCGATGTATTAGAAGAAACCCAGTATACGGTTAAATCCTCCTTTTCAAGATATGAACTATGTATTATTCAAGAGTTTTGGTTCCGACACAAAGATTTAGAACAAACCCAACAAAAGAGATGGTTTTTAACTCCATATGAATCTATTTTAATTAATGAATTATAACCGAAAAATGAAATGATTTAAAAATTATCTAATCTTTACACTATGAGTACTACATCCGTGGTTCAATCCGCAAAGAAAGCCGACGTGTTACGACGGAAACAAATACAAGGAAATCATATATTTTCACAGTCCATTATAACCCATCGTCTATCTTTATCTATAGTGTATATGGATGGAAATATCAAACAAACTTTGCAAGATAATATTGAATTTGAGATTGGAGGTAAATGTATTGTAGATGGATTTGTAAAAAAAGAATCCTGTAAAGTATTGAGTTATTCTAGTGGAAGACTTCAAGGTTCAGATGTCATGTTTGATGTCGTTCTAGAATGCTTAATTTGTTGTCCGGTGGAAGGGATGATTATTGATTGTGTCGCAAAATTCATTACAGAAACGGCAGGTATCAAAGCAGAATTAGAAGGTAATAGTCCTTCTCCGTTAATCCTATATATTGCAAGGGATCATCATTATAAACATTCAGAATTTAATAATGTTCGTATTGGTGATAAGTTAAAAGCCAAAATTATAGGACAACGGTATGAATTGAATGACACGTATATCTCAATCATTGCGGAATTGGTTAGTTATACGTCTTCAGAAGTCAATCCAACCCAATTAACCATTAAAAAAAAGGTGAAACCTTAGGTGTAAAATCCTCCGACACAATAGAAGGAGAGATATTAGAAGATTAGGAATTAAAGATGTATGACTATATACTATATGTTATCTGTGCTGAAAACGGATATTGAGAATATGACGTTTCAACATCAAATTGAAGTGTTACGGATTCTACATGAGCGTAGTTATATTCCATTAAACGAAAATAGTAATGGTACATTTGTGAATCTTACAAAATTATCACACGAAGACGTTTCATTGTTACGTAATTATTGTGATTATGTAAATCAACAACAAAATACTATAACCTCCGTGGAAGATGAAAAAAAATATATCCAAGATACATATTTCAAACCTAATAAAGACACTACGATAAAATGAAGATATGAACGAATTTATTCTAGAACATCTGAAACCTTATATGATATATGAAGACCATCTACGAAGTTGGAATTGTATTCCAACGCTTGTAAAGAGTCCAACTATTGTAAAGAATTCAACGCTTGTAAAGAGTCCAACTATTGTAAAGAGTCCAACTATTGTAAAGAGTCCAACGCTTGTAAAGAGTCCAACTATTACATCTACAATAACCATTCCAAAACACATTCAAGACACTTTATTTTGGTGTTTTTATATCATTGTGGAAGGATATCCTACGATAGATTATGTATTCCAATCTCCTTTTAAATACGAACAGGAATTCAAATATAAATGTATTGCAAACTTAAAACCAAAGTTATCCATACTTAAATCTTTAAAAATAAATATACAATCTGTAGAAAGTGATGTTGTTATGAATAAATTCATGACTTTATCCAATTTAGGAGCGTTATCCATTGCACAGGAAAAATCAATCCTCGTGAAATGCGATGAACTGTATTATGATTTTAACTATGGTACATCTTATAATTTGATTGAACGACGAGGTCATACTTTTTTTCTTCATTTAGGAGATGTAACCGATTTAATACGTACCGTTCAACAAGAATGTTATTGTATAAATCCCCGTAAAGTGATAAAAAGTATGTCTGCCTATACTTTAAAAGAGTTACAAGCGATTTCAGCAAAACTTAAATTACCAATACATAATCAAGATAAACCATACACCAAACAAATCTTGTATGATGCAATTAGTTCAAAGATTAAAAAATTGACATAAATAATCTATGTGTATATATTATACACATGTCTAAAATGAAACCAAATCAAACCGGTTTAAAACAAATATTACAATCGTATTTGGAGAATCTCCGAAGTAGCGGTCGTGATGGTACGACTGAAATGGAAATTCGGTTTGGTACGGCTCGCGGAATGAAACCCATTAACCGTATAGAATATGGGGATGTCATTCAACGATTTTTATCGGCAGGATTTCAATTATCGGATGCGAAATATTTATTGAGGGTGAATAGTAACTTTACAGATTCAAAGAGTGGTTCCTCACGACTCTCAAACATAAGAGCAGAATTATCTGGATTGGACGCTATCACCGAGTACTGTAAACATAATACAATTGAAACCTTCTATACCAATGGACGCGCCTCGTTTATTCAAAAAAACCCTTTCACTGTAAAGGAACGTCAAATTTTGCCGTATGATGCGCCAGATTATAATATGAGGGCATCCTTGAGTAATGAAAAAGACATGGGTTCAACTTCAATGGTTCGTACAATGGTCTCGCAATGGAAAGACCATAAAAAAATATTTAGATATATGATACGTCATACATTGACACATCCAGATTTTCCACTGTCCGTAGACGTTAGTATTGTAAAACAATCTAGACAGAAAGGTAAATATGTAGAACAATCTTATACATTTACGGAAGCCGGTTTAAGCAAGTCACCTGAACGATATGAAATTGAAATCGAGATGGATAATCTTAAAGTGGGCGTAGGTTCAAAGTATAGTACGACAGAATCCTTGTATATAGCGGTTAAAAAGACCATCTTATACGTATTATCTGGATTACAAGGAACCAATTTTCCAATCTCTTATTCCGAACAGTTTAACCTTTTGGATTACTACATGCGAATGATTTGGAATGATAAATATAAAGAAGGACAGCGAACGCAACCAAAACACTTTATAGGACCTTCTTCTGTATCGCTTCAACTCAATAATATATCCGAACAAAATGAAGATGCCAATTATCCTAATATACGCAACGCGTATACAGTGACTGAAAAAGCAGACGGTGACCGTAAACTAATGATGGTTGCAGACAATGGACTCATTTATTTAATAGATACAAATATGCGAGTTCAATTTACAGGTGCAAAAACGACCAATCCTGAATTATTTGGTTCTATACTAGATGGCGAACATATCATTCATAATAAAGAAAAGGTATTTATTAATTTATATGCGGCATTTGATATTTATTATCTACATCGTAAGGATGTTCGTTCTTTCGGATTTATCGGTGATAAAGATAGTTCCAGTTCATTCCGTTTACCGTTGTTAAATCGTTTCATGCATGATTTGAAACCGTTTAGTGTAACGTCTAGTGAAAGTCCATCTCCTATGAGATTTGAACACAAAACCTTTTATAGTAGTAGTCCAACTCAAAGTATATTTCAAGCAAGTCAATTCTTACTTCAACGCATAGACGACGATTTGTTTGAATATGAAACAGATGGTTTAATTTTTACGCCAATGACAACGGGGGTTGGTTCTAACAAAATAGGTGTCACTACAATGCCTATGAAAAAAACTTGGGAATATTCTTTTAAATGGAAACCTCCTGAATTCAATACCATTGACTTTATGGTTACCATACAACGTGATTCAGATGGACGAGAAGATATTAAACATATCTATCAGAATGGAATGGATGTAAATGTCTCTACTCAAATTACACAATATAAAACACTTATCCTTCGGGTTGGATTTGATGAATCTTTACACGGGTACATCAACCCTTGTTTAAATGTAATTGAAGATGTATTGCCGTCTACAGAGGATAGAGATAATGAAGAAGGGTATAAACCAATTCAATTCTTTCCAACCAATCCATCCGACGAACATGCCGGTATATGTCATTTGAGGATAGAATCTGCGCAAGGTGGTACACGAGAAATGTTTACCGAAAATCGTGAAATCATTGAAGACAATACAATTGTTGAATTTAGGTATAACACGGTGAAAGACGTGGGTTGGCGATGGGAACCTTTACGCGTACGTTATGATAAAACCAATGAATTACGTAACGGAGGTAAAAATTACGGTAATGCCTATCATGTGGCTAACAATAATTGGCATTCCATCCACAATCCAGTTACGAAGGAAATGATAATGTCTGGAAATGATATACCTACTTTTACGCATGACGAGGATGTATATTATAATCGCGTTTCAAACACAACGGTTACTCGGGGTTTGCGTGATTTCCATAATTTATATGTAAAAAAGAAACTCATCGTAAGTGTATCTAAACCAAATGATATTTTAATTGATTATGCCGTGGGTATGGGAGGTGACTTTACAAAATGGATTGAAGCGCGATTGAAATTCGTATTTGGTATTGATATATCAAGGGATAATATAGAAAATCGTTTAAAAGGAGCTTGTGCTCGTTATTTAAATTACAAAAAAAAATATAATCGTATGCCAAGCGCATTGTTTATAGTTGGTAATTCGTCTGTAAATATACGTGATACGAATGCCATGTTCACTGAAAAGGGTAAGCAAATTACAAATGCCGTGTTTGGAAAAGGTCCTAAAGAGTCCAAGACCCTCGGGAAAGGTGTATATAGACATTATGGTATTGCTGAGCACGGGTTTGATGTTGCTTCTATACAATTTGCAGTGCATTATATGTTTGAGAATATAACCACACTTAGTAACTTTCTTCGTAATGTGAGTGAGACTGTAAAAGTAGGCGGTCGTTTCATAGGAACATGCTACGATGGGTCACGGGTATTTAATATGTTATCGTCTAAATCCCGTGATGAAAGCATAGTACTACAAGAAGATACAACTAAAATGTGGGAAGTTGTAAAACGATATGATAAATCAGAGTTTCCAGCAAGCGAAGAATCCCTTGGGTATGCTGTAGATATATTTATGGAGTCTATTGGTAAAATGTTTCGCGAGTATCTAGTTAATTTTGAATATTTAGACAGATTAATGCATAACTTTGGGTTTACTTTATTATCCGTGAAACAAGCAAATGAAATTGGACTTCCAAACGGTATTGGAACGTTTCATGAATTACATACCCTTATGTATTCCGATACAGAAAGAACTCCAAATATTCGTTCTGATTATGGATTAGCCTATACTATGACCGAACACGAAAAAATGGTATCCTTTTTAAATAATTATTTCATTTATGTAAAAACACATGCGGTGGATGCAAAATCAGTGTCAGAAGAAATGATACGTAACTATCCGGAACAAACCGTGGAATTACCTGTAAAAGTAACCGAAGTAGACTCCACGGTGGAACCAAAAGTACCAAAATCTGTTAAACTAAAGAAAAAATTAAAACTAGTAATGGAAAATAAATAAAGGATATAAATATTACAAAGGAATAGGTAGTAGTATGTCAATCATCTATAATTTACCAAATTGTAATACGAATGTATATACATACATTCTTTCAAGCCATTCTATCATGAACCTTATTCCAGTAGTTATAAGTCATACGTTATATCAATACGTACGCAATCTAAAAAATATACTGTATAATTCAGAACAAAAACATATAGACCATTATGAATATATTTATTCTATTCTACCTGTTAAAACGTCCTATTCATCCTCCTACTATAAGATGTTTGAAACCTATAAAACTTTTAATATATTAGAGCAGTTGCCGGAGAATTGTAAAAGTTTTCATTTTACAGATGATATAGATGGTTGTGGATGTATGGAATCCCTAAAGTTCTGTAGGCAGAATAATCTAGACCAATACATTAAAAAAACACAAACCAATGATTTTTTTTATATTAACACGGTTTATGAATGTTATACTATGCACCATGGAAGTTGTCATCTAGTCACTGGATATTACAAAGAGGGAGAAGAGATTACACAATCTAAATTGTTATTTACACAATGTATTTATGCATTTGCATGTCAAAAAAAAAAAGGTCATTTTATTTTAAAAATATCAGATATATATACTCAACCAACGATTGATATATTGTATATGTTATCATCCCTGTATGAGAGGGTTCAGATGTATAAACCCTATACAAGTAATCCTTTAACTTCAGAAAGATACGTGATATGTATGAATTTTCGTTTAGAGGATACAAAAGATTTAGTGGATAAAATGTGTCTCGTGTTGAAGGACTTTATAGATACAACGTATCCAGATAGATTTTTACAGTGCGATATACCCTATTCTTATATGTGTGGATTACAAGATATTAATGCGATAATTGGACAAACACAATTAGAATATATGAATGTTACTTTAAAACATTTACAAGGTTCAACCATTGAAACCGAGGATTGTAGGATACATCATCACCATAAATGTATTCAATGGTGTAAGAAATTTAATTTACACGATATATTTAAATAGGTTATAAATACATTGCATTCCATTTAGAAGCCTCTTTTAAAGGTAACAATATATTCACTACATCAATGGTAACCGTAAATGGATAAGTAATCTTTCCTAATTTACACATTGTTTCAAATAAACTTGTAGTTGGGGTCAATAACCGAAACAAATTTAATTTCGTATATATGGTTTCAAGACAACGTTTCAAATTACGAACCCCGGCTTCATTGTCTGTATATTGAGTTATGATATAACTCATAGTAACTTCGGGAATTATAATATCTTTTTCCTCAAAACAAACTTGTTCTCGTATTTTAGGTATAAGATAATCCCTTGCAATCACGGTCTTTTCTTTTGTATCATAACCATTGGTTTGAACTCGGTACATTCTGTCCAATAAGATTGGATTAATTTTACTTTCGTCGTTGTAGCTAAATATAAATAAACAACGACTTAAATCAAAATCCAATTCGGAAAAATATTTATCATGAAATTTAGAATTTTGAGTTGTATCGGTTAGATGTGTAAGAATTCCAATGATTTCTTCACCTCTTGGTGTATCACTTACTTTATCTAATTCATCAAAGAAGAACACTGGGTTCATATATTTACATTGAATTAAATGATCTATTATTTTACCCCATGTGGACCCTTCGTAGGTATAGGAATGTCCTTCTAAAAAACTTGCATCCGTAGCACCTCCTAATGTAATGAATGAAAAGTTTCGTCCAAGTACTTTACTGATACCATCCTTTACAATCGTCGTTTTACCTGTACCCATGGGCCCTTTGATTGCAATCGCAGTACCGATGGAAGATGGATTGGTAACCCATTGACCAATCATTTGCATGATTTGTAACTTCATATCATTCATACCATATACTGCTTTATCCAGTATATGTTTTGCATTTTCCATAAACTCTGAGCACTTTTCAAGTCCATCCTCTTTTAAAGTAATAGGATGTTGTTTGTATTTACCAAAGGGTATTTGCATAAAGGTGTCCACCCATTGTTTGATTTTATAATATTCGCTATCACTTGGTTCTAATTGATCCAGTGTATTTATTTTTTTATAAGCAATCACTTTGTATTCTAATGGTATATCTGTCCCCAACAACTTTAAACGATACGGTTTATCTATACTATAATTATCAATCAGTTCTTTCATATCGGTTAATACCACGGATTGTTCTTCCTCGTTAAGTTTATCTTTAAAATATTTTACATCGTTCATCATGTTTTTTTCTTGTAAGAAAGACTTAAATTTTTTGATGTTACTTGTAATTTGTTTACGGTTTAAACCCTCTTTTTTATCAGGTTCTTCTTGCGATTCCGTGTCATCGTCTACTTCTTTAATATGAAATTCAATTTTAAATTTACTAGGAGATATCGTATTGTCTTCTTCTTCGTCTTCGTCTTCTTCGTCTTCGTCTTCTTCTTCTTCGTCTTCTTCGTCTTCTTCTTCGTCTTCTTCTTCGTGAATATGTCTTTTTAAGCGTAGTTTTCCATCCGAATGATATGTATGTTTAGGTGTATCCCGGACTCGTTGTTTTGCATAACTAGATGGGAAAATTTTAGAAATAAACTTTCTATATTCATGAAGGTCAATCGTTTCTTCTTCAGACCCAGACGTCCAATCCGAATCATCGTCGGATGAACTATTCTCTGGTATTTCTTTAACCATTTTACGATTCATCGTTTTACTACGAGTATTATAAGAATGTTTTGTTTTGGAAGCCATAATTGATACTTTTCAGAAGGAAAATAATATATTCAATTTTATGTAAAACAAAGATATATAAGAATGAATTATTTAAATATAGATTGTTAATTCATACAATGGAGCATGAGATATCTAATCGTAACGGAGTATCCTTAATGTATAAAAAAAACGATGACCAAATAGATTTTAAATTAAATTTGGAAATTATAAATAATCATGTCTATATGGATACATTTATTGATTTTAATATCTTCAAACTAATAGAAACACTAAATACAGATATCATTGAATGTATTTACATGGAACAAACCGATACTTTAGATACTATGAATATATGTATGGTATTAAAGCCAATTGGAAAAGAACTTGGATTGTCACAAAAATATATTTTATCTAGAACCACGAAAATCCAATCCGTACATAACGTTCAGTTCATATCCAGTGATTTAAAAGAGTTAGGTACAATCAAACTTAATGTAAAGGCAGAACCAGTTAGAAAAAATTCGGCGATTTTGAATATAGATATAATGAGTAGGTTTCATCTCATTGTAACCTATTCATTCAATTTGGAACTTGAATCCGAATTACCTATTTACATGGAAAAATTACCAGGACAACTTATACAAAAGATGTTTATACGATTAAAAACATTTTTGGAAAATATTCATTAATATCATTATGTAAAATATTTAAACCAAACTATATAGTTTATAGTATGTTTATAATTCCGACCATTTTATATGCCGTATGGCAATACGGATGGTATTGTTTAGGGCGTTCTCGTTTAGATTGTATGAGAAATATGACAAAGTATTTGTATCATAAAAACATTGTATTTTCTAAATTATTTCAAAATATGTCAATTGCAATGAATATATTGAGCAAAGAAGAAATGGATTTTTTCTATTCTTACAATGAACACGTTCCTTTTACCTTGAATAAACTCTACGACATTCAATCTATATTGGATGATTTAAATAAAGACATAAACGACAAAATTATATTGACTTCACAACTACCTTTTAATTCTGGTATGATTTCAGTTGTATATTATGCTACCATGTGTAATAAACCGATTGTGATAAAAGTAAAACGACCAGATATTACCATTCAATTACTAGAAGGCTTACATCAATTCAAACGTTTAATTCAATGGCTACAATATTTACCTTATTTATATGAATTTGATTTACTATCCGTATATCATGAAAATACAACAGACATGATAAACCAACTTGATTTTAAGAATGAAATTAACAATTTAATTTCCATAAAAGACAATTTTAAAAATATAAAATATGTGGTTATCCCAACCGTATATCCATTATTTACCACTCTAAATGAGAATGTTATTGTGATGGAACGATTAATTGGCAATAAGATTCAAGATATCAGTATAAATACTAAATTATATGAACAATACATCTTATTGCTTTTTAAACTTACTATAAAAAGTTTATTATACGACGGTTGTTATCACGGAGATTTACATACAGGTAATATATTATTTCTTACAGAAGAAGAACCAAAAATTGGATTGATAGATTTTGGTATAATTGGTAAAATATCACGAAAATCCCAAAATGATTTTTATAATTTTATGAAAACCTCTTTGTTAGATAAGGATTTTGAGAAAGCATCTCATATCATGACAACCCACATGTTACATCCTCCTTCCAAATACAATGATTTGTCTTTATCCACCAAACAAAATATAGTAAAGGATATTATAAATGTATTGAAAGATACTTTACACACGGGTACATTTGATATTCAGTTTATGTATAATTTAAATCATGTATTATATAAGCATAAATTATCATTAGACCGCGAGTTTTGCAAAATACAATTATCTATGTTAATCTCTTTTAGTGTAACGGATGTTTTATGTAAAAAATGTAAGAATACATTTATACATTATTTTAGTCAAGCTTTAGATGAAATCTTTAACGACGGATTGAATATAGAATAAACATTTCTTGTCCGCGTGTTTTTTTTTTTAATTCTTTTTTTCTTATATTTTGTTTTACCTCCGCGGACGGATTGTATTGACGTGTTTGCAGGTTGTCCATAACGAGGATCAGGAGGATACGTAGGACCATAACGAGGATCAGGAGGATACGTAGGACCATACCGAGGGTTAGGAGGATACGTAAGACCATACCGAGGATCAGGAGGATACGTAAGACCATACCGAGGATCAGGAGGATACGTAGGACCATACCGAATGTCGTTGGGGACATTTAATTGATTTGTTTTTGTAGTTTCAGCAACGTCATTGGAAAACATCACAGGGAGTGTCTTACGTTCAAACGAGGTAGCACGATGGGCAAAAAAAGGTCGCCCGTACAATTCTTCATATAAATGGTCTATTTTACCTCGCTTGGATTCACATATTAATTTACTTCGGGATGCACTTGTATTTCGGTCTTTTCTTAATACGAGTAACTCAACCACCACTATAATTCCATCCAATATATTGGATTTGAATATAGTATTTTTTGGTTGAGTTTGTAAGATAGTATACATTCGTTTATCTAATAAAATGGTTGTATTGGGAGATAACCAAAGATTCATCATATACTTTATATTCTTTTCAATCATCCCTCTATCTATAGTCTCCGCGAATGTAAGTCGTGTATATCCTTGGGAATGGTCTGTATTACGAAGGATGAGTTGATGAAATAAAGAAGGAGACGTAAGTACTTGTTGTATAGAGGATGTTTCTGGAATACTCTTTTGAATCAATTTATCTTTAAGAACAAACATGAATGGAAAAAAAACTTGGTTAGAAGTTATAGTGTTATCAACCATAGATGGTAAAAACTTCAACGCTTGTAATTCAATATCACCTTTTACATTAAGGACGAATTCTATAGTAGTCATGTTATAAGCAAATATTTATTACCGAATACAGTTTCTATATCTTACGATTCATTGTACTCCGAGTCGTCTTCATAACTGAAACGAAATTCCTTTACACTTGTTCCCAGCGGATAATCAATAACTTATAGAATTATATTACATTTGAGGTGTGGGTCGGTTTCAAGTTTTTTTACGCGTTTTTTAGGCGAACGGTGTTCATATCCAGATACTCTTTCTAGTTCAATCATGTTCCATACCTCTTGTAAAACAGGCAGTGCGTGTTCAAACCATACCTTGTTTCGTTCCACAAACACTATACTTACTTCATCTAGTTTCCAATAAATGTTTTTTAACCATGTTTTATCTTCATGACGGGACATGTTTTCGTGAGCCCAGGTTTGAACGCATTCTTTCTCGGACGCCCACGATGAATATTCATATATAGGTTGATGCGTATTATCTATAAATAACATACATACTCCTTTTGATTTTCCATCTGCCGTTCGCGTGTATGTACCATCTCGTTCAAACTCCTCTATATCTTCATATTCTTTAAATCGGGTTTCCACAAAATCGCATTCGTCTAAATCACACACTTCCATTTGTATTTGCATTTGTATCCAATAGTCTTGTTTTGGAATACCTGTAATCTCTCTATTTACAATATTTTTTACTTCAATCATTCGTCCATATCTATTAGACGTTTCATCTGTATTGATTCCATCGGGCGAAGCTGCAATATAGGAGTGAGTAGAATGAGGTATACATCCAAAATCGCTTACAACCGTATTATAAGTATGCTGATACCATTGTAACGTAACATATTCATATTTATGACCCCAATGCATAGGTGAATCTATATTGACATTGGAATAACGTTTTACATCCATAGGTGCACATTTACTATAGATTAATTGATTACGAGTACTATCACTTCCAAACGCTTTCCAAATACTACTTGCTGTAAGATATTTATGCCGAAATAAATACCATTCGTCTGTCCTTTGTTCTGGTTGAGGTATATTAGATAAATAGGTAATGTGTACGCGCAACGCAGTAACGTCTGGAAGAACAATGCCTTCTTTTGTAGGAGAAGACCGTTTTGGATGTTTCATGAAATAGTTCGCATATGCCTTTTTTACTATTTCATGAACGATATCCTCGGGTATGTCTGGATAGACACATTGTAGATAGGATTGAGATAATATACACGTAGTATGGTATAGGTCATCGTCAAAGGTAGGCACCATATAACTCAATGGTTGATAACCTAAAAGTGAAGTAAGAATATCTTCTACCATCTCGTAGGCTTCAACCAACTCATTTTCAGGAATGTCTTTCATCTTAACCCAACTAATATGAAATTATTTAGGTTCAATTTATGTAATAATCTTTTTTCTACTTAATCTACCACGATTTAAAGAGGCCGACGTAGATACACGCTTGTCCATTTTTTTTAATGAAAAATGTCGTGTTTGTTTATTGAATATCAAACATGGTATATCAATTACGGTTTCAGTCTCTTTGTCATAATTGATTTCCTTCACTTTTTGTAAACGATTTCTATCCAAGGATAAAGATAAAAATTGTTTGAAGGTTACGTTATCACATAACCCATCTGATAATTCTGCGCAATGATTATCTGCATAGTCGTATAATTTTTTTAATTTATCACTAGAGTCTAATCTTGCCCAGGTAAGATTTTTTATAGAATACATATCTTGTTCTAATTTTTTTTCTATATCTTGTGTATCATATGTACTCGTTGTAGAATATGTACTCTTACCATTCATAATCATCGTTTTATATTGAATATTTTTTAGATCATTGCATTCTTCACTTGATTTAGACATTACTATATATTATCCATCGTTATGTTTAACTCGTTTATCTAATAGGATAATAGCAATTGTGCGTTTAGGACACCTAGGTTAAGCGCGATATACTAGTTTAATTGTGTAACTATACATAATAGGATGCATGAAAGAAAGCGTGTATGGATACACGGAAAACATAATGTAGATGGATTTGAACCCGATAAACATAAACGAATCTTATTAAATGCAATTGAGGTAGAACTTTCTCACGAAGAGACTATATTATTATTAAAGGTAGGTAATCCGTTGTACCCTAAAGGATTACAATCTATAGAAAACAAGATTAATGGATATAAACATCAAGATATTAAAAAACGTATATACGATAAAAATACAATGATAACCTTACAAGAAGCATATGATAAATTAAATCATCAAGTTACGTGTCATTATTGTATGAAACCTATAAAAATTCTATATAGAAATGTCCGCGACCCAATGCAATGGACTCTGGATAGACTTGACAATACTAAAAATCATAGTAATGACAATACGGTGATATGTTGTCTTAAATGTAATTTAACGCGTGGCAGAATAGACAATGATAAATTTTTGTTCACAAAAAGAATGTCTATAATTAAAGTGAAACCATTGTAGAAATATATTAGGTATATGTATGAAATACGCCGTCTGGACGTGCGGTGATCCTGCCATCCGTAGCGTACAAACGTGTAAACCCATACAACCTACAAGTGATTTTTCAGATCCGTTGCTTCAAGAACCAACCAGAAAAGATAACATGAATGGTAAATTAAGTAATCGTCACTTGTTACAAAATTCGTTACAAAATCCATTTATGATTGGTCATAATTATATGGATGATTTGAATACACAAGAACAGTTTTTAAGGCCCAAATCTTCCCATGTTGAATGTAAAGAACAAAAAGTATTTAAACCATAAAATGTTTGTAGTATAATGACTGCCGTAAGACAAACTCAAAATAGTGTGTTACTTCATAATTTAATGAAATTTTATAAACAAGAATATAACTTTAACACTATGTTGAGTATCATCAATGGGAAATCCCCAATCTCTCTAAGGATTGTAGATTGGTTTGCAACGAATTATGCAAAACAGTATTATATAACGTATAAGACCCCTACATGTGACCGATTTAAAGTGTATGTGGACTATAAATTAAACTTGAGGTCGTATTCTAAAAAGAGATTTGACCCTTTTTGTAGATGGGACCGAATCAATATACCCTATAAAGACCAGTATATTCAAACCACGATTGGACAATTGAATTTTTTTAAATGGGCACTTGAAAATGGCGTTATACATTATATTGAAGAGAATTATAAAGACATTGAAACCGACATGAATGCTAGAAATAGTTCTTCTAAACGATCCAAGGATACCAGTCTATCTAGGAAACGACGTGAAGAATTATCTATCTCTGCCTCTAAAAATATTTTACACGAAGAAGTAGAAATTATAGTAGAATTTGTATAGTTATATTTTTATTTTTTCTATAATCAATTCTATTCGAGAGACGGTTTGATTGCAAGTGGAATAGGTATCTTTTAAGTTATGCAATCCTTTTACAGAGGATAATAAATATTTTCGTAATTCATAGGTATCACACAATTCTTTATTTTTTTCTAAAAGAAGTAAACTTTGATTTACAATTGTATTGATTTTTTTCAAAGATTCGTTACGGCTATCTTGTCTATTCCATCGTCTAAACCATTCGGGTATTAAAGTCATGGGTTCAATATTAAGATACGTATCGCGTGTTATTATTTTTTGATTGATTTCAAGTTTTTCTAAAATTTTCAAGTTTATAATAATTTCTTCAATATCCATTATGTATTATATAATTAAATTAAATGTATACGATTCATATAAGGATGGGTAATCGTCATTCTATCAAAAAAATAAATTTTGAAGATATGCAAACCTTGATATATGATTCCAATACACTTGTCATCAATACGCTTTTAACGGATAAACAATATTGTTTAATTATAAATACGTTACAGTGTGACCATGAAACCAAACAAATCAACAATATGTTAGAACAAGGTCAATTGAATAAAAAAATGGTGATATATGGGATGAATGCATGTGACGAAGGTATCGTCACCAAATATAATCAGATGTTAAAACTTGGATTTACTCAAATCTATATATATCCAGGCGGTTTATTTGAATGGATATTGTTACAAGATATTTATGGAAATCATTTATTTCCAACCACTACCCAAGAAATAGATATATTACAATTCAAGGGAAAACGTTGTTTATCTTGAAGAATATATCCTCATTTTCCGAGTATAGAATACAATGTAAAATTGAACTTAAATCATTACAAATGAATCCAGTATAGAATGGATTACACCAAAAAAACATCCAAAGAGTTAAAAGCAATTTGCAAAGAGCAAAAAATAAAAGGTTATAGTAATTTGAACAAGGACGAATTACTTAAAGTATTAAAGGTTGAGATTAAAGAGATCAAGACGGATGTAATACGTCAAGACATTATTCAAGGGGACACCTTGGATATATTACCAACCCTTCTCTCGGACTCTGCCCAAATTATTATTGCAGACCCTCCTTATAATATTGGTAAAGATTTTGGGAATGATAGTGATAAGCAACCTATGGATACATATCTTACTTGGTGTGATGCCTGGATAAAAGAGTGTATTCGTATTTTAAAACCAAATGGAACCATGTTTATTTATGGGTTCAGTGAAATACTTGCTCTTATTCTGTCAAGAGTGCCTTATGAAATAAATAGAAGATGGATACTATGGCATTATACAAACAAAAATGTACCATCCCTTAACTTTTGGCAACGTTCGCATGAAAGTATAATTGTATTATGGAAAACCGATAAAGTATTTCATAGAAACGATGTACGTGAACCATATACAGATGGATTTTTAAATGGTGCTGCTGGAAAACAACGTAAAGCTACAAAAGGAAGATTTTCAAATGGAGAAAAAACAACGACCTATACTGCTCATACGAATGGGGCATTACCAAGGGATGTAATAAAAATTCCAGCTCTTGCGGGTGGTGCTGGAATGAAGGAACGGGTAAATCATCCAACCCAAAAACCATTAGCTTTATGCGATAAACTAATTCGTTCTTGTATGCAACCCGTACAAGAGGGGTATGTTCTAGTACCATTTGCGGGTTCTGGAAGTGAATGCGTATCCGCAAAAAATCTAAATATGTCCTTTGTTGGTATTGAATTAAACCCAGACTATATTACACTCATTCATCAGAGACTGGAAGGGAAGAAGCAAACTGAAGAAGTTGCTCATCCGTGTGAATCTCAACCAACGCATCCTTAACGTCTAAATAATTAAACCACATTCCTTCTGAACTCTCTCCTGCCTTATTCCCCTGATTTGTGATTTTTTTCTCAGAAATCAGGCGACTAAATGTTTTTCTATCCATACCCCAAAATTTAACATCCATATAGTCAATTCCACACAATAAAAGCATAGTCCATTTATGCTTATACTCCACATGTTGCCATTTATAGTCGTCTTCACCCCAATGTCCTGACGATTTTTGCTCCACAAACACATTGTTTGTGTCTAATGGAATGAGATGGTCGTATCCCGTTTCACATTTTCCTTTGCTTCTTTTTTGTAGAGTATCAAACCGAAATCTTGCGTATTCTTCAAGGGTTGTACCCATCTTTGGACCGCCACCAATCGCAATAAACTTCATGATGCTATCCGGAGAATTCTTCTTTTCATATCTCTGAAGTTGTGTCATCTTTTCTTTTCCCGTGTTAGATTTCCACTGCCAGAATGTATCTATATCGGAACAGGGTGAATACATATATACACTTTGAGGCGTTCGTTTTATATCCTCTTTCAATGATATGAATGGGAGCGGAGTGTTCAAATCCAACCTCTTGAGAGAAAACGGTCTGATACAAATTTTCATACGGTATGCAACGATTCTACCAATTATGAAATGCACTTTTACACATACAAGATGAATTTTATTTAAGTGTCAAAGATACTTAAATAAGTTCAACTATTTATATTAAAGAATAAATGATTGAAAATGAAAACTATGTTTTGGAGAATGCTAAGTCTAGTAGTGTTAAAAGTATGTATCCGATTCAATCCATATTGTGGAAAGGAACCACGAATTTTACGAATCATTTAATAATAGCAGATAGTAGAGAATTTGGAAGAATATTATTTACAGAGGGTGAATTGCAATCTTGCAGTATGGATGAAAAAATATATCATGAATATTTAATTCATCCATCCTTAAGTATTTATTATAGTTTATATAATAATCATAATTTAAATATTTTAATATTGGGCGGGGGGGAAGGAGCAACAACACGAGAATTATTAAAATATTCTAAGCATATTATTAATAAAATAGTATGGATTGATATTGATAAAGAATTGGTTCATTTATCGCGATTATATTTAAAATATTGTGATGAAACGGTTTATAATGATCCACGGGTTTTTATATATTATGAAGATGCGAACCAGTTTTTAAGTAATTGCAAAGAAAAATTTGATATTATAATATGTGATTTGCCGGATCCTTATTTAAAGGAGGATAATAATAATGAATTATATAGCAATACATTTTGGAGTAATTTAAAAAAAATTACAAAAAACGAACATATTATTACAACTCATTTAGGACCAATTTATCCAGGAAAAAAACATTTTAACTTATGTAAGCACATGTTAAAACTATTAAATTTAAATACAACTCATTATAAATTAGGTAAAGTATGTATCCCTTCTTTTATGAGTGAATGGTTATACTTATATTTTAGTTTTAATACATCTTTAAAAGATATAAACATCCAATCCAATTATTTGCCAAATAATTTAAGCATAGTGGATGAAGAAAATATGAAACATTTTTTTTATTTTCCAAACTATTATGAATCCGACGATTTAATATAATATTAACGATTTCTTCTCATGTGGAATTGAATATACGCGTAAAGTTTGCAACTTCTGGTTTATCTTCATCCTCTTGAAATAATTTAAATAGGATAGCATCGTTACGGAAACGTACCGTATAATCATACTGTAGTTTATTACGTCCAATACGACCTAACGCTTGTATGGTCTTTTCTTGACTCATCCCTTCTAAATCACTTGCCAAATAACCATGACAAAACTGGTAATTTGTACCGTATATAAAATCGGTAGAAGCAATGATTAAATATAATTTTTGTTTATAGGCAAGACGTTTCATAATTTCAGTGTATCGTTGACTCTCATGTGTGAGAAATACACCAATCCCCATCATCAAAAGTAATTTCCACATATCTTCAATTTCGTCAATCAACATAATCTGTTCAATGTCTGACAATTCAATGTCGGACGTATAAACCTTATTGGTATGTAGGCATATCGGCGCATGAATATTCAAATGTTCCAATGTATTGGGAATATAGAGGGCAGGTAATTGAATGGATTGAATAGATTTAAGGTGTATACCGATCTCTTTCCGTAAAAGTTTGACTTCGGGGGAACCTCGTGTTTCGTCCGATAATTTTTGGTCATTCCCCGACAATACGTCTTTCATTAGAAGGTCATCTAATGTTTTTGTGAGCACCTTTATTTTTTCATTGATAGATGCATTTTTAGATATCGTTTTACGAATCGTATTCATAACGGTAGAAGGTATGTTTGCACGTTGTAAACAAAACAAACCAATTTTACGCACATCTTCTGCAAGAAATATGGTTGGTCCGTCGGTCAGTGTATGAGCATCCGTGGTCGTGACCATAACGTTGGAACGAAACCGTGGCACACGATTCGTTTGTAAATGTTTAAATATATTTGGCCATGCTTCTGGTATGATTTTAGAAAGAAGCGTAAGATAGTATATTTTCACATTTAGCATGTGAATGTCTGTAATGTTATTAAAAGAATACTCGTAACGATAACGTTCATGAGTGATTGACGTTGGAAACGTGTCATGCACGAGTTGAATAAAATCAGTACACGATTTTAAATCAATATAACGTAACATGGTCTTACGACGCATACAATAGGTAACGCACTTTAATACATCTTGATAATTGGAATACAGTAGGTGGGGTGCAACCACGTACCCTTCTTTATTTATCAGAGGGATAGTTTTCTTACAGTCATAACTTATAATTGTGGTAATTTCAGCATCCTTGAACCGTGCTTTAAAATCCCCAATGGTCGGAGATAATTCGTCTTCGTCGGGTAACGTTGCAGATGACAATACCATATTTGGTATGATATTTTGTCTCCAGTTTTGTTGAATGAGTTCGTGACAAGGGTGGGATACATAATCAAGTGAAATTGTGGGTTCGTCCCAATAAGTAATGATTCTTTCTTTCTCATGAAATCCACACATGTAATGCATGGCGGGTAGATAGGACACCAAATCACTAATTATAATTTCAACCCGTGTTCCATTCGTATTGTCCACATTACGAATGGAACCACTTCGCCTGTCTTTTGTATAATCCACAGCGGCTGCGTAGTGTAGCCGAATATCTTCAGGGTCCTTACAACCAAATGCAAATGCGACTTTTACACCATGACTAATGGCCGATTTGGCGAGTGCAAGACCAACGTGTCTCGCAGCACATACAAATATGATTTTATAACCTCTGGATAGTCCGATGGGAGATAATGTTTTACCGGTTCCGGTCGGGGCAATGTATAAAACCAATTGTGGAAGAGAATTGGAGGATTTAAATTGTGTAAATAATTGTTTCTGATGGCCGTACAATTCGTCGTCTGCGTATTTAAGCAGATACGGATTATGTTCAATCATTTCGGTGCTTCTGTACAATATGTCTTTTACATCCACCTCGGTTAAAAGCGTTGTAAGAATATCTTCTAACTTGGCATAAAAGGTTCGGTTACACTCGTTTACATTAAATTTCATCATGCAATGTAAGGTATAGAAATGTACGCTCCAACCGGCATTACCACGTTTTTTCTGTTTTAGTATGGATTTCAAAACGTCTAATAATACATATTCATAAATAATGGATTTGACTTGTTTAATTTGTACGTCTGTATTATTAAAACGTATCATATCACTTTTTCGTATCGTTCTAGATGGAATAGACACTTTAACATAGTTTAAATTATATTTAGTCAATGCAATAAGTTCGGGTTGTATATATTTTGTAAATACAAATAAATCAATCTCTTGATTGTTGGATACTTTTAAATAATGTAAAATAGACTTTGTATTATTACGTTTGATAGATAGGTTCATGTATCCATCCGAAATCAATTGTATAATTTTAAGTTCATCCAAACCAACTGGTTTTTCAATACTATTCCATTCTTCGCGTGTTAATTTACGTTGGGATAAGTCCATGTTAAATTGGTTGTAGAGTATTGTATAACGCGGAAAGTTTCAACTTTTTGTGATAATCATGAATTATTATAAAATTGAAACTTATAATGCAATCCCAATATATTAAAAACCATAATGACAATCCTTATTACCATTCAGGGTAACATTGGAGGTGGTAAATCCACCTTTCTAACTCATCTCAAAACCTTGTATAAAGACAAACCCAACATTTGTTTTCTACAAGAACCAGTAGAGGAATGGTTGTCTATGTGTGATACGAATGGAACCTCTATATTAGAATTGTTTTACGCAGATCAATCTAAATATGCATTTACGTTTCAAATGATGGCATATATTTCAAGATTAGCCATTCTTAAAAAGGCATTTAACTCGGGATATGACATTATTATTTCAGAACGAAGTCTTGAAACCGACCGCAATATATTTGAGAAAATGTTGTATCATGATGATAAGATTACACACATTGAACATCAAATCTATTCCAAGTGGTTTGATACATTTAAATTAGATTTCCCAGACGAATACATAATGTATATGTATACCACTCCTGAAATTATATATGAACGTATTAAAAAAAGAGACCGTAAAGGAGAACTCATTCCGTTGGAATATCTAAAATCATGTCACATCTATCATGAAACATGGGTTCGTAGTATTTCACCTGACCGTGTAAGTATAATTGACTGTAATGTAGATTACAACGATGAACCTGAAATTTTAAATAAATGGGTATTACAATTCAATTCCTTCTTACATAAATGTAACACGCTATAATATGAGTATAGGCTTTATTATTTTAAGGCATGTCATAAGTGAAACAACCAATTGTTATTGGATGCTATGTTATGATTGTATCCGACGTTATTATCCTCTCCATCGTATTATGATAATAGATGACAATAGTAATTATGAATTTGTTACAAATAAAACAGTTACCAATACAGTGCTTATACAAAGCGAGTATAAAGGAAGAGGAGAATTGTTGCCCTATTATTATTTTTTACACCATAAGTTATTTGATACAGCGGTCCTATTACACGATTCCGTATTTATAAATCGTTCTATTGATTTTAGGGTAACCAACTATAAAATGTTATGGGACTTTAAACATCATTCTGACCAAATTAAAGATGAGACGCGAATGATAAATGTATTTCAAGATAATAAACTATACGAATTTTATAAACAAAAACATAAATGGACGGGGTGTTTTGGTGGTATGTCTATTATAACCCATGATTATTTAAAGTTTATCCATAAACGATACGATATTAGCAAGTTATTAAATGTTGTGTTAAATCGGTATAACCGTATGTCTTTTGAAAGAGTCATTGGTTGTTTATTACAATATATGGATTCTCTTAATACAAAAGACGTTCAGATAAAAAAATTCGGGTTTAACTCGAAGTCAAATGCTTTATTCGGCGACATATCTAAATACTGTCCTTGGATGATATCGTACGAAGATAAAGACAAGTTCAGTTATTTACCTATTACAAAAGTATGGTCCGGACGATAATACATTATTATCGTGACTATATATATGAATATTAAATCCATTTTAAAATATGAAGAATCGTGGTGTAAAAGAATGGGATATAGAAATCCATATATTGACCCCTATACGCACCATTTGACCAGTACGACCGTAACTGGGGATCATACCGCCTATCGTAAATATCCTGAAAATAGACGTGTGTACGATAAACTTTGGATTGCACAATCCCAAGGGTTAAACTGTGGAAAACTAGAAGAACTGAATACAAATGATATTCGTTATCCTATTTTTATTAAACCCAGATGGGGACATCTTAGCGCCGCATCTAAAAATTGTTTTAAAATTACAAATAAACCTCAGTTGTTGAAATATATAGATTATCCGGATATGATGTGGTCTGAATTTATGGATGGAAGGGAAGGTATGACTGATTTTTTGTTATTGCATGGACGTATTGTTTGGCAGATAACTTATATATATTCTGAAGAACAAAATGGGTTCAGTGATGTATATAAATACGTGAGTGTAAAAACCCCTACACCGCCGAATATAGAACAATGGGTTAGGGATAATATTAATGGACATACCGGATTTGTGAACGTACAGTATCGCAAGAACCGTATCATCGAAGTAGGATTGCGACCCGCCAGAGGTGGAATGTATTTGATTGGTGCAGATTGTCCATCGTTATCTTACAATATATATAATGTTTTGGACAAAGGATTTTGGGATGATACTTTAAATAAAACGATACAATTTGAACCCTATTATGTATATAAATGTTATACACGTTTGCCAATGTTATACATATGGCCACAACACATGCTTGATTTTATCCTTCCCAAGTTTACGGGTATGCCTTTGTATGAATATTATTTTGAACCAGTCAACAACGAGGGGGTTGTATTTTTTCAATTTATGCATACAGACCATGTCAAAGGAATGAAACTAAAGAATATAATAGAAGTGTGCTGTGTGCTTACACAAATTACGGTCCTTATAGCCTTTCTATTGGTAATGTATTCTTTCATGTTTAAAAGTCCTATCAAATATGTTTTATTTCTTTTCTTCTTCGTGATATTATTTACCCGTTTTTTGAACCCATTGTACGTAAATTATAATTGTTATAAAGCTTACATGCAAATGTTTTTAGGAAAAAAATCTTTGTTATCACAATCCGAATTTGATTCAGAAAAATCCTCCTCTTAAGCGAAGTACAAGATGTAGAGTAGATTCTTTTTGAACGTTATAATCCGACAAGGTTCTAGCATCTTCAAGTTGTTTACCAGCATAAATCAAACGTTGCTGATCGGGAGGAATGCCTTCTTTATCTTGTATCATCTGTTTTACAGTTTCAACCGTATTGCTCGGGTCAACTTCTAACGTAATGGTTTTACCCGTAAGTGTTTTTACAAAGAGTTGCATGGTTATGTTATAAAAGTAATCTTTAAATTATATCAATATATTATATGGCATTTACACGATTTCACGATGACTCTTGCAGAATACAAAAGGCGCTTCAAGAATCAACCGGTCCTGGACGCTATAGTATAGATGTGCCTGGCAATGGCACCTCGCCGAGTTACATGGAAGACCCGTACATTCGTCTTCAAAAATGGGGGGGTAATCTTAGGTCAAATACAATTAATCTTGAAAGTGCATTACTTGGAATTGGAAACACATTAAACCGAGATTATACGATAAACAAAACGGTGATTCCAGTTACATCTCCGCAGACGTATCCATCCCAAACTCCTTTTACAGAACAACCTCGTGCAACTGAACCTGCGTGGATGATACGGGACGTACAACAACATCAGTTTCAATATTTACCACTTGACCCGCAAGAAAATATACAAATTCCATTTCAACACAATTTAAATACACAACTCATAGAACGAGACAATTACACTCCACAAATCAATTGTAATCTATAATTATAGAATATGATATATTTAATATAAAGTATATATAATATGGCAGAAATTGCAATGTTAGTGGTTGCATTAGGAGGACTGTATGTAATCTCCAATCACGACAATGAACCTCGCGAACTAGCTGGATTTGAAAATATGGGAGAGGCGCCCAATGCACTTCCGTCTATTAATCCACCCCAACCTCCTATCAATTACCCGATCGATAACAAACGGGTCAGTGATACTAACCCAAACAAATATTACCATCCCAATCAAACCACAGACAAGTTCTTTACTCCATCTGCCGTATATAAAGAGATTGAACGAAATAATCCAAAGGAGTCTGTAGGTGGTTCCACCAAGACGAATTATAGTTTAACAGGAGAACCGTTAAATAAAGATAATTTTAAACATAACAATATGGTACCTTTTTTTGGGTCTCGTATAAAAGGTTCTAGTGTAAGTGCAGACATTGCACAAAGTCAATTAGATAATATGCAAGGCTCTGGATCACAACATAAACATAAGACGGAACAGGCTCCTCTCTTTAAACCCCAAACCAATATGTCTTGGGCCAATGGTATGCCAAGTACAACTGAATTTATGTTATCCAGAGAAGTTCCTAGTAATAGAATAAATAATGTTAAACCATGGGATGAAGTAAAAGTGGCACCCGGTCTGGGGCATGGATATACAAGTACAAATAGTGGGTCTGGATACAATACAGCCGTTGAAGATAGATCAAGTTGGCTCCCAAAAACAGTGGATGCACTCCGTGCTACCAACAATCCAAAGGTATCGTTTGATTTATCAGGTCATCAAGGTCCAGCGTCTGCAAGTAATCAAAACATTCAAAATTCAAATACAATGGGTCGTGTAGAAAAAAACCGTCCAGATACAACCCAAGCTTTAGGTCCAAACCGATGGTTTACTACTACAGGTGTTGAAAAAGGTTCTACCGTACGAAGTAGTCAAATGTTACAACACACGAATCGTCCAGATTATTCGGAAACCAATTATTATGGTGCTGGAACCCAAGAAGGTAAGTCTACTTACATACATTCACATAGCAACGAGACGCATCGGCAACAATTGGCAGGCCCTGCCATTACCGCACCTTTAGGACCTGCTGCCGCTTCAACCAATGATTATGGCAATGGAAGTTATGAACCCTTGTGTAATAATCGTTCCACTACACGACAAGGAAATGATTTAGGGGCAGTTGGAGGAATTCTGAAAGCTTTAACTAGTCCTATTCTTGACATACTTAAACCGACTCGTAAAGAAAATGTGATTGGGAACATACGTTCCACTGGAAACGTTCAACTAACCCATGGAGGAACGCAACCCATTTGCAATCCAGGGGATAGACCGAAAACCACAATTAAAGAACAAACCGAAATTGGTAAATTACACTTAAACTTGGAAGGTAACTTACAAGGCGCTTATAATGTATCCACGCAACAACCCGTTCCACAAGAAAGAGATACGACAACTTCGTCTTATATTGGTAATGTAATGGGTACAAATCAATCCATGTCACAAACCTCCGCGTATAATCAGAGAAATAATCCAAACAAAACATTTAGTAATCATCCAAATCAAGGAGGTATGTCCTTATTAAATGCAGATACAAATTTTACATCCGTAAGAAACGATCAAAATCAAACTCGTATTCCAACGGGAACCTCTACAATGTCTGCTATACCTAGTAAAACCAGTTATGGACGTACACAAATGCCACCTACAACGATACAACCAAATTATGATAGAATGAATCCAGACCTTTTAAACGCATTTAAAAGTAATCCATATACACACAGTTTGACCAGTTGGGCCTAACTTATAGTTAGTTATAATAGGATTTAAAATTATATATTTAAGAGTATGATGCTAAACCTTATTCATAATGATATCGTTGAAAATCTTAATCATATGATTAAAAACAACAATATACCGAATATTCTTTTTTACGGACCCTCTGGAGCAGGAAAACATATATTGGTTACACAATTTATACATCGTTTATATAAAACGTATGAAGATGAACGATTACACGTATTATATGCCAATTGTGAACACGGTAAAGGTATTAAATTTATACGAGAAGAATTAAAGTTTTTTGCAAAAACACAACATTCCTTACATCATCCATTTAAATCTATATTATTGACAAATGTGGATTCGCTTACCAACGACGCACAGTCTGCCTTACGTCGTTGTATAGAACAATTTAGTAGCAACACTAGGTTTTTTATTATTGCGAACGATAAAACTAAATTACTTAAACCTATCTTATCTCGTTTTTGTGAAATATATATCCCGTTACCTTGTATTAATCTTCATGTGTATCAAGTGAATTCAAGTTTTGGAAAGGAACCATCCAAACGTATACAATGGATACGTAATCATATTATGCATTTAGATATAAATGACCCTAATTCTTTTATTCAATTAACAAATAAATTATACGATAAAGGATATTCGGGTAAAGATTTACTCACCTATATATCTAAATCTACAACGATTTCAACCAAACGTAAAACCCATATTCTTATTCAATATCATTCCAACAAACATTTATTTAAACACGAATCATTATTTATGTTGTTTATGTTATATCAATATGTATGCAATTGCGATGAAATATTAAAAATCAATTCTTATATATAGATATGGATGATTATTCGATAAATTCGTTGATTGAATCTAAAAACGAATGGTGTGCAAGACTCGTGAATCTATTAACACCCGCCGTGATATCTGGGATAAAATCTATATTTGAAGAGTCTTGGAATTTATGTATAGCGAATGAAGAACAAACCAAATACCTTATGACGTTTCAAACCTTTTTAAGTAGAGTACCTAAATGGAATGAGGAAATTATAAAAACAGAACGTAAGCGTATCCTTAACGTTACAAATTGTCCGTATTTAGAAGATATGATTACGTGTGTTCATATCATTCATATGAAGGCATTGACGGTCGTTCGTGTAGGACAACATCAAAAAAAAATAAATATAAATATTCCTTCCATAAATAATTTCATACATAAATTATATATATTGGTTGCACGTAAAATTTATACGAATGTATATCTATTTGAAGTGAACATTCCACCACTTGACATACAACGACATAATCGTGAATTAGAATTAATCATTAAGGAATCTACTTTAAATGCAATTCGCGATAGTATTCCCGTAGAGGATATATTGAAAGAATACCTCAGTGAAACGCAAGAAGAAGAGGTTATCATAACCGACGACATCATTGAAACGCCCAAGGTGGAAACCCTTGAAACGCCCAAAGTAGAAACCGTTCCCAAAGTGGAAACCGTTATTGAACCTTTGGTCTCTACGAATATAGTATCCAATCCCATTTTGCCAGATAAATTAACGTTTTCGGATATAGATTTTACCATGGATACAAGTGGAAAACAAGGAACGATTGAAGCACCAAAAACAATTGAACGTTTAGAACGAATCTCACAAGAAACGCATGAAAAACGAAAACAAGAAGAAGAAGAACTTGATGCTAAATTAGTCATCGGGGATGAAATAAGTTTAGATAATATAGGAATCAAAGACCTTAATGGTCGTATAAATGTTAAACCATTGCCCGTTATAGATATTGAGACATTATAATGCGTTTTTGTAGGATAAAGAATATATATCATCAGTTTAAATGGAACAAGGACAATGGATGACCTCAACTGCGATTAGTATAGTATTTTTTATTATACGTATTATTGAAATTAAATTTATATTAAAGGAAGACATCCTATTAAAACAGATGATTCGGGATACAATCATTGTATTTATCAGTTCTATCCTTGGAATGTTTATACTTACTCAAGTCAATACAGACGTTTCCTCAAAAATTCCTGCCGTATTTACAGGAAAACCTGACTTTTAATATAAGAAATTTATTTGTAAATTTTTGATAACTATTATATCGTTATATATTAATGGTTATCAAACATGGAGTGCGTGAAGATAAAAACGGTTGGATTTATATATCCATACGTGGAGCACCTAAAGAAAGAGGATTTGCCTACGGTACATTAATTGCAAAAGAAATGATAGAAGTAAGACGTATATTGGATTTTACCATTTATAACGATTTTGGAGTAAAATGGGAGTATTTTATTCAAGTCGCACAAAGGGATATTACACACGTGATTGCATCCCAGTTTCCAGAATTTTACGAGGAAATGCTTGGATTTGCAGAAGGCGCGAATCTAACCATAGATGAAGTGGTTGCATGGAACAATTATTTTACATTAGTAGATTCTTGGTGGAATAATATGTCAAAGGAAGAAAAAACAATTGTATATGGAGAGAATTATGCAAATCAATCTGTTCATGCAAGCGAAGGCGGTAACAAGGATAGATGTTCGGCCTTCATTGCAGTAGGAGATTGGACCGCCGATGGGAAAATAGTATGTGCGCATAACACGTTTTCAGATTTTTTAACTGGACAATTAGGAAATTATGTTGTAGATATTCATCCAGATCAAGGTAATCGTATACTATTGTCGGGTTACCCTGGATGGATATGGTCTGGCACTGATTTTTTTGTAACCTCTGCTGGTATACTTGGAGCTGAAACCACTATTGGTGGATTTAAAAATTATCAAGCCAATATACCAATTTCTTGTCGTATTCGTAATGCAATGCAATATGGAAAAAATTTAGATGATTATGAACGCATGTTGTTAGACGGTAATTCAGGTGATTATGCATGCGCGTGGTTGTTTGGTGATACGAATGTAAATGAAATTATGCGTATTGAATTAGGGTTACGATTTCACAATACTACCCGCACTCAAAATGGAGTATTCATTGGATATAACGCACCAGAAGACCCTAGAATTCGTAATCTTGAATGTACAAATACAGGTATAGATGATATACGGCGACATCAAGGCGCAAGAAAAGTGCGTTTAGCGGATTTGATGGATATACATAAAGGTACCATAAACATTGACGTTGCTCAACAAATTATTAGCGATCATTATGATGTATATCTTAATAAAGAAAATCCGTGTTCACGCACGGTATGTTCTCATTATGAGTTGGACCCACGTGAATACATGTCAGACCCATCCCGACCGAAACCCTTTGAACCCCACGGAGCATTGGACGGTAATGTCATTGATACTCAAATGGCAAAAAATATGTCGTTTTCACTTAGATGGGGGTCCTCCTGTGGAAAACCTTTTATGAAAGATGCCTTTTGCGACAAACAACGTGTTTGGAATTACTTGCGTCCTTATTTACACGATAGACTTTCTTATCCATGGACCACATTTACCATTTCATCCATTACACCCAAAAAACTTACACGAAAACGGCGAACTATCACGAAATGATTTAACGTTTCGTATACTTACGTTTATGCATTTTACCGCGTTTCGTATACTTACGTTTATGCATTTTACCGCGTTTCGTATACTTTTTTCGTTTATACATTTTACCGCGTTTCGTATACTTTTTTCGTTTATGCATTTTACCAGAACGACCACCAGATACATCTGGAAAATCAGCAACCGTTGTGGCGGAATAGGTTCTAGTTAAATCATTCGGTTTTATCATATCCGCGATATCTTTATCGGATAACCCTATGTTTCTCTTAATTACAGTATATACCTCATTCTCAATATCTTTATGCGTAATATCTTGGAATATTCCATTGTGATCTTTAAGCTTATAAATATCCGTCGATTGAGTTACATCTTCTGCACCTCCGGTATCTTCAGGTTGGGTTACACGTTTTAAATTCATATTGGTTATTATATGTTGAATTACTTTATCAATCCTATCTTGTGATTTTAGGGGAATTAAAAATATACTTGTATCTACAATAGGTAATACGTGTTGCCTCATATACTGAAGAAAAATATTCTCTTCTTTATTAAACCCGTACGATGTACTTTCTTGACATATAGAAATGAGGTTTTCAGCATTACCCAAATCCGCCAATGTATCAGCAAGGTTGTATTCGTTATATATGGGAGGTACTATTCCGATAGAGGATAATTTCTCGGTTATACTCGTTAAGTCTGTTATTAAATCAAATATTGGATGGGATATATCCAATATACTAGATGGTTCTATATCTCTATACCATACTATATAATCGTATAAATTAGTTATTAATATTTTTTTCAAATTAAAACTGATACATATATTTAACCGACTATATAATTTTGTATAAATATCATTATATACTGATTTTATACTATCAATATTACTCGGGTCAATGTCAGGCAATAAATCATTTATAACATTTTTATCTGGTGACTCCATTAAGATGTCGGTACGGTTTTCCATAACGACCTCCTCGGCGAGTTCTAGATTCAACTCACGGATGATCACCTCGTCAACGCCAACCGCCGCAGCCGAGGTCGGTTCGTCTTCCGTTGTCGCCTCCTCGTCAACCAGTTCAACGCCAACCGCAGCCGAGGTCGGCTCGTCTTCCGAGAGGGCTGCGACCGAATCTGAATTATACATTTGTGTCTTTACATCATTGAAATATTTAATAGAATCGTTCAATTTGGCAAATTTGGAAGAATCAAATATATCGTTATATTCCTTATCATTTTCGGTAATACTTTGTAATGTATCTATTACATTCCTTATTTGTTCAATATGTCGTAATACCTCAAATTGTTTAGCATTAAAATCCTCTACCACCATATCCATTTGAGTATACCGTGAATTAACCTCCACGTCAGGGTTATCAAGTAAAGTTGATATAGCCTGTGTTTGTTTCATCAACTTGTCTATATACATAATCTCTTTATCAATCTCAAGATTGAGTTCATTTATATTCTCCCTTAAATTATCAATCTCATTACCCTTTACATCTTCCAATGATTTAAAGTTCGCCGGTTGGAAGTTGACATGAAATGTTTGCTGAATTTCTATCAATCTAGTCATAAATTCTTCTTTAATACCTATATATATCCCACGGTCTACACTCGTCTCAACCGTACCACCTGCTTTTATGTCGTTTATAGTTTTGTCATCTAGTTTGTATTTGATTTGGATTGATTCTAATAATATATCTTTTAATGGTATTATATTTCGTAATGAAGTAGTCGTAACATCATTAAAATTTTTAGCTGTAATATATGATTGAAACGCTTCTCCAGGCGCGACATATTGAGGTAACCTTCCACCTTTACTTGGAGAAGTTTCAGACGGTGCCGCTAATAGTACACCGCGTTTTAAACTGCGACGTTGACGTTCAGTCGCACCGTCTGTATTTCTTGAAATAGTCCATACTATTTCTTGTGTTGTTATATTCAGTGTCAAAGGTATAATTATTGAGTGGTCCATCATCATTTGTGAAATGGTAATTCTCTTATAATCCTGTTTCGGTGTAGATGACCTTCTTGGTGGGATGGTTCCTAATTCATTGTACAATTCAAACATTAGGGTATCCCCGATACTTCCCATTGTTAATTTATTATTATTTGAAATTCTAAGTTTAGTCATTACACTGTCATTAATAGATGTCTCTGTAAAAAAAGAAATATAACCGTAATCCTTTATAAATTCGTTCGTTGAAGTATTTAACCTTTCATTATAGATTGTATGTATTTGCGTACGTTCTGCAGAAGTCAAACCATTTTCTGTATTATCGGCCTCGGCTGCCATCACGATTACATTCTGTTGTTTTAAAAATGACATAAACTCCATTAATTTATAATTACAAACCATTAATTGTCTTAAAATAACCACAAAAAAATGGTTGGTTACCTCTGGCAAATCTCCATTAGTTTCAAATCTAAATACATATTTTTCACTTGATACAGTCTCGTAATATTTTTTAATATTACGATATATGGTAGTATATAATCTTATTAATGAACGGTTTGAATCAATACAATCCGAGATTTTAATTATATTTTTTTTCCTACAAGTCTCACACGGGTTAACGACACGGTCTAACAGTAAACATCTATGATATCTATTTTTATCACCTTTATTCGTATATTTATCATATAATAATGCTGTATTCGGACCAAATTGTAACGATACCGTAAATACAGGACCATCGCATGTATTCATTAATACGGTTGTTTGGGGTCCTTGTTTATGTTCTACCCAATTTAATAAATGAAATAAACATTGCAACCTGTCCCCAAGCGATTTTAATATAATTATTAACAGTGCGTTTGTTTCATACTCTGTATAATCCTTAAAGGTTTTACTTACCTTTTCAAACAACTGAAATTGTCCAGGCTGGCGGTCAATACGACCATCTGAAGTTACCTTAAATGGATTCTGCTTGAACCATTGTTTGTTTTTGTCGTTGCCCTGTGTAAAATTTTTTAATTCAACAAAATCTGGACTTTCGTTGTCAGTTTTACCTTTAAAGGTTCTCCCAAACATTGTGAGTTCAAATGTCCATACCTCGTTAGAGACCGTGGTTGCTTTGAGAGACATACCATCGGGATAACCAAACGCCGTAAACAACCTTTCAGTCAATATAATGGTTTCACCTCGCGGTGGCCATACTTTACCCCCAGATTTGGTTGCAGTATCAAATGCAGTAGCAAAACTTGTGATTGAAAATGCCCATGGAGCAATCGTGTTAGATGAAATTCCACAATCACGGGTTACCCCAACAATATGGGGTGGAATGGTGCTAGCTGGTCCTGAAGCATTCCATTCTATAGTCGTTAGATTGTCGGCGTGTACCTCTAAGGAATTATTCTTAGACATATCTAAAAAATCTTTATTGAGAGATCCCGTATAATCAACTGGATTCGGACTCGGCCATGCTCTTTTAAATAAGTATCTAAATAATTTTGAATTTGACCCATCCTTTATCATATCTGAGGCAATATGGTATCTCTGGTCTTGTGTTAATTCATCTAAACCCTTAGGAGCAGTGCCATCACTCTTTAAACATTGAGTCCATGGTATGGTATAAGTTCTTCCTCCGGGCCAACTACATACAATACCTTCCTCTCCTACATCCATTTTATGTTCATAGCGACCCTGCGCTGCCATATATATATATATATATATATATTATTGTAATTCTTAATTTATATAACTTGAAAAATCATTTACGTGTATCGTTGGTAAGGTTGTATCCAACGGTTCTTGTGTTATAAACGTTGAGAAATAAGATTTTTTGATTTCCATTTCAGGCGTACGATTATGAACGGTTCTAGAAATCATTTTATATAGTTTAAAGTCAGGGTATCGTTCTTCACCATTTTGTTTCACTAAAATATTTCGTCCTTTATCGTCTTGACACCATTCTAGTATAATACGGTGTGTATTATCTGTATCTTTTACGCTAGTATAATCTATATCTTCGGATATAACATCAAACAAAGAACACCCTAGACGACATAAATCAAAACTAAAGTTTGGTTCTAGGATGGGTTTATGTTTGTTTAAATACGGTTCACAATTATATTGTGAAGCGGCATCTCCTTTTGGATGAAAACTATCACTACAAAGGATACGTCCACGAAAGCGATAAATGGCTCTACCAAAATCAATGATTTTGTATATTTTTCCAAAGGTTGGAACTTTAAAGGTGGTCCCGTTCCATGTATATACAAGATAGGTATGATGGGTATGGGTATACATAATATTATTGGTATGTAAGTCATTATGTGTAAGGTGAAAGGTTCGTTGATATACCAGTAAGGACATGACCACTTGACATAATATAGAACGCCATTCGTCTTCCCCTATGGTTTCTTTGTGATGGATAAGGTAATCGTCTAATGTTTCTACACACTTTTCCATCGCAATCACATGTACAGGGAAATTCTGTAGAGTTGCAAGGACATCTTCTTCCACGATGGTGGAATAACCACTCGTGGAAGAGGAGTCTGAGGTAGACTCTTCTGTTTTAGAAGAGACGGAAGAGCATTCACTGTTGAGTGAGGTTTCTTCGGTAGAAAGTGTATCATTTAAATACAATAATTCTAATTCAGTTTCAATCGGAACGGATATCTTTAAGGGGTCCATCGTATCATAAGGAATGTCTATGACTTCCCCAATATCCAGAATAGGTTTATTACCTCGGCTTCGTTTAGGAGATTGTTTCGTTATAGGAATATTGATATGAAATAACGTATCATTGTGTTGATTAAAAAAATCCGATTGTGCTATATATTCTATATCATCTGAAATATCACATTCAAAGGTGTTCTTCATGGCAATAAAAGAACCGTAAAATTCTAATCCATGAAAAAAACCATAATGATGTAAAAGTTGATTGGATAAATAATTGAACATACCGTCAATATAAGCAGAATTATTGGAATCACGACATTTTGCGTGTTCTTGTAACGACGTATATTGAGGTAAACAACCTATATCATATTCCTTATATCGTCCAACTATATATTTTAAAGGGTCTAACAATGGACTATATTTAAAATATACGTCCTGTTCTTCTTGTACCTTACCGGTTTGTATCGTACAGTTAAATATATTGGTAGTAACTTTATTCTTTACTTCGTACAAGGAACGTGTATGGTTAAACGTAATTGTATTGTAATTATTAGGAGTCAATGAAAAAAAACGATTGTATATAGGTATATAATTTTGCGGAGATTTAACTCCCATGACGTCTAGAACACTTTGAAATAAAACAGTATGATTTGGTTTTATATATGTAAATTCCATTAAACAGTGATTATATAATTAATTACATATATAAACTAATTATCATTCTTGCGGTGTATATAATTCTTTAATTTCTCAATCATTCACAATGTCACGTGAACTAGAACTTAGTAAATTCAATATGAATAGCATTAGTTTTAAACCAGATGAAAATAAAGGACCAGTGGTAGTATTGATTGGGCGTAGAGATACTGGTAAAAGTTATCTGGTAAGGGACTTATTATATCATCATCAAGATATACCCATAGGAACGGTCATATCAGGAACAGAAGCTGGAAATGGATTTTATTGCCAACATATTCCTAAATTGTTTATTCATGATGAATATAATATATCCATCATTGAAAATATATTAAAACGGCAACGACAAGTTCTTAAACAGGTAAGAAAAGAACTTGAACAATACAAGCGAAGTACGATTGATTCACGTGCGTTTGTTATATTAGACGACTGTTTATACGATGCATCATGGACACGTGATAAAATGATGAGATTATTATTTATGAATGGGCGTCACTGGAAAATAATGCTTATCATCACAATGCAATACCCATTAGGCATACCTCCCAATCTTAGAACCAATATAGATTATGTATTCATATTACGTGAGCCTTATATAAAAAACCGTAGAATCATTCATGAAAATTATGCGGGAATGTTTCCAACGTTTGAAAGTTTTTCACAAATTATGGACCAATGTACTGAAAATTATGAATGTTTAGTCATAAACAATAATTCCAAGAGCAATCGCTTACAAGACCAAATATTTTGGTATAGATCCGAACCTCATGGACCATTTAAACTGGGTTCAAATGAATTTTGGGAATTATCCAAAGGTATAGATAGCGATGATGAAAATATAGTAGCCTATGACCCTGCCACCGCTCGTAAAAAAGGTCCTCATATCAACGTTAAAAAAAACAAATGGAGTTAAGAGTTAGTTGAGATATTTTCATTTTCAAATAATTCGTGCGTAGGGTCGTCCCGCGTCGAGACGAGATTTCCTTGGTCGTTCATCGTTTGTGTTAATTTATTACCACTTTCACTTGCCTTTTTCAAGTTGTCTTCAAATGCTTTTTGTTTTGTAGTACGCACACGATTTTCAAAATGTTGTTTAGCTTTAAATTCATTTTTATGTTTTTCTTGCATGAGTTGGTTTAGTTCCTCTTCCAAATATTCTACTTTACCTGTTTTGTAGGACTCTGGGTCAAATGGCATCCACAATCCAACCGGTCCAACAAATACATCGTGGGACGGGTCACTTTCGCGCAAACTTTTAGCGTGTAGTTCTGCTTCACCTTGCGTAGAAAAAGACCCACGTATTTTGATTCCGCGGGTATTGGTTTGAAAATCAACGGATTCATCGTATAGACTTTGTAATCTATCTTCATGTTTATCCATGAACGTTTTATATTCATCTGATAATGTAGTTGCAAATAATGCATCTTTTTCAGTTGAAACAAATTCTTCTAAATCTTTCATCATATCTTCAAATGAACATTTATACTTATACGATAAAAATTTAATAAATTGTGTAAACTTATCCATGGATTTGGATAATTCCCATTGTTTAATAAACTCGTTGAAAAAAAATTGACGTTTATCTTCTATTATATTTTCAGGGGATATAAAAGAGACACATGCGAATTTTTGTCCTGCCAAGGCACGGTCTTCTTCTAATAGATCAATATACTCTGGATTAGGAGAACCGTTTATGAGACGAGCATTCTGACGTTTAGAAGACATATATATTGGATATTAAGAAATCTTTAAGTATTAATTTCATACAAATTTTTTTCTTTTACTACTCTATAATGAATATTTCGGGCGTGGATTTTAATGAATTACTTAAGCGTGCAATTAAATATTTAGTGGAAGGTCTAATGGTAGCCATTGCAGCATTTGCGATACCTAAAAAAAGTATTAACTTAGATGAAATTGCACTCATTGCATTGACTGCGGCGGCTACATTCAGTATTTTGGATACTTATATTCCTAGTATGGGTGTAAATGCGAGAAGTGGTGCAGGCTTTGGTATAGGCGCAAATCTAGTAGGTTTCCCGCGATAATTATATAGTCGGTATAAATTCCCAATCTAATTCATTGCATATTTTTTTCCATATTTCATCTTGTTCAATCCGCTTATATCTATCCTTTAGCATTGGAAAAAAAGGTAAAAATTCGGTTTCATCTAGTAATTCGCACAGTTTATATATGGTATAGTAATAATTTAAGAAATTTACTCGTACATCTGGACAAAATCTAGCATAGGGTCTTTGTATTTCCATAAATAAACTACACAATCGTTGTTCTAATTCAGGTTTCATTATAGGAGGTTTAATTCCCAATTTATCTTTTATATAAGGTATATGTTCATAATATTTATTATATCCTAATTTTTTTAATATGGTTTTAGCACGATGATTGGTCAATTGTATAAGAATGATACGCTCTTTTTTCATTTGTTGTTCAATGTCTTCTATCACTTTAGATGGTATTTGGGTAGTCTCCTTTGCTTGAAACTGTGCAAGAATTTCTCTAAAATGATTTATACGCTTATAGGCATAAAAACAGATTTCTTTATGTGGTTCCTTGTAACTACAGCGTTCATTATCAATTAGATATTGTATGCTAACAAAACACACGTTACATACACATAGTCCTTCGTGTTCAATGAATATAAGTTCGCCTTTATTACAATGATTACAAATGTCCGTTTGATTTATAAACTTGTTTATGTCTAGGAATGCATCATCCACATTTGCAAGATATTTTTGTGCATTGGGTAATATATCGTTTTGTACTATGGACGAGGGATCCTTTATATTAAAGAATGTATTCAACGTTTTAGACGAAACATTACAATTACCTTCAGAATCAATCTTTTTATTTTCATAATAATCAAATATATATTTTGAATTATCAAGGTAGTATTTTGATTTATAGTGACGCAACTTTTTTATTTTAGAGGAAATAGAATGTATTTTGTCTTGTAGTTCAGTTTGTAGTTCAATATTGTCTGTATGTTTTAATTCTGTTTTTAACTTATATTTTTCAGTATGTAACTTAGGCAAAACAATATCTTCCTCGTATTTGATTTTCTCTAAAATGGACTTATGTTTAATATCTAAGGTTGTATTATATTTAACTGGGACTTGTAACGTTTTAGTTGGTTTGATTTTAAAAGACATTAATCTAATATTGGTATAGTTTTTAATACAATATTAAATTAAACGTTAATTATTATAAATTATTGTTTCATATATATTACAATGGAGGATAATACAATACAATTAATAAGACATATTACACAAGACGTTGACTTTAACACCTTACAAAAGATGAAGTTTATATATAGCGCATTACAAGACGGTTGGTCCGTAACAAAAATTGCACGTAAATATGTTTTTACGAAAAAGCATGAGAATGACAAACAAATATTTGAAGAAGACTATATTAAGACATTTATAACTCATCATACGTCTATTTGAAGAATAAGGTATAATTCTATATTTTTTTTTCTTTTGTAATAATATAGAATGGGTGGAGGATTGATGCAATTAGTAGCCTATGGCGCCCAAGATGTTTATCTTACCGGCAATCCACAAATTACATTTTGGAAAGTAACTTATCGTCGTCATACTAATTTTGCGATGGAATCTATAGAACAAACATTCAATGGTCAAGCCGATTTCGGAAGACGTGTAACATGCACCCTTGCGAGAAACGGTGACCTTGCTTATAGAACTTACCTTCAAGTAACTTTACCTGAAATCAATTCTACTCTAGCGCCTTTTGCGAGATGGTTAGATTTCCCTGGCGAGCAACTCATCGCGCAAGTGGAAGTTGAAATTGGTGGTCAGCGAATTGACCGTCAATATGGTGACTGGATGCATATTTGGAATCAATTAACACTATCCAAGGAGCAACAAGATGGTTACTATAAGATGATTGGTAACACTACAGCACTAACCTATATTACTGACCCCAGTTTCGCAAATGTAGATGGTCCTTGTGATTCTGATGCCCCACGTCAAGTATGTACTCCTAGAAACGCATTGCCTGAGACCACTTTATACGTTCCATTCCAATTTTGGTACTGCCGTAATCCTGGTCTAGCGCTTCCACTCATTGCTCTTCAATACCATGAAGTTCGTATTAACCTTGATATTCGTCCCATTGATGAATGTCTATGGGCGGTATCTACCCTCTCGTGTGAACCCGGTTCGTCTACCAATGTAAAATCTAGTCTTGCTTACGCTCAATCCATCGTAGCTGCCTCGTTATACGTAGATTATGTGTTTTTAGACACGGATGAACGTAGACGTATGGCACAAAATCCTCACGAGTACCTCATTGAACAACTACAATTTACAGGGGATGAATCGGTTGGCTCGTCTTCTAATAAAATTAAGCTTAACTTTAACCACCCGTGTAAGGAACTCATTTGGGTGGTTCAACCAGATGCGAATGTAGATTACTGTTCCTCCCTTGACTGTAATTCCGTGTTGTACAAAACTCTTGGGGCTCAACCCTTCAATTATACGGATGCCGTGGATGCTCTTCCAAACGCCATTCATGCCTTTGCTGGTCCAGAAGCCATAGGTGAAAACGCAGGAGACTTTATTACCGCATCTGGATTGTTTCACGATGCGGGTGCAGGTGCCACAGGCACCGACGTAAGCGGTGTTGATTATTGGAGTACAAATATGGCACTCTCGGCCTCAGGAACGGACTTGTATAATACTGCAGGTGGTCAGTATGGATTTGGTGATGTAAATCAGGTAACCTCTACGGTTTCCGACGCAGGTTCGTTTGTACTCAGTGAGACTGCTCTTACAATGCATTGCTGGGGTGATAATCCAGTAGTCACGGCCAAACTTCAATTGAACGGACAAGATCGATTTTCGGAACGTGAAGGTACTTATTTTGACCTTGTACAACCGTTCCAACACCATACCCGTAGCCCAGATACAGGTATCAACGTATATTCGTTCGCATTGCGTCCAGAAGAACACCAACCGTCTGGAAGCTGTAACTTTTCGCGTATAGACAATGCTACCCTTCAACTTGTGTTATCGAATGCTACTGTAGAAGGTACCAGCACTGCCAAGGTACGTGTATATGCTGTAAATTACAACGTTCTTCGTGTAATGTCTGGTATGGGTGGTCTAGCCTATTCCAATTAATCGTTTATTGTATATGATGGGACCATTCTATAAAATATACACTATTCGTCCATACGGTATTTATAATATCGTCCTCAAATATATCAAACAATTCTTTTAATAAATCAGTTTCATCCGGATTTTCCAGTTGAATCCTTTGTAAAGAATATATTGTATTGTATCGTGCTATACACGCGAGTCCAATGCATCGTTTAAACAACATTTTAAACAACATTTTATACTTACCAATGATACAATAATATGAATTCATTTTTATATGATAAACATAATCATATAAAATAACTGGAAACCTATACCTAAAAATGAAGTTATCTTCTATAAAATCACAAGGATACTTTGTAAATGGATTAACTTTTATTTATAAAGTTGCTTTAGAAGTTAATGAAACTTCGTCATATATGCGAAAATGTTTCCAAATTAATATTTTTTTCATCTAAAATATTGTATTTATATCATATTTAGTGCTTATACATATATACCCAGATAAAATATCCTTATAAAACGCTATTTGAGATAAATAGTCTGTAGCATTCCATAATCCCCCCATCGTGTGGCCCATGATTTGTTCGTGAATTTGCGGATGTTTTTAAGTCACTCATTGGTATAAAAATTTGATTTGTTAATCCAGAATTAACCTGTGATATTTTAGAATAACAATTCATTTATAATATTATATCCTTATAGTATTATATGAATACGACGCGTAAGCTCAAACTATATTCGTCCAAAAAAGATGTAAAATCACTTATATATCGTCTATTACAATCTTTGATGATTGTAAAACTATACCATTGGAATACAAAGGTCTATTCCGTTCATAAAGTGACGGATGAACTGTACGATGCGTTGAATGATAAGATGGATTCGTTCATAGAAGTATTACTTGGGAAACATACTATAAATAAAACAAGTCTATTAGACATTCATACCTTACATTTGAAAACGTTTAAACATCCAAATGCATTTATAAAATGGTTAGAACAATTCAAAACCTATTTAATACATGTAAATGAACTATTTAAGTCAGAAGAAAATAGTGATTTATTTAATATTCGGGATGAAATATTAGCCGAATTGAATAAAATTACATATTTGTTATCTTTTAAATAATATCCTAATAAAGTATGACTTCTACCAGAAATAAAAATACTATTCAGGATTATCGTATTGAATGTAAATCGTATGATGACACTATACAATGGATACAATATCCCTATTCCGCCTATGGACAAGCGTATGATGTATCTATGCCATCCTTAGGTATAACTCCAAGCAGAATGCCTTGGAATACTCTTTCAAACAATCCAGTCGATATTGAAAGTAGTTTATTAGGTATAAACTCTACAAATTTAGTGTACCCTCATCCCGAGGTTATCCCTGAACTTAAGCATATTCCGATGAAATCTTATTTTGAGACGATTCCTTTGATTTTACCTGAAACCTTTGTGACCTCTTCTATACAACGTCCATTCCCTATCCCCAAATAGAGTTTCATTATGTCCAATAACGTTTATTCTCAACGAGTTCATTTGAATCCGTATCTGTTTATCGTAAAAGATTACCGTTCAATTTCGTAAATAATAAATGGTATATATAATTTAAAACATAATTCATTAGTATAGTATGGATACCCAAACTACAAAAAGCAAAGTATCTCATGAAAAGTTAATTTCATTCAAAAAAATAATTCGTGAAATGATACATGATTTACTTATCACTTTTCCAGAATTAAAACAATCACTCGATGTAGATTTACAATTACTTTGTCAAACGCCCGAGGATGATTCTAGCGACGAGGCAACCCATCGTGTTTTAACCTATTGTATGGGAGTGTTACCCGAACGATTCATACATATTATATATATGGACGATGCCATGTTTGAAAATATAGAATATGATCTTAATTTTCTACCCGGTATTAATTACAGGGTATTATGGAAAGAAAATTTAACAGAGACAACACGTAAAAACATTTGGAGATATCTTCAACTCTTATTGTTTTCATTGATATCTGACATTACAGACAAAAATATGTTTGGGGACACTGCAAACTTATTTACAGATAACGGTGGGGTAGAACAATTCAAACAAAAATTAGAAGAAACCATGCATGATATGAAAGAAATGTTTGAAGGAATGGAACATACGCCTAATCCAGACGTGTCTGCAGAAAATGTATTTGACCACATGAATGAGATGATGAATGGAAAATTAGGAAAGATCGCAAAGGAACTCGCAGAAGAGACTGTATCCAGTTTAAACATAGATGTAAATGATTCAAAAGGTGTTACAGAGGTAATGTCAAAAATGATAGGTAGTCCAGCTGCTATGATGGAGATGGTTAAAAATGTAGGATCAAAACTGGATGATAAAATTAAAGCTGGAGATATTAAAGAGAGTGAATTGCTAGAAGAGGCATTAAGTATGATGCAGAAGATGAAAGATATTCCTGGTATGAAAGACATTCAAGATAAGTTAAATAAAATGGGATTTGGTTCTAATAAGGTGAATCATTCTGCGATGAAAACTCAAATGGAACGTAATATTAAGAAAGCCAAGTATAAAGAGTATTTGAGAACACGTACAAACCACAAAGTAGAAACAACTGAAATGTCTGCTGAGGAATTATCTCAAGCCACAAAAAAATCAGACGATATTTGCACGGAACTACTTAAAGAACCAGAGAACAAAATATTTACGTGTGGTCCAAAAGCGGAACGTAGTTCCAATAAAAAAAAGGGTAAAGGTAAAAATAAATAATTAAAATGGTATATATTGTTATATATGCAAACTGAATTGTGGATAAACCAACCAACGGTATTGTTTCGTTCAAATAAAATACAAGAATTATGGCCTACCAAAACTATGAAGATGAACGAAAAAATTAACGCATTGACGAGATTGATTATAGTATTGTCTATATTAGGATATTTAATAACAAAAAATGTATCCATATTAATTACGGGTATAGTGTTAATCGGTATCCTACTTGTATTGAATTACATTTATAATAAACGAAATAAATTATCTAGACCAATAGAAGGGTTTGGTGGGTCTAACCAAACGAATACATTAACACATTCTCCTTCTAAAACGAACCCAATGATGAATGTATTATTACCTGAAATACAAGATGACCCAAAACGTCCTCCAGCTGCACTCTCTTACCGTCCAGAAACGATTGCAAACATAAATAAAAGTACACAGAATATGGTAGTAGATACATTTGATAATCCAGAGGGTATTGAAGATCGTTTATTCAAGGATTTAGGAGATAGTTTTGGATTTGACCGTTCCATGATACAGTTTAACTCCAATCCAAGTACTACCATACCCAATGACCAACAATCTTTTGCTGAATTTTGTTACGGAGATATGATTTCGTGTAAAGAAGGAAATTCCATGGCGTGTAATCAAACGATGGCTCCTAGATGGACCAATCACTAAATTTATTTGGCGTTTGATTTGTCTTCTATTCGTTTCAATAAATCAAAATTATAAATTAAATTACCAGTTGGTTTATAGGTATGAATGTCTTTGTATCCAGGTTTAGAAGATAATGAAACCGATTTACTTTTGGTCATCATTAATGTATTTGGGTCTGTAACTGGCTCTTGAATTCCGTGTTCACTTGTAACTGTTTTGGGGTTTCCCCAACCATCAATTTGTACTCCAGTTTGTTTACGTATTTCTTCACGCACATAACTAGGTGTCCAATTTTTCCATGATATAAATAACAAGTTTGGGTGTATGTATTTAATTACAAATCCGTTCTCTCTTAATTTATCAATGATATAGGCTATACATGAATGATTGTCGTATTTAGGCAATCCTATGATAATTTCTGGAATGACATACCAACAATGTTGTGTATTTGGATTGATTCTAGAATTATAACGAATCCTTGTATGTATTCTTTGAAGAATACGATTAAATACATTCAACGTATTTAAATCGTGTTTTTGTTTACGTTCATACAATTCATCCAAATTAATTTTATTATCACAAATACCGTCTTTTAATGTAAATATAGTATCCATATTTACATTTCCATAGAAAAGTATTAAATATATATAACGTAACCTTTATAATGAACATAAAATGTTTGGTTATATCCGGAGGAGGTCCTACTGGATTACTATCTTATGGTGCCATTAAATCTACTCATATCCGTAAGATGTGGACGTTAAAAGAACTTGACTCTATTTACGCATCGTCTATAGGTGCATTCATTGCATGTATCATTGCATTAGGATACGATTGGGATACCACGGATAAGTATCTCATTGAACGTCCATGGTCAAATTCATTTGACTCTATACAAACCGATATACTTGAAATGTTCCATAATAAAGGTATGGATGGTGAAAGTGTGTTTCGCCTATGTATGGAACCCTTATTAAAAGCAAAAGATATTCCTATGGAGGTTACAATGGAAGAGTTTTACAATAAAACACATATAGAATTGGTGTTTACGGTTACGGAATTGAATAGTACTACTGGACTAGTTACAGAATTGATTTCATATAAAAGGTATCCAAACATGTCTTTGATTCAGGCAATTGCTTCCACGACGGCTTTTCCTATGTTATTTAAACCTATATTTTACGAAGAGAAATGTTTTATGGATGGAGGACTGATTCATAATTTACCAATAAATTTATGCTTAGAACATTCTGGGTTCAATCTAGATGAAATATTAGTATTTGGAACAATCAAAACGTCTCGGATACAAACTATACAGGATACATCCTCTTTCCTAGATTATTTTATAATATTAATGAATAAATGTCATAAAAGTTTAGATACTAGTACAGAACAAACCGTAGTGCCATTTACAATTTTATCTTATGCCGATGATATAAAAGATATAACCATGTGGTACGAGGTGTTATGCAATCCTGTATTACGTAAAGAATTGGTTCAAAGAGGCGAAGAGGATGCAAACGAGTTTATGAACTCAAGGACTGGTTTAAAAACTGATTTAAAGTGTTGATATCCGGTTTTGCGTCATATTCTACAATGGTATCATTATAATTTAATTTTATAGTTGGATATCCAGTTACTTTAAATGTATCTGCAGTAGATTTGTCTTTATCACAATCTACCTCAATAAAATTAATAATTACTCCAGAACTGTGTCCATTGGTCATAATGTCTTCTTTAAACTTACCCCAAATCGGTTTGGCACTTTTACAATGAGGACACCAATCGGTATAAAAGAAATAAAGATCGGCATTTCCTTTTGTACCAGAAGAGGTTGTTGTATATTCTTTATTTGCAACATAGGTTGCATGGATTCTAGGTTTAACATAACTGTTATACACCCATATTGCTATACCTATGAATAATAATGACAATCCTAACACTACGATTATATTTCTATTAGACATTGCTTTTTTCACGGTTTCTTGTAACGTCATTATACTATATATTATATTATTTGTAATCTCTTAACGAATATAAAGAATACAATCTATATGTTAGTGAATGATTGTTCGTAATAAGCAAGGAATGTTATTCTTGGTGGAACGTCGTGATTATACTACGGATATAGAGTATTATAATCGTATACGTTATATATTGTTTGGGGCTATACCTAGACCATCTCATGTATCCAACGTATTATTATCTACCATTCATAAATCTCCATTATAAGTTTCTAAATCTATTATAATGTACGTACGTAAACATACAAGACGTGTATACAGAAAGAGTGATTATTATAGTGGAGATGGTATGCTAACTGCGGTCTGGGGACCTGCCATGTGGCACTATTTACATACAATGAGTTTTAATTATCCGGTGGAACCAACTCAAAAGGATAAAACACATTACAAGGACTTTATACTTAATCTACAATATGTTTTACCTTGTAGACTTTGTCGTGAAAATTTATCTTTACAATTCAAGCAACATCCTTTACTAGATTCACACATGTCTTCTAGGGATACCTTTTCCAAATATATATACCAATTACATGAAAGAATCAATAAGCGATTACACAAACGGTCTGGCTTGTTGTATTCCGATGTACGAGATTTATACGAACATTTTAGGGCACGATGTACTATAAAACATACTCTAAAACGTAAGAAAGAAACGGGTTGCACCGACCCAGTATATGGTAAAAAGTCAAAATGTATAATAAAGATTGTACCACAAGAAGATAAATGTAAAACGATGCAAGTAGATCGTCGTTGTATCAAACAACGTTGAATTACATTCCAAATGAACTAAAATCCGTTAAAATAGGCATTGGTAAATAGGAAGAATCGCTAGAACGATAATTAGGTACCTTTTTGCAGTCAAACGCTGGTTCTGGACATCTTGCACATGATGGACACGGAGGAGGAGCTTCGTTTCTTGGACATGATGATACGGATGGACATGCCGGGCATACCGGTGGCACAATTTGTGACTTCAGAATATACATATTCTCATCCATCGGCTGTGTGTTACTGCTAGCATACGGCTGTACAGGAGATGGCTGTACAGGAGTGCTTGAGATTGCGTTCATTTGATTTGAACTAGATGTATATACGGTATCACCGGCAGGACCAATATAACTTCCTGTATTGTATTGAACGTTGCGTGTCTTTTTCTGATTGCTTGACATTCCTTCCTGAAGGTTGCCATTCCATAATGACATGTAGGGTTGTAAGGAAGAATAGGTTTCTGTATAACTTGGTGAATTCATTACACCGTTCCCAGATAAATACACTGTATCTCCGTCGGGAGCCTTATAATTATTTTCAACATTACTCGTTTTATTTATACTAGAAGTCATTCCAGAACGAATTGGAACAATGAGGGGATACAACGAAATTAAAAGAACCACTAAAAGAATAAAGACGAATGTATAAAATAAAATATTGTCTTGCTTTAAAGAAACATGTTTTATCATTATATATATAAATATTTTATTTGAAACCGAACATAAAATATAACACGGTGGAAATAAAGTGAATTGTTTAAGATACAAGAATTCACTGAGACAAAATGATTTTATTGTATAAGGATTTTAATTGCCAACAAAAAAATACAATAAGTTATTCTATAGAATTTTAGTTATGGCATTATTCCTGTCACTTTTAATTTCATAATTACCAGATAAATCTCTCATTCTTTAATAGAATGACGTGTTTTATAAGTTGTATGTTTTCGGCGGTATGTATCCTTGGAATGATATACTTTTATAATTTCACCCATAAAAGTAGAATTGTAAAAGAGTTTAAAGGGTCATTATCTCAGGATTTAAATCTACGATACGATAAGATAACAAAGGAACGAAGGTTGATAAGTTACAAAGGATATACGTTAGGTTTCATTCTCTCCATTGTAATCCTATTGTATAATAGAAAATATAAAATGAAACCTATTCCACTTGTATGTACTGTAGTAACTATATCCTTTGTTACCAATTATTTATACTATATACTTTCACCCAAGTCCGATTGGTTGTTGAATCATATGACACAACCAGATGAAATTAAATCATGGCTTTTAATGTATAAAGAAATGCAGTTTAATTATCATATGGGATTTCTTTTAGGTATATTGGGGGTTGGAATGTTTGCGTTTGCGTTTAGATGCTAGTGACCGTCTGTTAATTGGGTAGAATGATATAAATCACATAATTTACACAAGTTTTGTAAATACTTGATTACTTTCATTTGTTCATGTTCATTCATATTGGAAATGGGTTCTTTAATTGAATTGATTTTATCTAAGACTTCCTTTGTAAATCCAACTTGAGGATTTGTTAAATATTCCGTATAATCTTTTTCTATAAAATAATTTATATTATTTTCCTTAATTTGTGACCCATGTGGAAGATATACGTGTTTGTAAAATACTTTGATTATAATTTTTGGATTTGCTTTTCGTAGCTTACACAATGCGTTGGATGCAGCGGCTATTTCAATATCCTCTGGGAATACAGTGACTACATCATTTACAAATTCTTCAAAATGATTATTAAATGCGTTAAGATAATTCGCCATATATAATTGAACTAGTCATATATTTAAACTATTATAAACGAATATTATTTGATTGCGTTGGCTCGCTGTTGTTGTAAATTATCTAATGAAACGTTTCCTATAGTGTCTGCACTATATGTATCTGGAGGTGTTTCTATTTTGTCTGCATGAACGATATTTGCATAATGATGCGATTGTCGCATACCACCTTCCCCTTTTGCTAACAATTCATCTGGGGTTTGATCTAAAAAACTATAATGGTCCGAAGCAACCCCATAACGTCCTAGACCCAATGCAAATGCGGACGGCTCTCCGTGTTGTGATACGGATTGTTGTTTCATAGCTTCTGCGGGTGGTTGAATATGTTTTAAGATTTCATCCCCAAATAATACATGGTATCCGCGATTGATTAACAATAAGGCGGGAACTTTTGTTATAGTAGGTGGTAATAAGACTTCTTCTCCGTTTGCGAGTTTGATATAGGTCATTCCGTTATTTTTTTTTTCACGGTTATCTATACATAAAAAATGAATGTCTGATTTGACCGTTGTAGTTTTTGATAGAAATGAAAGGATATGTTTGCAATTATTACAATAATTACTATAATACAATATTGTGCTCATAAACTATGATAGTATAATGCTATAATTCATTTTAACTTATTATAAAAAATTGAGATATAAAAATGTCTTTATCTATTATACTATCCAATGAAACCATTCGTGAATCGTATGTCCGAAGACAACGGAGAGCTCAACTTTACCTTATCAGGAGTGAATGTAAGCATTGCAAATTCTATTCGTAGAATTATACTTTCTGAAATACCGTGTGTTGTATTTAGAACCACTCCTTATTCTGAAAATAAGGTATTTATTCAAACCAATACAACTCGTATGAACAATGAATTAATCAAACAACGTATGAGTTGTATTCCAATTTATATCACAGATACTTCCATGCCGATGGAACAGTATAAAGTGATGCTAGATAAACAAAATGAAGGGGATACTATATTACATGTCACAACCGAAGACTTTACTATTATGGATACAAACACCGATACGGCTTTACCACAAGCCATGGTAAAGAGTATGTTTCCGCCAGATAGTTTGACCGGAGATTATATTGAGATTGTCCGTCTCCGTCCTAGATTATCCGAAACGATTGAAGGAGAACATATCGTTTTATCGGCTTCCTTCGCAATTGGTATGGCAAAAGAAAACGGGTCATTTAATGTTGTATCTACGTGTGGTTACGGAAATACTGTAAATGAGGATATGGCGAATGACTATTTATCCAAATATGTAGATGGTCTTAAAGTGGAACAGTTAAGCGAGGATACGATTGAGTTTAAAAAAAAGGATTGGTTGTTACTTAATTCCGAACTCTATTCTATCCCGGATTCCTATGACTTTACAATTGAGACGGTCGGTCCATTTGAAAATAAAAGAATCGTCCTAAAATGTATTCATGTGATGATGGATAAAATCATTAAGTTTAAATCTGCCGTTCAAACAGAAGACATCCTTCGTACATCCGAGACCTCCTTAGACAACGGGTTTGATATTCAACTCATTGGTGAAGATTATACCTTAGGAAAAGCGTTAGAATATCTATTGTTTGCACGTCATTATGATAGACATTCTCCTACCTCTGACAAATCCCTTAACTTTTGTGGATTTAGAAAACCACATCCTCATATAGATGAAAGTATCATACGTCTAGGATTTGTAGCACCTACGGATAAAAATAGTGTCATTCAAATCTTGACCGAAACTTGTAAGGCGCTTGAAGCTATATACGTGGTCATTGCCACTTTCTTTACAGAATAGTTCTCATACAATTGTGTTATGTATAGAAACCATTATAATTTATTTTTTTTCCTATAAAGTATACCAGTTCGTACACTTGTATCAAAGATTCAATTCACACTGCATTGTGACTTTTATTCATTACTACTTAATACACTTTAGACAAGACGTAATGAATAATTTTATAAAATTTAGAAATACTAAACATAAAAATCCTGAACGGTTTAACGATACAGAAGCAGAATAATTAACTCCATTTACTATAATCATATATTTCGTTGTTAATCTTATTATCCATTCTATAATAAGATTATATATTTTCTCTTTATCTCTTGTTGTGGAGGTCGTTCTATATCTTCGGTTTCTAAATCAAATTTGCGGTGTATTTGTAATAATCAAAAGCAACTAAAATGTTCGCATTTAAAGTATATCAAAAAGGATAATCTTTTTTTCTGCGCTTTTCCTATTTGGGGATCATGCACATTGATATTTAATACTATATATACGTTGGAGGTCTTTCTTATATGTAAAAGGTTTCTAGTCCTATTGGTAGAAGAGGACAAGTATATAAGAGTGTTTGGGTCCGATTCCCTTACCGGTTTTTGTTTTGAGAATGAACCCTCTTATGTAATACCCTGATTCGGAAAAGTGCAATTATAATATTTACCCAAAAAACTTTATAAAGAAGGGTCATTCGCAAAATACGGAATCCAAACAGGGTTCCGCCAAGTGTAATTTGTATGTATGAACCAGTATTTACACCAGAAGAGGTTGTATAAAAGTTCGCCTTATGAGTTGTTCCAGCAATTTGGGCGGTTTTAATATCAGTAAAATCAATGACTTTTAAAACGAATTGTTTGGTCGCTGTCATTTATCAGACCAATATCTCCAATTAAAATCAATGGTTTTTATTTATAACTTATTAAATCGTCCAATTTGGATAGATAGGCAATCCTGTTTTTATTTCTAAAATAGTAGTGCTATTGTATGGAACACTAAATATTTTTCCGTTTGGAGCGAGGACACCAACATATTTATTACTACCTATACCAAATACTAATTCTGTTGTTCCGTCAATTGTATATATAATCTTTTTAATTTATCGTATATAAACATAATATGTTAAACAGAAGGGTCACTTGTAAAATACGGAATCCAAATATCAACTCCGTTTAATTGACATTTTAAAAATGTATGTGTAGATACGTTAATTGAAGTTGTTTTAATTTCTGCATTGTGAGTAGATGTAGTAGTAGTTGTAGATGTATTTTTAAAATTAACAATAGTGCTATTTAAATCTAACGAACCTGTTGATGACTGTGTAATAATTTCAACATCACCGCCACCTTGTATGGTTAATTTATTGTTGCTATATACTTGCGAACCACTTTGTTCTGTTAATAAACTTAACGCAGAACCATTTTCATTCTCGCCTATGGTTAATTCCATATTTCCTATTTGACTATCTATTTTACAGATTCCTTCATTTACTAACATATTTATATTCTTGCTTTGAAGTAAAAAAGTATCATTTGTAAAAACGCCACTATTACCAGGAGATGCTTCTAATGTTAAATAAAAATCTTCTACTGGGTCTCTTAATTCTAACGCTGAACCACCACCGGTTGGGTTGGATATAGTTAAAGTGCCTTCTGTAATAATAGATTTACTCTTTAAAGTCCAATTTCCAGTACTATCAATATTATTAAAACTACTGTCAAAAACATTATAACTGGTTGGTGGTCTGCCTTTTAAGGAAGATGTTAAAAAATTACTTGTTAAATCATCTTGTCCTATTACAAATATACCTAATTCATTGGAATAACACATACATCTATTGGTGATAGTATTAGGTAATGTCCCTTCTTTCCAATTTATACCATCAAAAGAAATGAGTAATTGATTTACGGAAGAACTTGCTCCAACTGCCACAAAACAATTTAAATTAGACGCCCATATTACACTTCTATAACTATGATTATTTGGTGTGCTACGATAAGTCCAATTTATTCCATCTGGTGATGTCATCATTTTATTATTTATAAGTGGTTGTTCTATAGGTAAAGCTTCGCCACTTCCAACACTACAAACTACAAATAATCCTAAGGATGGAGACCAATCAATTTGATAATGTCCGTTATTTGGAGTAGTTCTTGTCGTCCAAATTATTCCATCGGTTGAAGTAGCAATTCCATTTGTTCCACCTCTAACTACTACAAGTAATCTTAATTCGGCGCTCCAACATATACTTTGATAACCTGCAAACTCACCCGGAATAGTTCTTGGCGTCCATTCTGTTCCATTATGTGAAGTAACAACTTGGTCTGTAGTATCTGCGGAAGAAGAAATCGCAACAAATAAACCTAATTCTTTCGCCCATATAATATCAATATATACTCTTTCAAATGTAATATCCAATTGTGTCCAGTTAATACCATCTGTTGAAGTTGCAATCATTTTATTAGGTAGTACAAAACTTGATACATTAATGAAAACCATTACAAATATATCTAATTCAGGAGAATAGGCAACACTTCTTCCACCAGCAATATTTACTGGATTTGAATCTGGGTCAAGTAATGTACGCCCTATCCAGTTTAATCCATCCGTAGAGGTTGTAATAATATAACCACTTGTTACATTCGCAGAAATAAATAATCCTTTTTCAGGACACCATATTATTCCGTGTGGTCTTGATCTTATTGTTGGTGTAATATTTGAAATCCATTCATTTATTGCTTTTTCTGCGGTTGTTTTACTTAAAGCAGGATGAGCCTCTTTTGCTAATCCATAATATCCATTTACTGAATTCTGAGAAGAATCAGGATTTAATTCTTGATAAATTCTGTCTTTACTAACTATAGGTGCGCCATTAAAATTTCCACTAGGGTCTTGACTTCCACTTAATATTATTACCTTATTTGAAGAAATATCTAAGTTACCATTGGTATCTAAACTTATGGTTGAATCATTATTATTTGAATCGTTATAGTAATTTATTTTATTAGTTCTTGAATCTAAAGTCATAATATTTGTGTTAGTAGTATTTGTTAAATATACAGCTATGGGGTCAATCGTTCCAGTAACTATTAAATCACCAAATATTCCCACATTTCCAGTATATCCTATTCCAGTAAATCCTGTTGTTCCAGTAGGTTTAACAATTGAGTATTCATCTAATATCCACGGGTTAAGACCTGTAGGACCTGTAGGACCTGTATGACCTGTATGACCAGTGGGACCTTTTGTAATACAAGAATCACATTTATTGTAATATTCAGACAATATAGAAGTGGTTGATTTATTAAAACGATTATATGACATTACTATAATATAATATTAAAATTCTGCGCTCATTTCAAACATATCTATTTGGCGCGTTGTATTTGTCATAGCATATTCACCAACCCTCTTTTCAAAGAAATTTGTTTTTCCTTCTACGGAAATCATCTCCATAAAATCAAAAGGATTTGCCGTACCGTAAATGATATCACACCCCAATTGAACCGATAAACGGTCGGCTACAAATTCAATATATTGTTTCATCAATTGAGTATTCATAGACACTAGTTTACATGGTAATGCCTCGCAAATAAACTCTTGTTCAATCGTTACAGATTCTTGGATTATACTACGAATGATAGATTTAGATGGTTTATCATGCAACATATGAAATAACAATACTGCAAATTCGGTATGTAACGCCTCATCACGACTTATCAATTCATTACTAAAGGTTAGTCCTGGCATAAGTCCTCGCTTTTTTAACCAATAAATACTGCAAAATGAACCACTAAAAAATATACCTTCTATACAGGCAAATGCAATTAACCGAATACCGAACGAGGTTTTATTGTCTTGAATCCATTTTAAGGCCCAATCTGATTTTTTTTTAATACAAGGATAATTACAAACGGCTTTAAATAAATTATCTTTTTCAACATTGTCTTTTACATACGTATCAATCAACAATGAATACATCTCACTATGTATGTTTTCCATTGCAATTTGAAATCCGTAGAAAGCGCGCGCCTCACTTATCTGCACTTCGGTCATGAACCTCAATCCAAGATTTTCCAATACTATACCATCGCTCGCCGCAAAAAAGGCTAAGATATGTTTGATAAAATAACGTTCATCGTCCGTTAATGCATTCCAATCTAGGATATCCTTAGATAAATCAACTTCTTCTGTACGCCAAAAACAATCTACTTGTCGCTTATACATGTCCCAAATGGACGAATATTGTATAGGAAACATTACATATCTATCCATGGATTCCTTTAGCAATGGATCCTTTTGCATATACTATATAATAGATAAGTTTTATACCGTTATAATAGAAGGTTACTGTATGGAAGTTGCAAAGAGAGACCTTGTGTTGTTGTCCTTGCATAAGATATTGGATGATAAACGACGTTTTTTAAGGTTAAAAACGAACGATATACAAAAATCCAGTCAAGACAATGAATTTTTATTAGAAGTCGCCCAAGATTATTCCAAATATCATACATACATTAAACAACAAAAAATAGAACAAACAGAAGCACTTCAATTACTTTCAGACTATATCTCTAAAACCACAAATACACTCCAACAAACGGAAGAGGTATTAGCACAAAGTAGAAAACAACAGGAACACATCTCTCATTATATTCATCGCATGCGTCAAGAAATAGACGCTATGATAGAATAATATCTACACTATATTATATGACTACTAGAGATAATATAGTGGATAGAATAAGAGAGTTAGGTAGTTTAAATGGCAGGAACGCCGATATATTAGGTCAATTAACATCTTTGAAAGCAGAGAATGGAAACATGCTACGGGCTATGGTTTCCGCTACCGCCTTATTGGGAACACTTATAGGGAACCGTGTACAATTAGATGCAATCATAGCGTCTGTCGATACTTCGTATGGAGTTATGAATGATACCGTTGGACAAATAATAACATTATTACAGGCTGCGCCTACAACCGCCGATTTGATCACAGCACGTACTGCTTTGGAAGAAGCAATCGCAAATGCGAATCGTGCAAATCCTCCTGACAATGGATCTCAGGGTAATGGACCTGCTTCACCGTTGCCCCTGAATACATCTCAGTCATCTAGACCACCTGGGGGAGCGCTTGCACAATATGCAGGATATTCTTATAAACCATATAACTCTAAACGTCCAGGATCATATAAAGCGTCCGTTAAGAAAAGCAAAAAAAAATATTCAAAACGAAAGAAACAAATGACTAAATAAGATTAGGATTGAATACGACGGTTACGCCACCGTCGCTGTAGTTGTTTGATACAATTTGTTTTTATAATGCCGACACACTCTCCTCCAGGCAATTCCATGGTCTCTACTATATCCAATTTACAATAATTTGGATGGTTTACAATATTTGAATAATTACGAATATACCTATGTTGTTTCAATACCTGTGGATAGATGTGATACGCATTACGCATGACATCTAACATAGACTTCCATTCGTCATTCATAAACTCTTCCTTTGTAAAAGTATAGGATACTAACCAATGAGATTGAACGCCGACACTACTGAGTGTATTTATACCGTGCATATGGTCGTTGAACATTTCGCACATTGCAACCGAATATTTACTCATGGTTCCTTTTTAGAACTCTATCATGGTTCATTTCATTTCAATTTTATCTAATATTAATATATGGGATTGAATATAAAATCGTTACTCACGAATAAGAACGTATTAAGATTAATTTCGGTATTAGCCTTGGTCAATTTAATGGGTTATGTTATGGTGAAAAATATGAATGCGGTTACATTTTTTGCAGCAGTAGGGTTATTAATGACGTACTTTAATAAAAATATGATTATTGTATTGCTTACAACCATGATCGCCACAAACCTATATGTCGTTTTTATGAAAAACGTCACGGAAGGATTTGGAGGTAAGGGAGCCTCTAGAACAAATACACGTAAAATGAGTGATAATCGTGTAATGCCTGCTTCTGAAAGTTTAGACCAAGAAATGAGTACTGGAACAGGAGGTTTAGATACGGGGGCTACCATAGATAAGACTTACGAAAATTTAGAAAATATTCTTGGAAGCAAAACGATACAGCATATGGGTAAAGATACTCAAAAACTCGTCAAGCGTCAACAAAAATTACAAGAACAAATTACCAATCTACAACCTGCTTTAAGTAAGAGTATGGATCTTCTCAATCAAATGGGAGGCCCTAATGGTATAGAAGGTATGATATCCAATGTCAATAATATGTTAACAAAATTTAGCGGTGTAACAAATAGTATTTTACCCAAATCCTAATGTATTAATTGTACAGTTATAATATATGAATAAAAAATGTCCGCCAGGAGTTATATGTATAGAAAATATAACCTTATGTATTTCAATTCTTTTATGTATATTTGTGATATGGTTTATCAAAACGAATCATCCAACCACGTTCGTACAAACGTATGATGTAGCGAGTGATACTTATATATGTCCATCTGCAATGGTGTCCAATCGTTTAAATGACGTTTTAATGAATCCCTATCAACCACCACTACGAGATAATCAAATTTATATAGCCACAAGTTCGGTGAATGCGGAGTATAGACAGATTGGTATATTAACCAGAACGGGTAACGAATTGATATTACCACTCATGGGTAAACCATTATTTGTTTCTAGGGATAAATGGAACTTTTATACAATGAAAGATTCCAACGCTATGATTAAGTTACCCATCTCTTATAAGGGCAAAAGTTGTACCAACGAATATGGTTGTGATAATTTATACAACAATGATACTGTTTATGTAGAAGGGTATAACGATACGTTTAAGGTAACCATTTATGATAATCAAAATATGAAATATATTCCATATTTATAATGTTTCATTTTGGTATCATATGGCATCTGGAGTAAACTCAAAACGTTAATTGGTCTATATGGGAGAGAACCGAATGGACTCTCCTCGTTCCGCCATTTATACCCCGGTCCCTTGGTCCTCCGTTTCAGCAGAGGAATTTGAGCTTTGAGGAAATGCGTTAAATGCAGTTTCTACATCCACTCCTGCATTACCACTCACGTTAAAGTTTGCATTACGTGGTATAGTAATTTTTACGATAATCTGGGAACCACCGTCTGCGAGTGGAGTCGTATTTGTCTGAACGCTTACTTCTCTAGGAGAGATATTGTTTTGCGAATCTGGACTTGTATCAGTGATAGAATCCGTAGGTGTACTTGGTTGAAGTTCGTCTGCCTCTGAATTATCGGATTCGCCTGAATCATCCTC